ATGTCTTATTCATTAAACATCAAAGGTAAGGAAAACCCGAAAGACAAGCAACTTGTCAAGTTAGAAATGGTATTTTTTCAAAGCGGGTACGCTCGTGTATCCAAGGTTTTGGACGTAACAGGCGCAATGAAAGACTGGGATAATGAGACTCAGACTTTCAAATCCAAAGGCACTGAAGCAGCTGCAAAGAACAAGCTACTTCTTGACATGAAGATGCAGTATCTTAAAGTTGTCGAAGAGTGGGAAGCAACCAATCAATCTTGGTCGCCCGTTCAATGGTCGCACAGCCTTGATAGCGCAAAAGCTATCAAGCGGGATGAGCCCAAAGTAATAACTGTCGATAAATGGATACAAGACTATATCGAAGCGTGTCGGAAGACTGAAAGGGTTAAGAACGGGAACATACTTACTTGTTCTCAAAATGCGAAGAACTTGCATTATTTCAGACTGCAATTAGAACGCTTTACTATCGAACAGTATGGGAAGAGTTTTTCCACATATTTCTTCCAAGACATAACGGAGCAGTTCGTGAAAGACTATGTTTCTTATTTAGAGAAAGAAGGTATAAAGAAAGGCAATAAAAGTGGGCTGTGCACTAAGTTGAGAATGTTACGCGGTGTATGTTCCAATGCGAGAAAGGTAGATCTACCCGGGGCTAAAATATCCCAGTTCACCTGTGTTAAGGAAAAGATGGTTTGGGATAACGTGATCCCAAAAACAATTCCATTCTCTGTCTTCCAGCAAATAGAGAACATTGATCGTGACTACTTTACTGAAGAAGAGCAATTCTATTTGGATTTGTACCTCTTTAGCTTCTACGCCGGAGGAATGGGAGACAAAGATGTATGTTACTTCACATGGGAATGTATTGCTGACGATATGCTTATTTATGAACGTATGAAAACCCGGAAACAAGCAAAAATGGTATTGACGGACAAGGCGCTCAATATTATCAATAAATATAAGGCTAAGAGCTACGGCAACTTTGTTTTTCCAATCTTCCAAGAAAAACATACAACTGAAAAGCAAAGGGATTCACGGATTGCCACCATCCAAAGAAAAGTCAATGCAGTCCTTGATCGCGTGCGTGGTATGATAATGTTTAAAGATAAAATCACTTGGTACTCTGCCCGAGGTACGTTTATTACCAAGATGGACGAGGCCGGTTTTTCAACCCTGACCATCGCTGAATTTGCCGGGAACAGCGTTCAAGCAATCCAGAAGCATTACTTCAAGAATACTAAACGGGATGAAATCCGTAGGACTATCAACAATATTATCTGATAAGATAAGGCATCTTCTTGATTAAGTAAAGGACATCGTATTATTCGGTGTCCTTTACTTTTAAAGCACAAATTGAAGAGAGTATTCCGACCGACGAAGGATGATAAAAAATTACTCGCCACATTGAAGTAATGGGCGGGTAACTTAGCGGTTATTTCTTCAAACCATTCACAAATTCTTTAGATGGCTTGAAAGCTGGAACATTGCAAGCAGGAATAATGATCGTGGTATTCTTTGAAATGTTACGAGCAGTTTTCTCTGCTCTTTTCTTCACAGTGAAACTTCCAAAACCTCTAAGGTACACATTTTCTTCTTTTGATAATGAGTCTTTTACAATCTCCATAAAAGCCTCAACGGTTGATAGTACAGACGTTTTATCTACTCCTGTACTTTTACTGATTTGATTTACAATATCTGCTTTTGTCATAAGGGGGTTATTAAAATTTGTCCAAAACGGGCGCAAAGGTAATTTATTTATTTTAATTTTGCATCTCATTATTAATAAACAATAGAATATGAAAGAGTTAGTAGCAAAATTAAATGAAGTATTCGCTGCATTTACTGAAGATGCAAATCTCCAAATAGAAAAAGGTAATAAGGCAGCTGGTACTCGCGCTCGTAAATCTTCTTTGGAAATAGAAAAGATGATGAAAGAATTCCGTAAAGTATCTCTTGAAGAAGCAAAGAAGTAAATTGATAATATAAGCCACCTTTGCGCTTTACGGGTGGCTTATACTAAAATGTTATATACTATGGAATGGCTGATTTATGATGGGGAAAGAGTAAAATTAAGTACTACACACGCTCGAAAAATAGTACGTAGGTTGGGAAGGATTCGAAGTGACATATTCAAAGGAGCGAGACCTATTAATACCCGATTGATTAAAGTTAATCTAGCTGTGCTAGGTCATAAATTAGGATATAAGGTCTATGCAAACGGATTAACCGATGAAGATTTACAGAAAATAGATGTTGAATTTGCGAATCACGAATGGCTTTATGACTTACTTTGGTACACAGAAGAAGATCACTATACGATGACAAGTGTGCCTTTGGCTGTAGAATGTGAATGGAACCCAAACAAGAAACAGCATATAAAAGAAGTAGCATATAGCGGATTTAAGTATGATTTTCAAAAATTAGTGGTATGCAATGCCCAACTAAGACTAATGATTTTTCAAATTAAGAAAATGGACGATTTAATTAATCTTGAAGAGTATTTCAATAAAGCAATACAAGACTATTCCCTTCTTGCTAAAGGATCTAGGTTCCTATTTCTCGCTTTTTTCCCTAAAGAAGAAAAGATGTTCTATAAAGAAATAAAAAAGAAGAATAAACTCTAGGTTAGCCACGGATTCTTATACGGGTCATAGCTTGTCTGAAAGGTAGCAAGCTGCCAATCCATTACCGGCTTCTTATCCTCTGCCAGTCTCCGAGGAATCTGCGGATTGAGGCGTAGCTTCGCCGCATCATTCAACCACTTCATAGAATCCTCATAGTCACGTAACCGGACAACACTCACGTTGTTGGGGGCAATTAGTTTGGTAAGCTCATATACCGCCAGTCTGAGCATGTGCTTCTTTAGGTTATAATTACGCGGATCATGTAACGACAGGTTCTTTCCAACTTCCGGAATATCCGAGTTCACATCAAGTTCCGGATAGAAGACCTTATCTTCATAAACCACATACTCGTGCCCATTTAGCTCATATTGATTGTAACTGGAATCGTAATCGGCTATCGCTCCCCAGTTCTCGCTCTTTAAGGGTGTGATATTATTGTCGAAGCTATCGAGGCTCATTAAAGTGTAGAACCCTCCTTCATAACGGACCACATCCCACAGATTGTACTCTACCGGTTCCCAATCGAAATAGTGCGCTTCCAACCAACCATTTACAAGAGGGATTCTGATGTTATCGAATTTATACCCGTTATCCTGAAGGCAAAAATACAGAATGTCGTTATACTTCACGATATTCCCTTTGTAGTAGGTTTCGAACTGGGAATAGTTACTTATCGTCTCCAAATCCAAGTTAGTGTTCAAATACTCTTCCCAGTGCTCAACCAATGAAGGCGCTTTGTAGCCGCTGATTGATTGTGTTACTTCATATATTCTATTCTCCAAATAGATGTGTGCTCCAACTGGGAAAGTGATGCGTCTGTCATACTCCGCAATATACTTTCCCCGGTTCAGTTCCTGTACTACTTCGTAATTTTCGCTTAGATATTCCACGATGCTCATTTCAGCCGCCTCTTCCGCCTGGATAAAGCGTCCGGTATCGTTGCGGGTAATCTGGGAAAGAGCTTCCGGTGTGAGAAGGCTCAAGTAATCGGAATCATTAAGAAATCGTCTGTACATATTAATAGTTTTAGTAGTTAAATCCTTCTGAAATGGTAGCTGTAGAAAGGATGCTGCCGCTATCGTCACCACTCTTGAATTTATACCATGCGTCTCTGAGATAATAGCAAAGCAAATAATCAAGGCAGTCGGATAAGTGGCCGTACTTTTCGTACTTCACTCCGGTTTTAGAGTCCGTTACTTTAGGCTTTCCTTTACTTCCGTCCTCGTTCTTTAGCTGATAGATTAAGTCCTGTGTAAGTTTTCGGCAACGCAGGTCAATCATTATTTCCCAACCGTTGTAACCTTTGAAAACTTCATTCACAAACTCACAGCGTGGTACCTGTGGTGGTTGTTTCTTCAGGAGCTTAATCTTAGGGCGCAATATACCTTTGCCCAGCGTCTCATTTATTATCGTATAGTTATTCACTCCGTCCTCGTTGGTGGTTGAACGTTGGAGTCCGGCCGGGTCGCCTGTTATATCCAATCCGCCGATGTGCTTTTGACGGTACATCTTCTTTTTGATTTTCCGGGCAAGTGAAGGTGTGTTGTTTTCCTTATCCTCTGCCTTTCCCAGTATCTCTTCGATAATATATACCTTCTTCTTGTCGTAGTCAATCTGAACTAACAGGGTAGACATATAAGGCGCGACATTGAAGTCCCATACTACGATCAGCGGCTTAGTCGGGTCATATACCTTTTCTTTCAGTCCGGTGATTAGGTGCTTGGTTCCGTCGAACTGATTGTAGAGCGCCATGTCGTTTGCTTCTACAAAGTCCCAGTTACCGTAAAGTAGTCGCTCTTTCGTTGCCTGGTCACTGATTTTATTCAGAGCCGCCTCGTAGGTTTGTCGGAAGGCAATGTCAGGGTTGTCGAATACACTGAAAGGCACATAAAATTCTCCTTCACGTGTAACTGTCTTGTCCCCGTTTTCGTCTTGTACGAATCGGGTTCTTACCCAGTTGGTAGTCGGATTGGTTGTAAGGAGCATTTTAGAAACTTTGAATGTCTCGTGTGTCTTCCATCGTAAACGAGAAAACAATACTTCAATTGCTTTCTGACTTACTTCGGAAACCTCATCACATGCCGCAATCGTTGCTTCCATTGAACCAAAACGCTCGAAATTTGGGTCCGAGGGTAAATCTGCCAAATCAAGCATCAGAATTACTGAATCATTCCAAAACCGAAGAGTTCCGGCTACGCTGTTAATATGATAGTTCACATCTTCAACGAGCCCCCAACTTTTAATAATCATACGGATTGTATTCCATGTACTTTCCTTTAAAGATTTCAACGTCTTTCGCGCTACTATTGCACGCACATCCGGAAATCTAATACAACTACTCACAAGCCAAACACTTGCCAAATACGATTTTCCACCCATGTGGTGTTTCTTCGCCACACTTCGCTACAGTGTGACCGCTTTTGCTGCTGCATGTTTCCATGCAGATGAGACTATATCTTCATCCTTAGTTGAGTAAGGAGTCTCCCATTTCCGGTCGCTTGACCGTACTCCTTTCGGATAGCCGTTGAACCTTCCGGCTGAACCGGCTTGGCTGCTGATTGTCTTCGCCATTATGCGGTCAGAGTTCCCAGCAATTAAAGAGATTGTTTTCTATGCATTACTGCATAGGCTGGCAGAGGAATCGTTTACCAGCGGCACCGCCACCCAGAATGAGTTGCGGTATATTGGAATTGCCACACTTGATGCAGTGCGGCTTGTACTTGGGGTTGTGATTGGTGTCGTAGCCTATCAGCTTCTGTTCGATTCCACCTCCACATAGCGGGCATTCAGGCTGGAGTAGTTTCCAGAGCTCATACTGTTTGGGTGAAGGCTTGAAGTCGATGTGAAGGTTCTTAGGCGGGACCAACTTTTTACTTGCCATTGATTATTTCGATTGTGATGTGTTTTTCTTTGGATAGAATGGCGTTCAACTTGTCGGAGGTGGAACGTGATTCAGTTACCTTGCCTTTGATGGTGTTATTACCAACAAGCACGCATCCGGCTGAATCTACTGCCGTTGTACCGCTATGAATGAGAATCCCGATAAAGTGAGGTACATTGTGCAGAAGTGGTAGTTTCCTTTTGAATCGTGGACTGTGCTCCATTGTCACCTTGTAGGTTCCGGCTGGAATGGCAGTCTCCGCATAAATCTTCCCTTTACATTTACAGGATTGTCCTTTGGGAGTATAAGGGCAAGCTGCCGGAAGTTCTCTTACCGCGTCTTCAATGGTATTACAGAAGAACTCCCCATCAATGAACAAATCCCCGATGGTGTATTTGTCACCGAAGAATTTACGTTTTAGTATGAGTTTCATCGTTAGTGTAGTTTAGATTATTCATTGAAGAATAGTAGAAATAGATCATATATAGGTGGCGATATGTTTTTCTATTATTGAGAAAATGTGCAGCTATACAGGAAAAACTACTAAAGAATGTGACTATTTCGGATTTTATTATTACATTTGTGTAAATGTCTTATTCGTTTATTTCTTTTAGTATTTAGCAAGCATTAGGAAGAAATTATTCGGATATTTTTTCAAACTATTGTTTTTTCCTTTGAAAACATTAGCCTGAAGATTTGTAATTTATTGATTTTGTGCTAATTAAATCTCAAGCAAAAGGAGTGGCTTTTACTTCTTATTGCTTCAATCTATTACTTATGTGTAGTATTTGTACTAAAGAACTAATTATTCCGCTTGTAGCAGCGATTTTAGGTATAGCATTGCCTATGCTTGTAGGTATTATTCAGCGTATTGATGACAAATATCAATCTACGCGATTAATAAGATTGTTTGTTAAGGAACGTTGGACAACCTTCTTTCTGACAACATTAATAGTTGTTATTGTATTGCTATTTTATTCACTTATAGCTCCAAACAATAAAAATGATTTTGGTTTTATAAATCCAGTTATAGACGATTCTGTTACTATTCTATTATATATAGTTTGTATATGTCTAATTGTAGGGCTATTCTCTATTTGTTGGCTAATTTATGTATACCATGACCCGATAAGATTACAAGAACGTTTACTTCATTCTAAGATAAATCCAGAAAGGAGGAAAGCATGGCTGGAGTTTTTTGTAGAAATGCTTAAGAAGAATAATTCCAATGTGCTACGTAAGGCTTTTCAGGCATTATATGAATGGGCTATTGATATGCAAAGTGGTAAAACAAATCAGACGGTAGAATACTCTTCCGATTTTTATGATGGTATTATTTCTATTAATGAGGTGTTATGCGAACAGAAAAAGAAGGCAATTACTATTGCCAACGGAAGTGATTTTATTACAATCCTCTTTGATGGAAGGCAGGGAACAATCATAGCTCCTAAAACATTTAGAGTAATCTGGATTTGCTTAAGCCAACAGTTGTTTTATAATCGACAAGAATGGGTTATGAGTTATTGGATAGCTGCACATCAGTATTATTTATTCAATTTACCAAAGTATTTTGAAAATCAGAGAGAAATAGATTCAAATGGGAATCCCACTTTGATTACTGAAGAACAGGTCAAATGGAGAGATTTAGAAAGAAAAGAGTTTTTTGATTTTCACATAGCATTTGGAGGATTATTATTGTATAGAAAAGAATATGATTTACTTAAACAAATTCTTTTCTATAGTAATAGTCAGCCTCCTCAATATGTACTAATTCCTGGAAGATTTGCTGAAATATATCTTCTGTATATGAATTTATTATCATTTTCTCCAATTTATTTTTATGAAGCTAAATTTCCATTTTTGAATTTACAAGCCGGTGTTAGAAATGAAAATATTATAAAAGGATGGATACAGCAATATCTAATTTTATTAATGATACGTTTATGCACTGTAGATGAAACCTATTTAACATATAATTCTTGGGATCTTCCAGGATTACCTCAAAAACTAATGGAAAAGCAAGGATGGCTGAATGATATCCCAATAATAAAGAAGAAACTTTCAGATGAATCTCTTGATGAATGGATAGCACAGATACTACCATTAAAAAAATCAGATATTAAGAATAAAAGAGAAAAGCTCATTCTTTTAGTAGACGAAATTGAAAATGAACTTAAAAAAGATATAGAAAAACAAATCGAAGAACAGCCATTATCAGAAACTGAAATATTGTCTTTCCATAAAATAGCATCCTCTATTGTTGATAATTATATATCCCAATTAACAAAGTTGTTTCCAGCAACTATTGATGAGAATTATAATGATTATGAAACTGCTGGGCGACTTCGGGAAGTAGAACCTTCAGAACTTTTTTCTGATGAGAAAACAACATCTTATGTTAATTTCAAAGAGTCATTAAGTCATATGCTCGTTACTGGGGTTCGATATAATTTTTTAAGAACTTTTTTGTTACAAAAAAAACAGAAAAAGTATAGAGTATTTGCCGAAGACATAAAGGAATCCTTGAAACGTTTAGGCTTTAATAAGGATAAGCATATTATCTTAGGTTTTCACGTAAACTGGTGGAGTATTTTCAAAGAAGAATGCTATATAGTTAATGATTTTTTATATAAAACTTTAGACGGTATAGAATTATATAATTTACAAGGCGATACCTCTTTAGACTTTATTAATAATATTGTAATTATAGACAAGCAAAATTTGCCAGGGCTTTATTTTTTAGCACCGGACAAGTCTGTTATTGACAAATTCAGCTTAAAGTGTTTTGATCAAAGATATAACTTATATTTATCTGAAATCAAGTTAAATGAAAATCCTGATTTATTAACAGAGATACTTCATAGAGGAATAAACACTGAAAAAGAACTTCGTAAGTCTGTTCTTATATGTGGTGAGATGAATATCCATACCAGATGGAAAAAGAATGTTCCGATTGTCTTAATAAGAGTTTTATATCAATATAGAGACAATGGTAACGACAATCTTTCCGAAATAGTTCCATTTAATGAAGATTGATTATATAGAAAATGATTTCTGTAGAAAAATATTCTATATTGGCCAATAAATAAAACAAATTACAACTAAATTAAATATGCAAAAAGTATCAGATTTGATAGAAGAAATAGAACAGCAGTACTTGAAGTTTATTGATTATTCAGTAGAAGATGGGTTGAGTGAGCAGAAAAATATAGCATCATTCAAGTCAATATGCAGTAATTTATGGCATCTAAGCGATTGGGTATGGAAGGAATACGCCTCTTTTCAAGAACAATATTCTAATATAGGAGAATTTAGATTATATTTATTTGGCTTATGTAATGAGTTAAAGATAATACATGATATTGCAAATACAAGTAAGCATTTAGAACTAACAAGGCCAAAATCTAATTTCAAAGAGTTAAAAATTTATGAAGGTGATCCATTGAGTTTTTCTAACCCTCCATGTATTTTAATAGTACTAAAGAACAGGAAAAAAAAGAATGGAACCAAAATTATAAAAACAGTACTTGATTTCTGGAATCATTTTATGAATGATTTATATATCAACTCATTATAGTCTCAATGTTCAGAAATGTTCTTTGATACAAAAAAAGGGACCTAAGCCCCTTTAATAATATTATCTCATCTTTCGTCTCAACTCCCGCAATGTATCACTATAAGACCGCTTTACGATGTTACCGTCATAAACAGACTTGGCGTAATACTTATTGATATGCGTATTGTAATACGGAACGCTGTAACTGTTGAGCCACCTTGCATCGAATAGCTGGTGCTCGTAGCAATCTATTTCTGCCATTAGATAATGAATTTACTGATTTCTTCGATTTGTCGTCCCGCTTTGGCTTTCATGTCTTCCAGTTCTTCGTTCTCGCTGGTTAGCTTCTGAACTTTAGCGTGATTCTTTTCAACTCTGGCAGTGATGTCCGCCTGAATGTTTTTCAACTTCTCTACTGTTGCTGTGAATACCCGGTTTGCACCATTGATTTGGGTTTGGAATGATTTTTTGAATAACATAAGATTAATTCTTTAGGTTAATTAGTTCCGTATACTTAATTTCGACATACGGATTATCACTTGTAATAGTCTGGTGTATTGCTTTTATTTTCCACCGCCACCAGAGAAAGCGGTGTTTGTATTCTACCCAAAACGCCTGATGCAGGTGCACCGGTAAGTGGATGTTTCCTTTCAGATAATTGTCTTCAATGATACCGTTCAGTTTAAGGTATGGCGTATCCATTTTCACCGCCTTTACAATAATTGTCGTAGTATCTCTGACGACTGTCGTATCTTTTACTGTAGCATCCACCGGAGCATTGACCTCCACATCGTGCCTTCCGGCAGCTTCCAGGTCTTTGATACGTACTCCCATCTTCTTAATGGTTGCCGCATCTTCCGCCCGGTACATTTCAAATTCATCCAGTGATAGGTTGAGAACCTGAATAGTGGATGCCATCATTGCCGAGTCAATCCGGACATGCTCTACATCCGCAAGTAGCGCATGTGTATTGCTACGGTAGGTATTCCTCTCTTCTTTCATCCTGTTGCCCCAGTTATATAAGGTGTAAGTTGTCACCCCAAGTCCCAGGGCAATCAGGAGAAGAATTTTATTCAGGTTAATCTTCATCATCATCAATGGAGTCCTGTGGAATAAACCAATCTACTTCATCCAGGTAGGGTTCAGTCAGTTCTACCATATAGCCTTTATTCAGGCGTCCGATAGATGTAAGGTCTTGTCTGATTGTCGCCTCTCTGCCTGCCAGATCATTCAGTCTCATTAATGAAAGCTCGTCTGAGGGCTTAATTACTACGATGTCGTTTTCTTTAATCATTTTTCTTTAGATTTAAACTGGTTGTTTTCAGTAGCAAATACTTCATCGAGTATTTCGTCTGGATAGACATTTACAGTTCCGAAACGTACGTCATTCACTTTTGAAATATGAAGACCTCGTTTCTTGCATAGTCTGCTTGCCTTCCCTCCAATAACTGAATAACGTTTAAAGTCAAGGCATATCTTATTTCGTGTTACATAAGCTACCACTGTACTATGTTTCAAATCAGTAATTGTTCTTTCTTCTATTTGATTCACCTTATTTTCAATAGCTTTTGTTCTTCGTTCCTGTTCCAAGAGAATCTGGGCAGAATGTAGCAAAAGTTCAGCCGGAGAATAAGATGTTTTTTTCTCAAGAGCAATCTTTTCACAAGCGATAAAATATCTGCGGGCTTCTTTACCTTTTTCATTACCCTCTACCATTGAAAGCTCTTTGGCTGCATCAATTGAAAGCACATATTCAATTTTACTAACATGTTGATTTTCAGACTCGACAAATTTGTCACGTCTGATATTCAATAAGTTACCAAGGTAGTCGTAGTGTAAAACTTGATAATCAATATTTTCTATTAAGCCATATTTTACAATACGATCTTTCATCCAGTGTGAGAAGTCTCGCTTGCTCTCTAAAAACAGATGCAGTTCTCTTGCTGATACAGCTCTTCTGCCGTCTTCTTTTTCGATAATTTTTATAAGTTCAGACATATTATTCGATATTTGATTTTAGTAATTCATATTCTTCTTCCCGTCTTCGTTCCAAAGACCGGACGACCTTGCCTTTGTACATCCTGAAAGACAGATATTCTTCTTTGATACTCCTGTCACCCGTTTCCAGCTTCCGAACCAGTTTACTGCGAAGAACCTTACTCTCTCCGACATTAAAGGCAAGCACTCCAAGTAAAAGGGAGTCAGCCCCAAAGTGCCGGAATACAGCACATTTCTTTTTTAGATCACTGCGCAGAAGCGAATCTGCGAAACTCTCCGATATATCAGAGTCAAAAGTATCGGTCGGCAATAACCGGTGTCCGTAGCCCACATAAGGTTGGTCGCGTGCATGGTGCCAACCTTCGTACTTTTTAATCAATTGCACGGCATCTTCAAATAAGTCTGTCGAGTGGACGTGCAGGGAGAAAAAGAGCAAGGCTGCTATAAACCATATCCTCATCTCATACTTTTTAGTAGTTCCTTAATATCCGTGCGCATTTCTCTCAGGTCAGAACGCATGGACGTAAACTGTGTCATCGTGGCCTCAAAAACAGCCTTGTCAAGTTTGATGGCATCTATCTTCTCGTACTGGTCTTCAATCTTGAGTTCCAGCGACGAGCACCTGAGTGTCAATTCATTAATCCTTTGAATGTTGGTTACGTGCTGTACATACATTGTCACTGCGAATGAGAGCACGATAGCCAGTGTCTTGAAGTTGTTAAGTACAAATTCTCTTAGTTGTGTCATCAGTTTAGGTTAGGTTGAGTTATTGAATAAAACAGCAAATGCGTCTGTGATGGCCCGGATAAGCCTTTCCGCTCCTTCTGAATCCCGTAAACCGTAGATAACGAGTCCGATCAACAGAATCAGATAGACCGTCCATTGTACTTTTCTTCGGTCAAGTTTCATCTCCGTCTTCCTCCTTTGTAATTTGTACCGGCACTGGAACGATGACATTGAACGTCACTCCGCTGCTCGCTTCATTCTTACCTTTTGAATCAGCGGAGTGCCTGACCGGATAAATATCCATCAGTGCTCTTGCCGCATTGACTGATACCGCCCGCAAAGGAGCCGGTGAGAGTTTGATTCCGAACTTGTCCGTATACGAAGCGTCTGCCGTTTCTTCCATCACCGCTTTCAGTGTCTCGGTAATCTGGAGCTTCATGGCAATCGTCTCTGTTTCATTATCCACTTCCTGCACCAGTTCCTTGATGCGTGCCATTACCTGCGGGCGGGCAAACACCTTGTATACTGCTGCGTACGCTTTGGGTGATTCATCCTTGAAGACTTCCCGGTAACAGGGAGTGCGCTTTCCGGCGAACTTCATGCCTCCGTTTATGAAAAGCTGGCAAAGCTGTTCTTCCTGTGCAGTCAGTGGTAGTTTTTTAGTTTCTTTTTCCATTATGTTTCGAGTAAGAAGTCCGGCGCATAAGCCCGGACTTCGGTGCTTTATCAAGGTATAGGGTTATGGTGTTGCTTTAGGTTGAAAGATTGCAGATTTTTTTTCAACTAATTGTTCCATGAGTGCTTCATAAAAGACATTCGCCAAGGCATCCGCGCAGCTTTCCGCATCCGAAAGAGAATTTATCAGTCTCATATTGAACGAGATAGATAAGTCATATCCCGATATGGTCGCCATCAGTTCGTTACCGTCATAATTCAGCACGCCATACAACATTTTTTCCGACGGCTTGAATGAAACCGTCTTTTCTTCCTCTTCCATTGCTTAGATTTTAAAGTGTAACCGTGTTTTTTCCGCTCTCTGAAGATTCGTCCCGGTGCCGTTGTTATTCCTTAGCCGGTTGGAGCAAACGATAGCCACGTTCAGGGTCGCTGTGACATCGGCTCCCGCATCATGCGCATCATCCAGCTCGATGCCCAGCCGCTCGGCAATCAGTTCAAGCTTGTAGGATGTCATCGTCGGGTCATTCGCAAAAGCAAGCCGTCCCAAATCAATGGTATCAATGTATTTAGGCTGAAAGTTCCCGTGGAAATCATAGCTTCCGGCAAAGACCTTCTCAAACTCCTTTATCAGTCCGGCATAGCACATGAGTTGCTGAACGAAGCCTATATCAAAGGTGATGTTCTGCCCGATAAGTACAGGCTTGGTCTGTCTGCCATTAGTAAGGGTCGCTTTCTTTCCGAAGTCTATGACGTCACGGGCAATCTCTTTCAAGTCTACCCCCTGATTATATAAGGTGTCCATGGTGATTCCCGAATAGGTAAGCGCTTCTGTTTGGTATTCCATCAGCTTGAGTTCTTCCTGTTCGAGTTCCTGCTTGGTTCGGAGAACCTTACGTTTAGGTGTTCCGCCGATGTCCTGCTTCGGATACGGCTTGAAATATTTCACATAGCTGTCGAATATCTCCCACGTGTCGAAACGTACCGCCTGCATAGCCAACTGGGTACAGGCATGTTTCACACAATCCAGCCCAGACGTCTCGAAGTCCAGTCCGATGCCTGTATATATCTTAGGTTCATTTTTGGGTGCTGCCATCTTCTTGGTTTATTTGATTTTCTGATGATTGGTTAAGTGTGAATAGCCGGGAAGTCTTGTAGGTATTCAGGCTGTTGCCTCCGCTGTAGTCATTGTACTTGACGATTGCCGATACGATGACAATCTTACCTTTTATATCCCGGAGTTCCGCCCTGTTCTCCGTGTAGAAGTCATTCCAGCATACGAGCTTTATCAGGTCATTGTTCTGTTGGAGATGCAGTTTGCAGAGGTGCTTCCTTTCTCCCGTCTTCTTGTCCTTGTAGGAGATTTCCTCCATTTCCGTAACGGTGGCGCAAAGGACGACTTTCTTTCCTTCGCTTCCGGACAGGAGCGCGTTATGGACGGTGGAATAGGATGCTCGCCCTTTGAACTGGTGGCGGCAATAGGAGTTGTCATATATCCGCTTGTAGTCAATCCGCCCGATGCCACAGACCTCGATCTGCTGCATACTCCAGAAGTAGTGCTGGTTAATCAGGTGGTCGGGATAGTCACCGGTGGGAATCTTGAATCCCAGTTCCGTAGCCGCCTTGTCCAGTATCGAATACCTTTCCACAACGGCACTGATATTGCTTACCTTATCGAAGCAACCGGCAAGAATCAGGTTCTTTACGTGACGGGCATTGACGGGAACCCTGACGGCTTCCTGCTCATTATCCGCATCATCCCAGTATTCGTACTTTTTCAGCTTGTATTTGAATATACGGTGTATAAAGTTCTCGATTGATTTAAACGGACCGCCTTTGGTGCGCTCGTCAATGATGTATTGCACCGCTTTGGTTCCCAGCATCTTTATCTTACCCAGCGACCAGAAGATTTCATTCGTCCGGTAATCCGTGAAGAACTTTTCGGCTGAGGTGTTAATATCGGGCGGCACCACCTTCGCAGCACTACATTCTTCCATTTCCGACATGATAAGCGGGAGTTCCTTGTCATCCGCCCATTGCAGGGCGATGGTGTAGAAGGCAGTCGGGTAATTGGCTTTCAGCCAGGCACCTACATACGACGTAATGGCGTATGCCGTTGCGTGCGATTTGTTAAAAATATAGGAACCGCCCGCCTCAATCATATCCCAAATGAGATCTGCGTCTTCTTTCGGGCATCCCTTTTCGTGAGCTCCCGACATAAACTTATCCCTCATTGCATGAATTTTTTCGACTTTCTTTTTTGATATATACTTAACGAGATTTACACCTTCTCCCAATGAAAAGCCACCTATTTCCCTCGCCATTTGCGCCAGGTCTTCCTGATATGTTAGTTGCCCGTACGTACCTTTTAGCGCATTATAAGTTCCCCACAGATATACGGGAGCCACTTCACCTCTTTTACAATCCAAATACTTTTGAGTAGAACCTGATTCCAACGTAGCCGGACGATACAAGGCATTGGCGGCAATCAAATCGTTGATGCAGTCCGGTTGCATATCCATCAGGAACTTGGTCATTCCTGCGGAGCTGAACTGGAAAACGTTCTGGGTGTACCCTTTGGCGAGTATCCGGTAGGTTTTCTCATCATCCAGTCCGCTGCGGACGAGCCCTTCAAAAGAGATGTCTGCATTATAGACACGGTTACTTTCATCTATGACCGACTGTATCTTGGCGAGTTCCTTGATACCCAAACAGTCATTTTTCAGCAATCCCGTTTCATCAATGGAATACCCGTCCAGCTCCGATACAAGAATATCGTCCACCTTCTTAATGGGAGTAAAATCGAAGCACTCCATATCCTCACCGTCCTTTGAGTTCGGTGTTACAATGATTGCCGAAGCATGTACGGAAGCCGAACGCGGTTGCCCCATCAGTCCCCGAATATCCTCTATCACCTGCGGGTAATCCTGTACGAACTTGTTTACTTTCTTATTGGTTGTCGCCAACATGAACAGGTCTGTCCAACTCATGTTGTCATCCTCGAAAATGGCGGTAATATAATTCACATAGCTAACAGGTACTTTATATACCCTGCATACGTCTTTCAGTACCGCTTTGAGTTTCATCGTCGAGAATGTTCCGGCAGAGAATACACGCTGTTTCCCGTTCATATTATAACGGCGCTCCAGGTATTCCTTTACTTCCTGACGCCTGTTCGAAGCGAAGTCGGTATCAATATCCGGTAGACTTCCGCCGTCTCCTTGTCTGAACCCGTTACCGGTCAGGCAATCCAAAGCCTGAACCGGTATCTGTGTCTGTTTAAATTCCACACTCTTAACAACCATAAACCGTCTCATTAAGTGTCCATACCAAGTCCCTGTTATCAAAGATGATGTCATCGCCCAGCTTCAACTCGTCGGCATAGACTATCATGCTGCGTCCTTCCCGCATCACCCGGAACTTGGCATCCTTGTCAAAGACATACTCTTTGCCATTGGCTAAGGTGACATGCACGATCTTTGTGGATTCCAGCCCGCCAACAATGATCGTCACCTCATCCGGATAAAGCCCCGCACGTTCGGGCAGCAGGAAACGCTCGAAAATCAAATCGTACTTAATCGGGTCAATGAGTGTGATACCCAGCAGGTAGAGTACCAGTGAACCGCCCGCCGAGCCACGGCCGCAGCCCACAAGGATACCGTTCTCCCTTGCCCAGTTCACCGTATCATACTGATTCAGAATGTAGTCCACATTATTGGTGGATTCAAGGATATACACCTCGTAGTCCAGCCGTTTGCGATACTCATCTTCCTGTCCGGCGGAAACCAGCTTCCTGAATCCTTCTTCCAGCAACTCAAGAAACATCCGGTGCCTGTTACCGTACCTCTGTTTTTCCTTGTCAGTCATATCATACTGCGGCATGAAGTTCCTGTCCGTCTCATAACGGGCAACCGCCCCTTCGGCAATTTCTACCGTATGGGCGCACATCACCCTGAACAGGCTGTCCAGCTCCCACTTATTTCCGTCAAAGAGGGAAGTAAACAATGCGTAGTGTTCGTCTATATCCTTGAAATACTGGTCGTCACTTTGCCGGTGGGCCGCCCCGGTAGCTATCTTATTGAGGATAATCTTGTTGCGTGCATCGTCCTTGTCCAGATAATACGTGTCACAAAGCAGAATGGGCTCGATCTGAAATGAGCTGGTCTGTACGTCGTAGAACTTATCAAAAAAGAACTTGGTAGCTTTCAGGACTTCCACGTCGATACGTTCAGCCTTGTATTCGCTCAAATCCACCTGATAGAACACCTTTTCAAATGCAATCCCCATCGCTCCCAGGATATGCGGGTTCTTCTTCATCCAGTAGGAAGCAAGTTTTCCCAGTACCAATACATTACCTTCCCCGTGCGTGAGCAGTCCCTGAAGCGATAGTGTCCGGCTATCCGAATCCACCATAATTTCCTTCTGTATTCTGAGCAGGTTCCTCATTCCCCGCTGTGTCTGCGCATAAACTTTCATTTCCACCTTTTCCCCTTCGTGTTCCATTTCCAGCGTATATCCGAACACATGCTTCATTTCCTGCGCCGCACATTCCTTTTGCAGGTTCAGCGTGGCTGCCATTGTATTTTTGTCACAGATACCCAGTGCCGTATGCCCCAGATACTTCGCTTTCCGTACCCAGTCGGCAATGCTTCCGCTGCCGTTGAGCAACTCAAAAGGTGTATGCACGCCCAGGTTCACGAACGGCACCTGCATTTTACAAGGCTGCCGTACCCCCGCATACTTGAGGATATTAAACCGGAACCCTTCGGTCAGGTTATAATAATACCAGTTGTCCCCGAAGGGGAACGCCACATGGAATATCCCCTCGGCAACCAGTACCTCCGGGCTCTCCATCAGGTTGAACCGGATATCTTCACCTGCCGTCCGGAACACCGATCTCACCTCCGTCAGGTCAGCCACATAGAGCTTTCCCAATCCTTCCATCTCCACTACTTCATTGTCTATCTGTCGATACTTGATTTTGTTGGCTTCCAGCCATTTGATTAGTTCTTTCATTTTAATTCCTGAACTTTTAAAAGTCGGTACTCGGCGGGAGTCCTCAACCGGTAAGAGAATATGCCGTATATCTCTTCATCCCCGAGGTCTTCCCAATCTTTTCCTGCATCCGGTATGTCGGCAATAAATACCCGGAAGTAAGCGTTCAATTCACCGGCTGTCTTCTTTATGGCTTCAACAGCGTCTCCATCGTAACCCAGTATTACGGTCTTTACCCCTTTGCATTGCAGCTTGTAAATCTGCGTGCGGGATATCTTCTTTCCAAAGGTGGCGACCGCGGCCACATGTTTATTGTCATAGATTTCCAGTTTTCTTGTTAATGCTATCACGTCGAATATCCCCTCCGTGATGATTACCGTATCCGTAACGTCTTCAATTACCGCATCATAGTTGTATAATAGCTTTACAAAGTCGTTCTCCGTAGAGTTCCTGAAGCGCAGTATCCGGTATCCGCCCCTGCGCCTTACCCGGCTGTTATGCCTGTCTATCTCGTCCTTGTTCCAGGTGTGGCGTGAGACATATCCCACCACGTCGCCCTCGTCAATAATGGGAAAGACGACATAATCATCGTAGCGGAAGTTGAGCCCCCTTGTCGTTCCCACCGGAAAATACTCGTAGTCATCGAAGGTGAACCCACGGGATTTCAGGTAAGGGTGGGCAAAGCATCTCCGGTAAAAGTCCGGCAATTCAACCACGCCCAGCGCGTCGTCTATCTCTTCCCCTTCTTCCAGCGGGAACAACAGGTTCGTATCCAGCTGGGCGTCAATGTCAGCCGTTGGAACCACCATCAAATCCGGCCTGCCTATCAAGTCCAGTAATGTCTCCAGCGTGTAGGTCGAACATCCGCAACTGAAACAGTGCGACATGAACGGCTTCTTCCGCTGTGTCTCTTTGCCTACATAGACGCCGTACTTTCCTTCTTTCCCGCAACGGGGACACCGGGCAATCAGGTTCTTTCCCGCACCGTCCGCCTTTGCATCCAGTTCTTTGGTAATCTCCCGGATGAGAAACTCCGTATCGTTTGAGGACAGTGCCATTTTCGTTTTACCTTTTCAAGTTCATACTCCGCCGCGCATCATAGAATACCTCGTTGTCATAATCGGTGGCTATCCTCACCGTTTCCCCCTTTTTGAAGAACCGGGCTTTGGCGACATGCAGGCGCATCACGTTCTCTTTTCTTTCCGCCGAGGACTGGTTCATGGAGATCAGGTGCGTACAGGGGCGTGCGAGTCCTTTGCTTTCCGAGCAATTATACTCTGTGAGCACATTCTTCTCGTCATTCAGCCAGTCCCTGTTCTCAATCGTCGCCTGGTAGGTTACCACCATCCAGACCTTTTCGTCCGCCGCCAGGTCCTTGAGGTCGTTCGCCACGGCGATGCGTTTGCTCCGTTCGTGGTCTTCGCCCCAGTTTCTCCGGCTGGCGTCCGTCAGCAAGTCCATCGAGTCAATAATTACAATGTCCGGTGAACGGGCATTGAGCTTCCTGTATTCGGCTATCCCGTTCTTGATGTCCAGCGTGGAGATTCTACTATTGAAGCGTGGGAAGGAACGGACGGTGATGCTGCCCTTATACGCGGCCACCTGCTGCTCGAAGTGTTTCATCTCCGTATCCGATATCCTGCCGCGCTCGTAGTAGAAAGCGTTCTTGCTGATAAGCCCTCCCGAGTATGCGTCCAGCGCCTCTTCCTCGCTGCCTTCCAACTGGAAATGCAATACGTGAAGCCCGTCGTCAATGTTGGCACGGATACCTATATGCTTGGCAAGATGCGACTTACCCACGCCGGTGCTGGCAAGGAAGCAGGTCAGTTGTCCCCGCAGGTTCCTGCCGTTGTTCATCACATCCAGATCCGGGATATAGAACCGGGTAACGGGAGCCAGTGGGGAGTTCCGGTTGTCAATGTCCTTCTGCCGGTTCTGATAGAAACGCTGTGTAAATGTCTCCGCCACGTTCACAAAGGCGGTGGCCTTGAGCGTAAAGCCCGACAACCACTCCGCGTACTCTTTCAGCTTTCCCTCTGCCTCCGGCTGCCTGTTCAGGTTGTACAGCTTGCCTACTTCCGAGTAGGTCATCTGCAAGCGCACCCCCTTGATATAGGCTTCCAGCATATCCAGCAACACTTCCGAATTTTTCTCACCCTCGCTTTCCTGAAAGGTATTCACCAGTTCCATCGTATCGTAGTCGCCGTTGAATAATTGGCTGAGCACCGCGTACGATGGCGGTTCCTTATAGTTCCGGTAATGGGTGGAAATGGCCAGGAGTATTTTCTGGAACGCCCTGTCCGGCAGGTATTCCTTCTTCACGTGCCTTGCCACCACCCCGCAGATCATCTCTGAGTGCAGGGCGGTGGCGAACAGTTCGTAAAGGAACTCCACCGACATCGGGTTCATTCCGTCCTTCATCATTTCAGGGACGCTTTAAATTCTTCCACACGGATACGGTAGAGTTCCGGATAGGCGGTACAGGTTCTTTGCTCACAGGCGGCGGCTTTCGGGCAGTCGGCGCAGACGGGGGAAAAGGGAGTCCACAAAAGCGTGGAAGCGCCGCAGATGTAATATCCTAACGCCGTCCCCACCAGCCTTTTCTTCGTCCGGTCCTCATACCGTGGATAGATGAACTTTGCCTGCGGGTGGAAGGTGCGGTCACGGATGAGCTCGCACAGCAACTCCCGGCTCAACTCATTCCCGTATAACCACTTGTCCTCGTAATAGCGTACTTCCCGCTTGGATTCGGCGTAACGCCTGAGTGCCTTTTTCCCGAAGGAATGGGTCACCCTCCAGCGGTTCTTATATTCCTCCCCGAAGTTGGAAAGGGCATACACCTGACAAACGCAGAAGTCCACCATGCGCTCCGCGTCCGGCTGCCCGGAGCTTTCCAGGGAGCGGAGGCAGGAAGCCACAGCCCGCCGGGAAGCAGCGCCTCCCGGAAAAGCAAAGCCGGGATACACCCGGTTCATCAGGAAGGCGAACACCTTCATCATCTCTTTAGTTTTCTTTTCGTTTTCCATCTCTTGTAAGCCTTTCTCTAAGTTTCTTCTTTGCCAGGAAAATCCGGCTTTTGGTCGTTTCAACACTCCTTGTCCTGAGACATCCCTTCCGGTAGAGTATGTCCGTTATCTCTTCCAGCTTGTATCCTTCCACCTGCAACAGGAGCGCCTCGCTGTACAGGGGTCCGATTTCTTTCAGGGCTCCCAGCACTTCATCGCCGAGCATGTCCCGGTAGTTTTCGAGCGTTATGCTTTCCGTACAGGGTGTATCGGGAAGCTGTTCCATCCTCATCGCCCCCACGTCCCCTTCGCGGGTGAACCGGTTGTTCTTCCGTTCCAGGTCCGCCAGCATCCTGACAGTGATTGCGTAAAGCCACGTCTTTATTTCCCGCCGGGGGTCATAAGAGCTGACATATTTGAAGAAGTTTATCAGCACTTCGTTGTAGTTGTCGTCGATATTCTCCTTGTCACGGGTCTGCCTGATACAGATGTGGTAGATCAGGTTCCGGTACGGGTAGACGTATTTATGGAACAGGGCCGTGCGGGTGCGTACGGACTCTTCATCCGTCAGGTAAGGCGAGCTATTTGCCTTCCCCATCGTGACAGCCGCTAAGTTTCAGAATATAATCTGTAGCTGTCAATTCATTGAAATAAAGGTTGTTCTGCATAGATGTCCAAGGTTTAGTTGATACGGTATTTGCTGATGTAATAGTGGTATAGCCAGGCGGCGTCCGCCTCGTTGTCATCCAGCGGCTGCCGGTTGAAACGTGCGGTGTATGCCTGTTTCATATCCTCTTTGCTTGCGTTCCCGTTCCCTGTAGCGAACTTCTTGAGCGCCTTCGGGTTGATGAACTCCGGTTCGGGCAGGTTCAGCTCGTCACAGACGCAGAGCAATACGCCCCGGAACTCCGATAGCTTGCGCATGTCGAAGAAGTGCTTGTTTACCGACACGTCCTCGGTCACAATCCGGCGGATGCCGTATTTGACAATAAAGTCCGTCAGCGTGTTCTTCAGTGCGAGGTGTTGCTTGTTGTCGTTCCGGTGCTTGCCTTCGGTGAAGTTCCACGTGCCGGATTCACGCACGCTGTAATAGCCGCAAAGGGTAGCCACGTCGAGAGCCAGTATATGCTCCCGCCTGAGTTCTTCGGCTTTTGGTTTTTCTTTTTTCATAGTGGTTATTGGTTTGGGTGATTGATATAGGATTTACCATCCTGTTTGTTGATAATGAGCTTGTAAGGGTAGCTTTCGCTGATGTTCCCATGCGATACGACCAGTGCGGTGATGCCGGACTTGTTCAGGGCTCCGAACATGCTTGCCAGCCCGTCCTCATCCACCGGAGATAATATTTCATCCAGTACGATCAGGCCCAGCCCTTTGTCCCCCTCGCAGTTCCCGTTCACCAGTTTCTGCATGGCAAGGATCGTGGCGAGGTTCACCCGGCACTTTTCCCCCTCGGAGAACTTGTCGAAAGAGCCACAGTCCATGCCGGAGCGCAACAGGCTGACCGATATTTTCTCGCGTACCTTTCCCGATTTCAGGGTGGTAAAGCCGGAGAGTTGCAGGCGGATGTCGCTGCCGATGCTCTCTAAGAACTCGTTCGTAACTTGTGCCAGCGCCGCGATCTTGGTATTGGCAAGATAGGACTTGAACTGTGCAAAGATTTCCGCCTGGCACATCAGTTCTCCCGCCTGTTTTTCCAGCTTCTCCTTCCCGCCGACTGCTGCCGATGACCGCTTCCGGTACTCTTTGAGTGAGGCTTTCAGGGAGACGAGAATATCGCCGTGGGATGATTCCTTCGATTCCTTCATCGTATTCTCCAGCATTCCGATGGCGCTTTCCGCCGCTTTGATGTCCTCCCCGCAGCTACCGATATTCCGCCTGATGCTTTTATAGGCATCGTCCAGAAGTGAGAACGCCTCGTCAAAAAGCTTGCGGCGGATGCCGTCCAGTTCCGTTTGCAGGGAACTTATCAGGCGAATGACCCGTTCCTTGCCCTGGCCGGCTTCTTCCTGCAACCCGGTGGCGGTCCGTCCCGACTTTTCTGCTTGCCGGAGCTTTTCCTCCCAGGAGGCGTTTTGTCCGGTAAGGGCACGTTTGCTTGTACGGATTTCCTTCTCCGATTCTTCAATGCTTTCCGATTGTTTGCGGCAATCCGTCAGCAGGTTGTCCAGTTTTCCCTTTTCCGTCTCGTTGTCTTCCACCTGTTTACGGGCAGCCTGTACATCGAAGTTTTCATCTGATAAAATGAATAGGTGGCGGCAGGCCGGGCAAACGATTGTCCCCGCCAGCTTGTTCTTCAGGTTCTCAATAGCGGATGTAAGAGTAGCCCTTTGCTTGCCCAGTTCAGTGATACGACCGGTAAGAACCGTTATCTCGTTGTCCAGACGCTTCAATTCCTTATCGTATCCGTCCGATTTTGCCTTGAGGTTCTCAGAGAAGATACGGTATTCTTCCAGCAGGGAGCTACGCATCCGTGTTACCTCTTGCAGTTTCTTTTCCGCTTCCTCCAAAGCCGTGTCCCAAACGGAAAGCTCCCCGTTCAGTTTTTCAATCCTGCCTTTTTTGTCCGTGATTATCCCGTTCCAGTCCGATAATGAACCGCATTGCAGGGGAGAGAGCAGGGCGGTGACTTCTTTCAGGCACTCCCCGATGGAGGATTCGCCGTTTTCCAGTTCCTGCATCTGTTTGTCCGCTTTTTCAATCCCCTGATAGGAAGCTTTCAGGATTTCCATCTCTTCGTTGCAGTCCCGTATCAAGGAGCGTTTCCCGGCGATGCTCTTTTCCATATCCGCCAGCCTTTGGGCTTTCGTACGTGCTTTTTCCTGAGCCGAATCCTCTTCTCCCTGAATCTGTTCAGCCAGCATCTCAATGCGCCCGTCCAGCCCGGCAACTTCCAGTTCCGCCTTGCGCAACGCTTCATCCACCGGCTTCTTGTCTTCCAGTACCTTCTCCATGGCTATATCCACAAGGCTGGCATTGGAAAAGCGGTTGATGATTTCCTTCTTGTCCTTGTCGGAAGAAGAAAGGAAGTCCTGGTATTTATGTCTGGAAAGAAGATAGTTATTATAGAGTTCGTCTTTGGTAATGCCCAACTTCTCAAGGATATACTTGTTATAGGCATCTATACCGGGACATACCGCTTCATCGGTTGTCACAGCCTTGCCTTCACGTTCAATCAGGCACTCTACCGTGGAACCGCCTTTACGCAGGATGCGTCGCAAAATGGTAAAGACCTCATCCGAAGTGTCATTGAAGAACTCCAGTTGAATGCTGCACGCATCGGCGGCATCATTGATAATTTCCTCATTCTTGACCTTACGCAACGGGCTGCCCGTGATGCCGGTAGCGATGCACTCTATCAATGCGGACTTGCCCGAACCGTTGGAACCCTGGCTGTCATTGTCTAGATTGTTGCCGAAGACTAATGTAGTAACGCCCTGGTCCAGTACGTAATGCAGGTTGCTGAACGAACAGATATTCTCTGCGGTGATCTTATTTAGTTTCCACATGACGCGTCCGGTTTAAGGTAAGACAATCCCAGGCAATCACTGATTCCTTTCTCCGTGCAGAATTGGCGGTAGTTATCGCGTATCTTTCCGCCGTCAAACTTCTCCAGTACTCCCGCATCGGCAGACCGGACGGCTTGCAGCTCCGCGACAACGACTTCCACCTTGCCCGCTCCGGCTTCCAATAATTTATCCTTGTCAATGGTGGCTGCACCGGCGAGGGACGAGTGGACACGTACCTTTACCTTGTACCTGCCGTCTTCCCTGAGTTCCTCCAGATGGTCGGTCAGGTGAATGTCCACCTTGTCATCCGGGACATCGAGTACCATATAGCGCCTGTTGGCACGGTTCTTTATAAATTCGGTCGTACCGTCGGCATAAAGGACGGTATAGCCTTTTTCCTCGTCTTCACCGAAGTTATGCTGGCGCGCCGAGCCGATATACTCGATATTGGGAGCCACGGTGCAACGGTTGTGGTAATGGCCTGCAAATACCTTGTCGAAGTCGCCGAAGATATTTGCCGGCAGTTCATTTTCGGCGGGACGGGAAAGCGCACCGTTGACGCCTTCATGGATATAGAGGTAGTTAAGCTTGCCGGTGCTTACCTCATTTTGAATGACTTCATCCAGCTTCTCTATGAAACTTCCGTCTTCCGGAAAGTACGGTATGACATGGAGCATGAAACCCCACTCCGGGTTGGAAAGGGTGTGGTATTCGTCAATCACCAGCACATTGTCGTGTTGGTCGTAGACATGGCAGTAACCGCGTACAGCTTCCTGGTTCACTAAATCATGGTTGCCATTGGCAAGAATGACATCAATGTTCATGTTCCGGGCAGCCAGCAAGGCATCATGTACAGCCAGCAGCACATCCAGCGTCTGTGATGAACGTGAGAAGAACAAGTCTCCGCCCAGTACGATGGTATGGATGTCCAGACGCTTGCAGTGTGATAGCGCTTCGTTCCAGTTCAGGGAAAAATCGGGGATGTTGTCTTTGGATATATGTATGTCATTGAGCAACAACATACAGGGGTGATGTTGATTCATAAGGGTATAAGTTAGGAAGGGAAAGGCATTTGCCTCTCCCTTACAGATGGAAAAATTATCGCTTATCTCCTGCGTCTGGGCGTAGTTTCTTCAGACGCTTCCGCTACGGGTGCGGCGGATTCTTCAACCGGTATTTCAGGTTCGTCGGCATCTGACGAAGGTGCAGAAGATTCCGGTTCTTCCCCCGGTCCCTGCATCTCCTTCTCGATCATCTCCAGCAGTGCCGCATTGGTAGTGGTGCGGGTCACCCGGATGTCCAGTTTCTCCTGTTCGATAAAGGTACGTATCATCCCGCGCAGTTCCTGTCCGCCTTCGGTCTTGTCACCCATCGACTGTTCCTGTAGCGCGTCAAAGCGGTCGAACAGCATGTCAAGGGACAATGCGCCGCTTTCCTCAGTTTCCTTGTCGTCCTTGCTGCGCTTGTCAAAGGAGAACGAGCTTGTATCCGTCTTGGGAATCGCTTTCTCCAGTTGGGCGATGGCCTCTTTCATCTCGTCCGTATCCATCACCTGCAAGCCGTACTTGACGTCGCATTGTTTCAGGAACTCGATGGTAGCGCCGAACTGGTAACGGCTGTAACGCACCACCGCTTCCGACAGTCGCGGGGTGTTCATGAGCGCGGTCAGTTCCTCGATGGATAGCTCGTCAGTGTCGGATTCGTTGTCAATGGAGATGACATACTCGGTCTTCTGGCCGTTCTTCTTCTTTTCGATCTCTACCGGATAGGCATCCTTTATCGAAGAGATGGGGCACGGGTAGCCCGGGTTCTTGGCCAGCTTCTTCTGCCACAGCTTGAACTTGCGGTCGTCCAGCTCCTTGTACTGCGAATGGCTTAGTGTGAGCAACTGCACCCCTTTGGCGCGTTCGTTCAGGTCAAAGATGTAGGCGCAATGCGCGTAGGAGTATTTCAGGCCACCGCCATAGTTGCCGCCTGCAATCTTCTCGGCCAGCTTCTCGTCACCCGCCTCCTTGGCTGCCGCCACCGCCGCTTTCCGGTAGGTGTCGATGATGTCAACCGGAAGTCCCGCATCGGTGGCGCGGACTGCATTGACATAAACGGACTGTGCTTTGCCTCCCGAAGAGGGCTTCTGGATCTCAAGCAGCATCTGGTGTACCGGGCACTCATAGCTCTTGCGGTCAATGGTTCCGTCCGCTGACGGGATGGCCGGGAGTATGCGCAGCCTGTAGGTGCCGAGCTTGTCAAGTTTAAAAAATTCTGTTCTGGAAAATCCTTTGTTTTCTTCCGCAGTTCGTATCTGCGCTTCCTGGTAACTCTCCTGTGCGGCTGAGAATAGGTTCATCAGCTCACCGGCGGGCACAACTGTGGCTGTGCCGTTGTTTTTTTCTTCCTGCATAAAAGCATTTTTTGAAAAAGACCGAAGAATCGGAACGTGATGCCTGGCTGCTTCGGTTCATAGACATGCCGCATCTCAATTTACAATATGGTGGGTAACGGGGAAAGTGAAGTAATTCTTCCGCCCGGAATTACCCGGCAATCAATTTATTTACTGCAAAGATAACAGGTTATTCCTTACGCTCCAAGCATGTTTAAATAAATTTTCAAATATGGAATACAACCCGTTGAATCATATATCTTTAGGCATCACTTGCCGAATCTTTTTTAAATACATTATTAAAAACCTGTTCTTCCAAAATCTTTATTTTCTTCCGGTTTCCCGCAATGAACGCCTCCATCTTCTTCCTCCGTACCGACTCGTAATAGACCCTGCGCCCTTCCGTCAGAATCTTGCCCCTTTTGCAGCAAAGCCCGTCGGCGATGTACGCGTTCATGCAGCGCCGGAATTTGGGCTTCTTGTAGGTCGGGTCCCCGGATGCCCTGCACACCAGTTCCACTACCTCGGCTGCGGGGTGGAAACGCCTGGGGTCCTTGTACTTGTCTTGCAGGATGTCATATACGACGGGCATCTCATATTTAAGCAGGAACCCCAGCGGCGTCTGTTCGAAGGGGAACTTCTTACGGGTTCCCTTGGGGCGCCCGTCGGCGAACGCCCTTTTTTCCCGTGCCGGTACGAATTTCGTCTGCCGGCTGCCGTATTTCCTCTTCGCTCTGGTCATTGGTTTGCTGGGGGATTGGTTCTACTTCGGTTGCTCTCACGCTTTGGAGACGGTATGCCATCCGGGAGATTTCCCGGCGGCTGTCCAGATCCTTTTGAATATTGATTTTCTTCATAATTAGTTATTAGTTATACCATGTATGTAAAGTTCATGTCGGTGTTCACATTGTACCATCCGCTTTCAAAGATTCGGATGTTCCGGCTTCCTCCACTCAAGATAAAGGTAGTACCCCTATTGTACTTTGCGTCGTCGTTCCAGTCGCAGAGTGTTGTCCTTACTCCGTAACGGGGTGCGGAAATCCCGTTCGGAAGCACGGCGACCGTTCCTCCCATGTTGCTGCCGTCCCGCCGGGCCGTATTGATGACGCCCTGTATGGATACGATGTTTCCGATCTGCCGTACGAACAGCCGGCTGGTGTCCGTTCCGTTGCCGGAGTTCGCCATTTGCATCCACCCCGTGTCTGCAATCTTTGTCTGGTATTCCGGGGCATAAGCGGCTCCCAGTGCGTTACATGCCTGTTTCCTGGCAGCCGTATCAGGTAGTGATAGGTCGGATAGTTTGCCGTCCTTTCTCAGGTAAGTACCGCTGACATCGGCTTTCGAGAGCACATCCAGCTTGTCCCGGAGCATCTTCTGCGCGTCGGCGGCTTTCTTTCCCTGGGCGACAAGGTAATTGATATAGTCCTGAAAGAGCGAGGCGATTGCCACATACTTCGTATCGGTCTGGCTTCGGGAGTAAACATTGATATTGGCGGCAACGCTTTTCTTTTCTTCCTCCGTATATCCGGTAAGCATCCGGTCGGCTTTCTTTGCCAGCTCTTTCCTTACATGGGAAAGAAGCACGTAACCTTCCACTTCCGCATGTGATACGTCGTCGTTGTCCACGTAGGCAAAGCTGCCTGTCTTGATTCCTTCCAGCTTTTGTTTCATGGTTTCGGTAAAGACCACACCGGTATAGGCATTGTCCGTGCCCAGCTTTCCGGCAAGCAGCTTGTCCACTTCCGTAGTTGAATAGACGCTGATGTTCCTGCGGGCGGCTGTCTTGTCCGATAGGTCGGAAAGGTTGCTTGCCTTCGCCAGTTTCAAGGCTCCCGTCCCTTTCTTCTCCGCATCCAGATTGTCACGTACCGCCGCTTGCTTCCGGGCTTTCAGGGCTGCCGCCTCTTCCGCCGTGAGGTCGTTTACTTCGTCGGCGGTTAGGGACACGAGTTCTTGCAGGTTGCCGGATACTTTCAGGAACAGGGAGCCTGTTTCCTCCCGGGAATAGATGTCCAGTGAAGTGCGTGCTATCTTTTTGTCGGGTATGTCCGACAAGTTGGAGGAAGCCGTCAGTTTCTTTGCCAGTGACTCTTTTACCTGAGTGGCGGTAACAAATCCTTCGCCCCCGGTCTGGATTTCGCCGGTAGAAATAGCATCCAGTTTCTTCCTGTAATTCGTGGTAAAGTCTTCGGTGGAGAGCTGTTTGCCCTTCACTGTATTTACTTTGCCTGCCAATGCATCCGTAAAACTCTTCTGACTGACATAGATATCTTTCAGACTGGTACCGTTCACCTTCAAGTCTCCGGCAATGTTTACGGATTCTTTAGGGGAAAGCTCGATGTTTCCGATGGCATTGCTAAGGGAAAAGTCTGTGCTTTGGCTTGAAGTGAATCCAATAGATGCCGTTTCCACGCCTTCGTCATTCGTATAAGATAGTATTTTTGATTCTGCGGAAGTGATGGTAATGGATTTGCCCGCCACGGTAAAAGTCCCGCCAACATATACTTCTTTCGTTTTCCCTTTGACATGGAGCAAAGGTGTGGCTGCCTGTTTGCCGTCAAACACCCGGAAGTCACGGAAGGTACTCGTTTCCTCGTTCAGGCGGACGGTATTAATATCCACCGAACCTTCGTCCGTGGTATCTGCGATATTGACAATAGAGTTCTTTTCAATCAGCAAGGAGCCTATTCGTGAGCTGGTACAGGAAGCATGGGTATAGCTCATGCCGTTTTCATCTATCCGTGCCAGTTCGTTCTTGTCTTTCATAAATAAAACACTGCCGTCGGTTGAGATACAAATCTCACTGATGAGCAAGCCGCTCAGATAAGAGCCGAAGGAAGCTGTCCCGTTTTGTTTGACCAACCCTTTGAGGGAATATCCCGAAGGGGAAACAACGGATACGGCGGTCTTGGATTCCAGTCCTTGTTCGGTAGTCAGCTTCCCGGTGACAACCAAGTCCTTTTTAATGGTCTGTTTGCTGAAAGGAGTATCCAGCAGGACGGCGTAATGCCCGAAGAACTTGTCCAAAAAGCGGGGCGCGTAGGTTTTAGTGATTTCAATAAGGCAGGGAACTTTACCCGTCAGGGGGTCCTTTACGGAAGGAAGGACGCTACTGCCTGTGCACAGGTAGTTTTCCCGTCCTTTCTTGTTCACGTCCCCGGCATAGACCACCGTGTCGGTGCCGTTCTTCTCGTAGATATAATAAGGAAAAGCGGCTGAAGGGTGCCCTTCAAAGTAACGGACTTTGCCGTTGATCCAGACATAGCCGGACGAGATGGCGTTGCCCGTTATCTCGCAGCCCGAGATGATAAAGTACTCACAGGCGTTGAAGATCGCCGTCATGGAAAGGGCAAGCTCCTGAAGGTTCAGGATGTCATCCACGTAGGTATACCTTCCGCCCGTGTCTGCAATGTATTCTTTCATAGTATCAGGGGGTATTATTAGTTTGGTCTATTTTTATCAGGTAGGTCTTGCCCGCCACTTTATAGGTGTTGATAACAAAGGAGAGCATATAGACGAACTCTTTCTCAGGGATGTTTATTTCAGGGACGAGCACCATGAAGCTTACCCGGTTGATCGCCTTCTCTTCCGCCAGAAAGTGAAACTCGCGGGGCTTCTCTTCGGGCTTCACGCCCGGCGTCACTTCTTCGAAGTTGTACCAAAGGGTAAAGGGTTTGCCGTATGCGGCATCTTCGTGGTAGATGTCCACTCCCAGCGAGTCGCTCTGGGAAATCACGAGCCTTTCCCCGCTGTTTTTCAGATACCGGGCGAACTTATGGTTCAGGTACCACTCGAAGTACATCACCTGTGAAGTCATGCGTGCCTCGATGTGTTTCTCCGCCGCAAAGGCGCGGAACTTCTCACTCAGGGAGTGCAGGGGATACACCAGGCTTTGTAAAAAAAGGATGTATTTCCTGCCTGAGAGGTAATAAGGCACCAGCCTGTTCACCAGCTTGTCGGTCGGTAGTTTATAACGGTTCTCTTTCATCCTTCAACGATTAGCCTGATTGCCTGCCGGAATGTTGGCAGTTCCTGTTCCTTGCCTGTGGCGGACGACTGTTTCATGAAGCCGGACGATGTTTTAGTGATGCGATGCACTTTTACGGGTGGCAATAGATTCCCGTCCGCGTCATAAGAGGCGATGAAGATTCCCTGTTCGGGTGTTGCCCGCTCGTCGATATATACGTCCGTCACATGCTCGGTACTGCGGACCGCTTCAATGACCGAGGAAACATAGACGGATGAGTCAAAAGGCATCCCCATGATATATCCGTTCAGCTTCTCTTCAATCTTGTCATAGATTTCGCTCTCGGGTATGGCGCCGTCATAGTAGACGGTGATACGGGGAATAAGCACGTCCCCTTCCCGGCTAATGACTTCAATACGCGTCCCGGCGAACTTCATCTTACCTATATAGGCATTGACCGGCACCATCTCCGAGGCGGGCAGCGGTTCCAGGTGTCCCTTTTCTCCCGTAGCCACTTTCAGTATCAGCTTGCTGTCCAGGTTGGTATCGTCCGTGCTCTCGATGTAGGATACCTGCGTAATGATGCGTTTCGTCTCGTCCACGTTGGCATAACCGAACGCTAGCCCGTCTTCCCTTACCGAGAGCTCATCTCCCTTCTGGTACTGGAGCAATGCGCCCGCGTAGAAAGTGGGTGTTCCGTTTACGCGCAGATTAATAGCCGTAGATATATCCACGGCAAACACATCGAGCAAGGTTTCAAAACTGTGGATAGCGGCGGCCACCGTCCACGTAATTCCGTTCATGATGCTCATTTTGGAATCACTGGAGAACTCGCTTAGTTCCAGCCGCTTGTTTCTCTCCGTAATGGCTTCGTTATAGATTTCCCGTATCGTCCGGCTCATAGGTATAAGTTTGGTTGTTAATAATAAATGTCCATGCGCCGCCCTCGTTCCAGACGGGTTCATGGGTAAGCATCCAGACGGCTTCCATGCCCGATGCAATCAGGTAGTTGCCATTGCTGTCTTTCTCCGGCTTCCGGTAGGTGCCCGACGGTGAGGTAGACAGGAGAACGGTCAGGTTTCGTCTGCCGTAGTGTTGTGTTACCAATGCTTTCAGGTAGGTGTCCAGAACGGAAGTTTTCACTTTAGAACCGGTTAAATCCAGTCTCATTAACTTTTTTAGTGGCAAAAGTGATAGAAGACTACCCGTTTGTAATCCGGCAAAGTAAAGCTCGTATGTATCTTCCGCCAGTGACAGGAAGGAGATATCCAGTTCCGTTTTCTCACAGGTAAACTTCTCCATACTGAGCGGACGGAGCAGGTAAACGGATGACGCGCGCGAACGGCTTATGTCCAGTATCCTGAACCTTACCTCTCCATACAGGCATATTCTGCGGTCGGATGCAGTCTTGTCATTGAAGTAATGCCGGAGCTCTTTCACCTCATCGGTCAGCACCAATACTTCCAGTTCCGTGTTGTCTCCCCAGTCTATTTCCAGTGTACCGTTGCCGCTTAGTAACAGCGAAGCGGCTGTCTGTTTGTTGTCTATGTACAGCTCCATGAAACGCTTGCCGGAAGGTTCTTTGGGATAGACGTTTCTTTCCCCGTTTGCCGGAAGGAGGCTGTACATCCTGTTATAGGCGACAATATCGGGACTGATGGTAAAGCCATCGGTGTACTCCAGTTCTTCACCGCTTTTCAGGGTGTCATCCAAAGAGAGTTCCGGATTGTTTATCAATAAGTCCACGATGCCTTCGATGCTTCCGTACAGGTGCATGGCAACGTCATAAATATTCTGTCCGGCTGTTATTTTGTATTTTCCCATCGTATTGCTTTAGTCCGTTTGTTTTTCATCCACATCCAGTAATAGTTCCCCTGTTTCAGAGTCCATATAGGCGTTTTTTATTATCATCCCGTCCGCATCAAACTCCTGTTGCAACTTGCCCGGCAGGTTCGAGTTCTCAAAGTTCCCGTGCAGGTATCTGATTAATCCTACACCCGTTGTCGGATGCTGGTAGAGGTTCCCGGCGGATGCTTTGAGAAGGAATACCTTTGTCTGCTCCAGTGACGGCTTGATGATAAAGTCCGTTTCGTTGGCGCTGTACAGTAACAGCTTCCCTTCATGCAGGATCAGGTTGAAGTGATTCGTTTCATTGACTGTGCGGAAGGCCGAGAGATAGACCGTTCCCAGGTCGGGAGAAAGTACCGTAAACCATGTACTGTTGTCGCTGCGGTTTCTCAGGTAGGATTCGTTTCCGTCCCCTTTTTCCAGGGCGAAACGGATTTTCAGCTCCTTGTACTGCGGAATATACGGGATGTGCACCCGGATGCCGTCCCGGTCGTTGTACCGGCTCTCGAAGTTACCGGCCACGCGAATTTCTCCGTAAGCATATCTGTCCGTATCCGTTCCCAGATACTCAAAGGGATAAATGCGCTTGTCCGTCAGGTTATCCGCCAGGTTCACCTCCCCGCAGGAGGCGTCCATATTGATGTCTTGTCTTGCCATAGCTAATTAAAAAAGAAAAGGACGCCCCTTTGGTGGTGGGACATCCTTTTCGGGTTATCAAAATCTTATGCTACAAATGATTCCTATGATTCTTTTTCCGGTTCCTGAATCGCATTATACAGCTTTTCAACCGTCTGCCACATATCATCAGGGAGACTCTGGTCGGAGATTTTCTCACAGGATGTTTTCAGGTACTGCATCTCGTCGGCTGAGAAGTCCACTACCAGCGGGGTGTCTTTTTCCACGTCCCATTCGATGCGTTTGGTTTCTGCGTTTTCTTTGAGCCCTACGGCTTCACGTTCATCCTGTGTGATCTCAATCTTGCTGAGGATGCTTTTCTTCGTGTTGAAGTCTTTGAAACTGCCTTCTTTGGGAAGGAATGCCGGAATGTAAAGCCGGTCTTTGATTAGTAATTCCATAAGTTTGATTGTTGTTCTTTAAGTTGTTTTTTCAAGGAATAGGGAAAGTTAGCCGGAGATGTTGTCACTCGCTGGTAATTTCCCGGACCTGTTCCTGTTTGATCTCCGCCATGAACCCTTCAAAGTCCTTGAAGTATGCCGATACGTCATCCGCCGAGAGGAAGCTACAGGAGAGGTTATGATTCTCATAACTGATATTGCCCAGGTATTCCTCCTGCCCCTGGGCGGATGCGGGAGTCAGCACGTTGGCGGAGATACGGTTCAGGGTTCCGTTGGATGCGCTCGTTTCCAACTGGTAGTAAGCGTTGGCTGTCAGGGCCGTCATGCTTTTGGTTACAACGATGTTTTTTATTTCCATAGATAAGTCATTTTCCATGAATAGGACTCTTGAAGGCAAAAAAGGTAAGTAAGGTCAATACCACTTGTTCCTGCCGTAGATAACGAAGTCGAAAGGAGAGCCGTCAGGCCCGCCGTTGCTTCCCACGTTTTGGATGACAAAGTAGGAGGATGCCCTTTCCAGCAACCGGAAGAAACCGTAATATCCTGTATTCTGGCAGCCTTGCGCAAATACGGTATAGTTTGTATGACCGAGATTATGATAGAATTTATATTGGGCGTTTCCCATGTGGTAAGAGGACGTGACATTGCATCCTTCACCCCATATCTTACTGAAGCTCGCACTGTTGCCGCTATTGTACTTGCAGCCGATGTACAGGACACCCGGCACGCACCACCGTTCGCCGGCACGTTGTCCGAACTGCACTGGCCCATATGATTCGATGGCAAAGTTGGAACCGGCGTTGGCGATAATGGAGAGCCCGACGGCTCCCGTGGCGTAGGTCTGGATAGCAATGCCCGTTCGTGCCGAATCGGCACGCAGGGAAAGCAGGGAACTGTATGAGTTGATGGTCATGGAAGCATTGCCCATCATGGATGAGAACTCGATGGAAGAGTCGGCCGCCGTATTGACAAGTTTGTTACCGGAGATGGTGAAGCCGGCAATCAGTCCTGAATTGGCGGTGATGTTACCTTTGATCTCCACATTGCCTTTCGCATCCCATTTGATGTTCTGGTTCGCCACATAGCCCGAACCGTCATTGTCGAACAGTATCTTCCCATAGCCGAACGTCGCCGAGCCGTCCGCCCGCAGCCCCCAGTAATCCTGTGTACCGTCATCGTTATAGAGGTATCCGCTGGAAGTGATGTATACACGGTGTCCCCCGGCAGGCGCGCAGGCATAGATGGCACCGGAGATGATATTCCAGCCCCCGATCTTCCCGGCAACAGCCGTTATGCCCGTGCGGTCGAGCGTCGCCTTCACATTGTTACCCGCATCCCTTACCGAGATGTTGCCGTTATACGTGCTGCCGCCCACCACCAGCGTGCTGTCGATAAGTACCTGGCCTGCACGTACCGTCCCGGTATAAATGCCATTGGCGTCAATGGTGGTGGTATACCTTTCGGAAGAAGTCGTGTCGAATACGGTTGCGTAGGCGACATGCCAGATGATGGGCGCTGCCGTGGTTTCCTGTGCGCCGTCCAGATAGAAATAGTTCGTTGAAGAGAAGCCCGAAGTGCCGCACGTTACTTTGTATATATATTCCGCCCAGTCTCCCGTGCCGGCATTAGGTGTCAGCCACTTGCTGTTGCCAGAGGTGCCGATGGAATTGCTCGCCCACTGGATACTTCTTCCCGCCGGTATTTTAGCTATGATCCTTGTAATAAACACCTTGCGGTTGGAGCAAGCGTTACTAAAGCAAAAACCGCCATTTCCCGGTGACGCGCTGCCGGTAGTCTTGATTTCCAGTACCGTCTTGCTGTCATTAGGCGCGCTGGAGAGTCCCGTCCGGGTGATCGTTACCGTGCCGTTTCCACTATTGTTATATACTCCTATACTGTTATTGCCGTTCCGAAACTCCGGATCGCGGTACATCATCTTGCCGAAAGCCATGGCCAGAGCCAGTTCCTTAGCGGCATTGGTTTTATTGGTCGCATCGGAAGCCGCTGCATTTACGGCTTCCGTTTTCTTTGTATCGGCGTAACTCTTTGCGGAGTTCAAGGCATTCGTTGCTGCATTGGTCCAGTTCAAGGACACGGAGGTACCGAAAGTTACGGCTCCTGCGGCGTTCCAACTGATGTTTCCGTTTGCCACCTGTCCCGAACCGTCATTATTAAGTTTCCATTTCGTACCGTTGGTAACAGAGCCGTCACTGCCCAGATAGACGCTATTTTTGAATATTTGTGTGGAATTAATTGTCCACCCGCCGATGGTTCCCCGTACAAACGTGCAGGTTAATCCGTTTATATAGCCGGTGTTAATGATATTGGCTTTGATGCTTGCTGCGTCCAGTTTCGTGGAAGTGATGCTGCCAGCGGCTATCCTGTCGGCACTCAGTGTGCCCGCAGTAATGCTACCTGCATTGATGGCCACCGCATTCACCTGTGCTGCCGTCAGTGTTCCCGTATAGATTCCAGTGGAAGATATTTTTGTCAATTTTGGATAGCCGGAACCTCCCAAGGCTGTAATAATTGCATTTGCAGCGTTCTGGGCATCAATTGAAAGCTTGTTGGCGTCACTGTCTGACTGGCTCCAGTCAGTCGGTCTGTTTCCTCTTTCCAGTTTGAAGTAAGCTACATTATAGAATGTTGATTCGTTACTTCCCCTGTAAAGGAACGGACGGAAACTATCTCCGTCAGAATTTAGCTTGAAGACTACATATATCCTTTTCCAAGTGTTGGCAACAACAGACGTATCATATTTCAAAACGGTAATTTTGGACTGGCTGTTGTTATCCTTTCCTGCCCAATAATGCAAGGGGGTATTTCCATTACCTGTAATAGTTTTATTACATCTTACCATTGCCGAATAAGTATACTCGGCATTATTTTCCAATTTTATCCATGACGAGTGAACGACCCCGTTTCCGGCATCAGTTTTTAGTGTAGGCTTCCCATTGAAAGTCACAGACGGGTCTATTGTATATCCACCGCCATTGGTTGTGTATCCGCCGTTCCAACCGGCAGCCCTCCAGTCGCCTGAGTTATTCAACAAGTTGTTTCCGCCTATCTGAATTTTTTCGATTGCATCCGTCCAATTCAATGAAACCGCGGAAGAAAACGTCACCGCTCCCGCAGCGTTCCAACTGATATTCCCGTTTGCCACTTGCCCTGAACCGTCGTTATTGAACTTCCATTTGGTAGAGTTCGTGATGGAACCGTCCGCACCGAGATAAACACTGTTCTTGAATATTTGTGTGGAGTTAATCGTCCATCCGGCTATCGTCCCCTTGTTGAACGTACAGGTCAGGCCATTGACTGCCGTCGCCGTGACAACGGATGCCTGGATACTTGCCACATTTATTTCTGTGGCAGTGATCGTACCGGCGGCAATCTTGGCGGCAGTAATTGCCTTGGCACCTATCCTGTCAGCACTAAGGATGCCCGCAGTGATACTTCCGGCATTGATAGCGACCGCATTCACTTGTGCGGCAGTTAGTGTGCCGGTATAGATACCCGTACCGCTCAGGTAGGTTTTCAGTTTTCCGTCCGCATTGACTCCCTGGGGAATACCGTTCACAATGACAGTGGAGATTTCAGCAAACGGTGCAGTAGCTTCCAGGCCGTATACGGAGGTCAGCCCCATATTCCTGCCTATTCCCGGAATACCTATCAGGGCGTAAGGGACCCTGGCATCGGTTACCATATAATCAGAGCCGCCACAGCGCTGGATAGCCGCGGATAGCGTCGTATTGATACGGATGGCGTCAAAGGAGGTCAGGATGACAATCTTGGTACTGTCGAGGGCGTTCATAGCCGTTGCCAGGCTGTTACAGTTGGCATCGCTGGCATAAACGTCGTAATGCGTATGGCTCACCGCTTTCAGGTCGTTCCGATTGATAACACTCAGCACCAGTCCCCGGGAAGAAGACTCGTGGACTTTTGTACCATTCAGTGAGATATAGCGGGAAGCGATACGGTTGTATCCTGTACCACGTACATATAGTTTTCCATTGTTGGCGGCTGTATTGGCAGCATTCGTCCAGTTCAGCGTTACCGAAGCGCCGAATGTGACATTCCCTGCCGCATCCCATGCAATATTGCCTCCCGCTAAGGCACCCGCACCTGTCGCGTCCAGCCGCCATTTGAATCCCCGGATGCCGTTCGAGCCGATACAAACCGAACCCGAGGCTCCCGTGTATGCCCCGGAAGTATTATTTTTCGTTCCACGGTAAATTGAGTCCGCATCAATACTCCAACCACCGATCTTTCCGCGCACCACATTCAGCGTCAGAGCTTCGATGTTGCCTGCCGTTATCAGTGATGTTTTCAAGGCGGCTACGTTGATACGCGCCGCGTCAATGGTTCCGGTGCTAATCTGGGAAGCGTTGATACGGACGGCGTTCACCGTATTGGCAGAGAGCGTTCCCGTATAGATGCCCGTAGAGCCTATATAGGTGAGTTTGGTCGCCCAACCTTCCGTATTCGCCTTGTTGGTAATGGCATCAGCAACCGCCTTTGCATCCGTACCTGCTTTCCTGGCATCAGTGATACCGGTAAACAGGTCTTCGGGAGCGGGACTCCAGTCTACGGCCTTGCTGCCTTCAACCAGCATGGGAAGAGCACACCAGTATGTCCCTACGGTTTGGAAACCGAAGAGGACCACTGCGGACGTAGGCATGATATTTTCAAGGACGATACGCTGCCATGCGGTTGTGATGTTCACCGTACGGATATCCGAGATGCCGATACGTATCTTCATAACCGAAGCTACCGCACCTTTGACATACATGGAGAAACTTGCCGGGGCGCATATCCGGCTGTTGATAGCCATAAAGTAAGTGCGCTGGCTGGCTGCGTTAGCGTCCGTACAGGCAGTATTCTGAATAACCTTCAGTGTCCTGTAGTTATTATAAAGAGTGACCGTATCAATGGATATGCTTGTTCCTTCCGCTATTACGCCTGTCAGTGCAGCAGTAAAATTACTGTTACGGATATAGTTACGTCCGGCTATTCGGATAGCGCCCACTTTACCTGTTGTATCGGTGGCAGCAGCGGCAATGGCGGCGTTCTTCGCGGCATCCGCTTTCGCCTGAGCCGTTGCCGCCGCGGAATTGATCGCCTCTGTCTTGGCGGTATTGATGGCATTCACCCAGTTCAGCGTTACTTCCGAGCCGAACTCTATCTTCCCGTTCGCCGGGTTGTAACGGATAAACTGGTTGCCCTTACCCAGCAATACGCTGCCTGTGGAATCAATGGCGAATGTCTTACATCCGTCCTTGAACCCGTAGATGCCGTTGATTGTCTCGGTGGCAACCGCCCCGGAAGCGTTTACGGTGCTTAGCGGGAACTTGCCGATAGCAATACCCGTTATCGTCCCATTCGCGTTCTTTGTTCCGGCAAACAGTTTGGGAGTGATGACCGACTGGGAGCCGATCACTGTTTTGGCACTGTTCCAGTCCTTCACCCAGTCCAGCATATTGGAATCAACGCCTGCCGCGCCGGTTTTCGCCTTGGCATAAGAGAGGGTAATAGTATATGTCTGTCCGGCAATCGTTACAGGAATAGTCACCAGCCCGCTGTCCGCCATGGTAGTCGTACCAGCGGCAACCGAGTAGGTAACCGTCTTGTTCGTGTTGTTCACGGTGATGGCGGAGAACCCGGCAGGTTTGGTAACGGCACCAATCGTAAAGTTCGTCAGGTTGTCGTCACCCAGCGTCACCTTGATGGTGGAACTGAAAGTGACCGCCTGTGAAAGGACGCCGTTATTACTTGCCGGAAAAATATATTCACCTACGGACTGGCGAATCGTGTAGGAGTCTTTTTGTACGAGGATGGTTGCTTGTCCCCGTGCGATCAGTTGTTTTTCCATTGGTTAAGGTTTAGTCTAATAGAATAGGGAATAAACGGGAAAAGGCGGTATGACACCGCCTTAAAAAAACATCAAACTTCCATATAGCACCTATTTGGAAATTTCACACATAAGAACACCTCTTCCCGTCACATCCGCCTTGGACACCGTTACAGACTTTCCGGTATAGGTCCTTACGACCGTTGTGCCCGCCGCGTTCCAGAGTTTCCAGGTATAAGTATAAGATGTCCCGGCGCTGTCCAACTCGTCGCCTCCCCGGTACAGAATGGCTTTGGCATCCACGTCGTTGAGGTTGTTCTTGATGGTGAATCCTTTCTGGCTGACGATATGCACCGTGATGGGGTCTGACATGTCAGAAAAGGAAATGATATCACAGACCACCTTATTGGCCGAAGCGTTGCCTGCGGAAGTGTCCGTGTCCTTGATGGCGCACTTGAATGTCTCGAAGTTCAGTACCGCATCCGCCGTGATCGTAATCTCATTGGTCGTCCATCCGGCTGTAACGCCTTTAGGGTTTGCCGATGTCAGGCAGGACCAACTCACACCCAGCATGGAGTTGTAATACGGGCAGGAAACGGACGCCCCCGAAGCGGCTGCGGTACTTAATGCGGAAGTCAGCGTCACCACTTTGGTACTGGCGTTCACGGCAGAAATGGTGTATTGCGCCGAGCCGACCGTTATCTTTCCGCCCGCTTCCATATTGGCGATATTGGCAACCGTTATCGTGGTGGCTCCGGATGCCGCTGCTGCGGTAAGGGTAGTCGGCGCGAACACGGACGAATCCTTGATGCCCCAAGCATAGGTGATGTTCGTATTGTCGATGGTTGCTCCGCGCCACAGATCGCAATGCGCTTTCAGGGCGGTCACCTCATCATTGCGAAAAAACACACCGTCAGGCGCATAAGCCACTGCAACGATGGTCGCGCCCGCGTTCAGGTGCTGCGTGAACTGGATATCCGAGCGGAAGGGGATCTCAAGGCCGTTGGCGTCAATGTAAATTGCCTCAAAGGAATAGCGTACCTGCGGGGTACCCACACTCATGTGGTTCGTCTTGACGGTCAGCGCATACTTGGCGGACGCCGCCCCAATCGTACATCCGTCTGCGCCTGTTGTTATTGCCGTACCATTCTTGTACCATTTGGCGGAACCGGATTTTACACCGGGAGTCAGGACCGCCGCATTTCCTACGGTTGTAATCTGGTCGGTAGCGCCTTTGCCGCTGACAAATAAGGAAGGAGTCAGCACCAGATACGGGGATGCCGTCCAGTTCGGGGCAAAAACGCCTGTATCCTTGTTATAAACTTGCGTGAGGGGCTGGTTGGAACCGACAAACGCCTGGAGGGAGACGGCATCATTCTGGTCGATGATGGTGACCTGTCCTCTTGCTACTTTAATAGCCATAGTTGATTTAAGTTTTAAATTATTGGATGGATAAGATTACTTCACAGTCAAATACCGCCTTGCGGAAAACATCCTCCCCGGTTATCTCCAGCACCTTGCCGGTATGGGTAACAGCGTTCCAGCGGGCGTCGTCTGCCGCATCATTGCCGGCACGTGTCCAAAGAAAATTCTTGTCCGGTATCAGATGGGTTACATCTTCCCCGCCTTTGAGTACGCGGGCGGACAAGGTGGTTGAAATGATACCGTTGCGGAATACATTCCCATTGGTAGAAGCGATATAGACGGAATAGTTGTCGGCACCGTCGTATTGTTTAGAAATGGTGAAAGATTCAACATATTCGGATTCATCCAGCGTAGCGATGTATCTGATTGTCAATACATCCCTGTCTTCCCAAAAATGTGAAACAGGTAGTAATTTAAGATAGTCCGAATTAGTTCCCGGTATGTCCTTCCAGTTCCCTTCACTTCCCATATACTGCCATCTCCTTGCCGTCGCTGTGAAGTTGTATTCAGTGGCAAAGAGGGTGATTTCCGCTGGTTCGCAGGCATCTTCCTGAAGGGCGTCCGCGTAATGGAAGAGATTTGTCCCGTTGATCGTCACATACTTGGTAAGCAGGTTTTCTTTTGCCTGGTCGTCGAAATCTTCCCAGCGGATAGTGACGTCCTGTAAAGTGATGGTATCCTTTGTCCACTTGAACCGTCCTTCCGCAAAGTAGCCCGTACCGTCGGGATGGATAACGAATGAACCGTCACCGGCAGAGATGGAGCCGTCCGCATTGAGTTTAAGGAGCGGGTTCTGTATCGTGCCGGCGATGCCGCCCCTTGCAAACCATGCCCCGTACTCGTCCGTATCCGCCAGCTTGCCGTCCGTAGCCTGGTAGAGCGTTGCCCGTTCCCCTTTTTCAAGTTGGGCGCAGCAGAACAGGACTCCGGTTATATCCGTAGCTATTTCTATCAGCAAATCCTCCGGTGATTCATAACGGATGACAAAGGGTATGTGATAACGTTTCCACTGATTCTCTATTTTTATCTCCTGTAGCGGGTGTTCGTTCCGGGAGACTGTCAAAGTACCGGATATCCCTTTTGCCCAAAAGGAGAAGCAATACTTTTCTCCCTGATGTGTCTCCGCCCAGCTTTGTGTTTGGGCAACCAACATAACACCGTCAGCAGGAATCAGAAAGACATCCCCGATACCGGCAGGCGGTTGTTCACCGATAGCCCTTTCCACCGGATTCAGGAAGTTGCCGTACAGCGAGTTTATCAGGCAATTCTTATGGATGCGACCAACATAGAAGGTACTGGCAAAACCTGTCTCATCTCCGGCAGTCAGTGTACCGGCTATGTTTACATCCCGCGTCGCATAGAACCGTTGGAAGTAAGCACCGTAACCTTCCAATCGTCCGAAGGTCGGGTCGATAATTCCCTGGATTTTACCCACACGCACCTTCGTTGAATCTGAGAAGGTAGCTATGTCCGAAAGCCGGATAATATTCAGTTCGGCTATCTCGCACCGGTCGCCCGGTTCCAAGTCGGATAAATCCAACTTGAAACTCCGCTCATACTCGGGAAGATAGTCTATGGTGATGATAGCAAGCTTGTACTGCCAGAGGGTTGATACCGCCACCGTTCCGCTTCCGTCTGTTTCAGTACCGTCGGCATATCCTAAGGAGAAGGGAAGTGACGGAAAATCCCTGGAAGCGCGTATCTTATAAGAAATGAGAATCCTTTCCGGATTCTCCAGTCCTTTGCCAATCGTTTGCTCCAGTCTGCATTTACCTTGTAACGGGATTCCGGTACAAAGGATGCTGAACACCCGGCTGCAACCGTCCTTGTATGGCAGGTATTCTCCGGAAAGTCTTCCTCCAGCCGCGAGTGTATACCGGCAGGCATTGTCATTGCGGGGATAACACAGGGACTTCTCCTGCGCCATGCCGTCAGTCACATCCATGTAAGGGGATTCGCTGTCCGATGCAGTCAGGTACATGGCACCGCTACGGTCTTCATCGAAAAGATTGGTTATCCGTACAAAGTCGAGTATCTGACCGTTTTGGGGTACATCACCATCCAATAACGCCCCTATAAAGTAGGGAGATTCCTGTTCTTCCCCTTCCAATGTGGTTATCTTGTCAATGCCTGTTTCCAGTACGGCCATCAGGGAGTAGACGACATTCTTTCCGTCGAAATACTGCCGCCTTACCACATCGCCCGTACGGAGTCCCTGCCTTTTGGCGGACTTGGGAGAAATACATATCTTATATCGGTTGTAATTAAGTAGAGACATTGTTTAAGGTTAAATTAAAGTGGTATGACCGTATCTCCGCTGCAACTGTCCGTTACCCATAGGGAGCCGTTCGTTGCGCTGTTTTTCTGGACTTCCAGCTCATAGACGCGCATTTTCCTGCGAACGACCACCTCGTCAAAGGTAGCCTGTATGCTGCCAGTAGCCTTGTTCTTCAGGATGGCCCAGCCCGAGCCTGCAAAGCCCGAAGAGAAAAACTCGCTACTGATACCGTCCATAAAGTACGCATCCCCATAGTGCCGGATGCCGCTTGACACGGAAAGCAGATAACTCTCTGCACTGAAGAATAGCGTCTTGTCCGCCAGCCGGGTGAATGAACCGTCAATGCTGATATGTCCGGAGGCTTCAAGCGGTTTATTAAAACCGAAGAAGTCAGCGTCCGTATGGAGACAAAAAGTATCGGAGTGCCGGTCCTGCCGTTTGTAAAGGCTGGTGGAAGGGACAAACGAGAAGGCAGTCTCATAAGGGTAAGAGGTTGTCTGACTGTTCTCACTGTCTGTACGGTAAACGGTTGAAGCGAAATGAAGCGCATCGTCTTTGCCATACAGGTAAGCACCCGAAGAGTTTCCCCAGCGCAACCGTTTATGAATGACAATCCCTTCATCCTGTTTATCCTTGTGATAGGATGTAAGCAGATCATCCCCGTAATTATGCCTGACGGTAAGCGAACCGGGGAAACAGGCAGAGCCGTACTTACTGATAAGTGTCGTATCTCCGTCAATATCCCATAAGCCTGATTGCAAACGGATTTTATTAGTGGATTCATTGCCCAAAAGTAAATCTCCACCCGCTGCCGCAAGCTGGATATCTTTCTCATCCAGCCGGATAAGAACGGGAGAACCGCTGATTTTGATGCCATGCCCTTGGGAAAAGGAAAGGTAGCCGCTAAGGTCAGCCGTATCCGAATGGATGGAAAGTACCGTCTTGCCGGCTGCGCCCAGATTTACGCCCTTTTCCGCTGTCAGGACGCCTTGTATATCCGTGGTATCTGTTACCTGAAGCTTGCCGGAAACCAAGGCGTCCAGCATACTCCATGAAACATCTGTGCGGTTGGCATTGCCCGCATGATACACATTCCTGCCACCCACCTGTAACAGCGCCGGTGTCATGTAGATACCCGTTTCCTTATCCTCTCCGATAAGAAGCTCGCCGGATGCGTGCAGAAGGGAGCTTCCGAAATCAACGCGTGTGCTTTCCAATGTTGTAGTATGGGTATCAGCATTATAACGGAGCACCTGTTTACCGTTCAGAAACAGATTTCCACCAAGTTTCAGGTTACCGGAAATGGTAACGCCCCGTTCTTGTTCCGCCTTATATATATGTAGGATGCGTTCATTGGCTATGCCGGCTTCAAAGCCATTGTTAGCCCGTAACAACCCGCTCATATCACCACCGCTCTTTTTCAGATACCCTAAAAAAGCACTACCGCCGCCCGTGTCACCTTCCCCGGATACGCCCGAGGCGATGGCACTGGCAAAGTTATAAGCCGTATTGCGCAAGCGAATGGATGTCTGGTCGCCTTCGGTGACAGTTCCGGCATCCTGTGCATTGAAAAAGTTATGGTAAAGCTGGGAATAGATGGCATGACAAAGGCTGTCCTTGTCCAGTTCCCCGATGCCAGGTAAAAGTTCTGTCATTGGGTATAGGAGGTTTTAGAGAGAAAATTCTGTATCTTGGAAATGAGTGAAGCGAAGTTCGGCACATTGATGGCGGGCATGGTTCCCATCAGTGTAGGGGTCGTTATCTTGCTGCACTCGGTCAGGAACTCCAGCATCAACTGTGCAAGCTGGTTGCCCAGTACCAACGGTTCGGTAGCGTTCTCATCACCGAGTGCCACCTTCTTATCGGCAAGGGTAACGGTCGTACTTCCCACTTTCTGCTGTATCTTACCGGTCGTCTGTGTTACTTCGGACTTGTCTACCTTTGTACTGATTAGTTCCGGTTCTATCGTCCGGCTGGCTTCCTTGCCGTTCTTGTTCTTTACGATGCTGGTAATCTTTTCCGCCGTGTACCGGGTGGAGCTTTCATTTCCCGTCTTCTCCAGCTCGTCATAATCGGGAGAATCATTGCTTCCCGCGTCCAGTTCTTCCGTTTCTGTCACGCCGATAACCGTTTCGTCATGGGAACTAAGCTGGATAACTTTAGCGTGGGAATAGTTCAGCACATAGGCATATTTAGTCGCCGCATCCGTTACAATCGTCACGTCCGAGAACAAGGTAGGGATTATCAGAAACCCACCGGAGTTGTCTTTAAGCCCGGCAAGCAATACACCTTTGTGGATGACCGGTTCGGAAGATGCTGTCTCATCGGGGAACTCTCCCACATCAATGGTTCCGGCATACTCTTCGTATTCACTGTCACCCGGATTGTCATGTACTTTGGCGACATAGCCATGTATCATACGCGCCGTACCGATGCCGCTTGTTCCTCCGGGAGCCATGTCGATACGCTCCACACTCCGTCCTAATGCTATCTTACGGATAGCCTCGGCTATCACTTGCTGACTGCCGTTACTTGTATTTTCCATTGCTTTGTATTTTTCTGTTTACTTTACTTTATAAGGCAACTTTATAACCTGCCTGTACCCCTTGGTTCCGAAAATCGTTTTTACCTCTTCCACGATATATACCCCGTTCTTGCTCGGGTTCAGGTCGTCTATCAGTTCCACCTGAACGGCGGAAGGCAGCCCGAAGTCACCGAATAACGTCAAGTTTCCGGTTATCCCGTTCAGGTTATAGCTTCTGAAATATTCAATGGCTTCCTCCACCAGTTTATCCGAATCTATCCTCATGTTCGGTGACATATAAGGCACTACCGTATAGGTACTCAAATCCACCTTTGTTTTGGTAGCCGCCCCCGATGCCGTAGTGTTACCTGTTATCTTATGTGTCTTTTTGCTGATCTGTGTGGCATTGATGGTCTGGAACTCCTTGCTTCCGGCTTTGCCCGCGTCATAGTCGGGATTCAGGCGTACCGTCACTTCAAAGAACTTCTCGTCCGCCCCCAATGCTTTGGCGGTAACGGCGAGGAACTTCGGGTCCACCTTCAGGACTTTCAGGTTGCTTTCCGCCACATGGTAATTGAAGTATATCTTATAGGGCATCGTATTATCACTTCCCGGAAAGGACTGTTGCGCCTTTGACGATGAATAGGGACGCCCTACGGCAATCCGGGGCATCGCATCGGGCGAGTTCTCATCATACTTCAAAAAGCAATACACTCTGTACTTGCTCCAGTCGTTGAGCACGTCGGCGACCGTGAAGTTATCCGTAATCTTGACCTTGTCGATGTTGATGTCAAACCGTTTGGTTTTGCTGTGTATCTCAAAGCCCGTATCTTTAAGCAGGTTGTATTTATCTCCCAGCACATCATTCACCTTGGTGGATAGCGGCGTCTCAAATTTAGGGGCCTGTTTGAGTTTGAGCTTATATGCCATGTTCTCGCACTGGAGTTCGAACAGGCTGTCGGAATTATAGGCCGTGACATAGCCGTCAAACATGTTCTTCAGGATGCCGTTATATCCCAGCTTGATGTTGATTCTCTGCCCGGTATGAAAGGTATCCTTTCCCACAGCCGCCTGTGAACTTCTCTTTTCAATGATTACCCCGTCTTCCATCACTTCCGTGGTGATGCGTGAGGCGTCATTACCCTCCAGAGTCGCATTGCCGATGATGGTGCTTTGGTAAACCGTCCCTTTAGGAAGTATCACCTTGGCGGTTCCTGTCAGCTTCTTATAGGCTTCCACGATTTCTATCTCCTGCACCTCGGTCAGTACAACCGGGTCCTGAATCGCCATCGGGCTAGCCGGGTCCGCATCCCCGATGGTTATTTTACAACATAGTACGTCCAGTGTATTTACAGCCATTGTTTGGTAAGTGTTAAGAGTGAGGAAGGATCTACGACTTTGGTTCCGAATTGAACCAGTTTAATCCACTTGTTGGTGTGCTTGATGGCAGTGTCCACCTTTTCTTGGGATGCCAGTTTCAATTCCACCGCCTCCGAAGGTTCCACCGCCACGCAGGAAAGCGTATAAGGCTGGATGTTGCGGCAGTCACTTGCCGGGAACGAGTAGTTGAGTACAATCAGCTTTTCGATTCTGAACTGGCGCAGGACGGTATTGTCACACTCGATCACACCCTTGTACTGCATCAGTTTCAGGAACTTGCTGACTTCGGCTTCCGGGTACACGTCGGGGTATTTGCCGGTAATCTTGCCGCTGATATTTATTTCCAGGTCGCCTCCCGAGATGAACTCCTTGCGGGTATAATCCCGCCCCTGTACGGTCGTCAGGACGATGTTGTTCTTGCTGCTGACCTGCACGTGTGGTTGTAAGTCAGCAAACGTGACCAGACCGTATTTGGAGTTGGTTTCGATTTTATTTGTCCCGGTATCAAAATACATCCCCTCGGCACTGATGGAAAGTTCCAGATAGTCCGGAACGATGTTGCCGGCAACGGTATCTGAATAGTTCTTCTTTTTGGCGACCGCCTGCTGCTCGCTGATTAACTGGTAATATTGCCCCGTCTTGTTGGCAATGCTGGTCTGCGACATGGTTTGCAGGTATTTGTCCCGGTTCTTCTGCTCCCAGTATTTCAGGTACCTGGGATAAGAGCGCAGCATCCCGTAGGCAAGTTGCGAAGTGGTCTGGACCAGCGCCCGTTTAAGTATCTGCCTGTCCTTGCTGAAGTATTGCACCTGTCCGTCTGCGAATTGTGACAAGCCCATGCCCAGGGCACGGCGGGCAGCGTCGCTGACATAGTTCTCCGCGCTACCGCTGCCGATGATGCCGCCGCTTAGTAGAGTGCTTACACCGATATTGATAAGTCTGCTCATTGTTAATTGGTTCGTTGGTTAAGTTTCTGGATTTATGAATAATTATGCATTCCATGACGCGTCAAAGTCATGCACCACGTCGATCAGTGTCTGCGCCAGTTGCTCCTTGAGGTCCTTTATCTCTTCCTTTTGTCCTTCGGTGGATTTCATCAGGTCGATGGTCCCCACGCTCAAGAGATTGGTTATTTGCACGATGACCTGCTTGGGTGCGGCGGATGAAAGCTTGCCTGTCCCGCTGTAATTTCCTCCGGCCATTCCGTCATCCGCCCCGTCGGTAGTTACCCGCATGGCATCCAGGGGATTGTCGTTATACCCCGGTTCATTGGAATAGAGCGAGGTGTCGAACCCTGCTTTTTTGATGATGTTCTCCGCTATCTGCTCGCTGCCACCGTATTTCTCCCGGAGCGTCTTCATCATTTCGATAAGTCTGCCCCGTACACGTCCCTTGGCGGCTAACAGGTCGCTGACCTCTTCTTCTGTCGCGTCTTTTCCGGCTTCTTTCTGTTGCCACTTTCCGTCCTTCATATAGAACCCTTCCTTGCCCAGCTCGGTAAAGTTGAACCCGCTTTCCCGCAGCCTGCGCATGGCACCCGGTTGTGACCGGAGGGCATCCAGATAGCTTTCCGCACCGACACGGATGGAACGCACGACCTCGGTGTTCTGGTAGCCCGCAAAGTGCGGGGTCCGCGCTGCCTGGCGGGCGGTAATCTTGTCTATGCCGGGATTGTAAACCACCTGCCCGTTTCTTACCGTGTACAAGCTTCTGTCAAGTAACTTTGGATTGTACTTGTAGTTATGGTCTATATTTTTTATAAAAGCGCTTACCTCGGAGGCACTGGAGAGCTTGCCCATCTCCGCGTAGGCAGAAATGATCTGCTGCTGCCCGCTCTTGCGGGCGATGATGTTGATAGCATCCTTCGCGTTCTTCTGGTAGGCGTCATCATAGGTATAATCGGGCGCCGAATGTGTCTGTGCGGCTGCCATTCCGGAGAGTAACGCCCTCCACCATTCACCGGTGAACGCCCCGATCTTCTGTCCGGATTCTTCTTCCAGTGTCTTGCCTTCCGTCACGTTCGCCACCGCCTCCTTGGTCTTCAATGCCTGGAGATAAGTATCCCGGAGTGACTTGTGCAGGGCATCTATGGAAGGATAACGATATTTCTCATTGGAATTGACCTCTTCCAGTACGGCATCCTTGGCTTTCTTCACCTGCCAGGTTTTATACGCCACCCATCCCAACACGCCGACCAGTGCGGCAATGCCTGCGGTAGCCGCCACCGCGCCCGCACCCATGGCGGACAACGAAGCGGCGACTCCTGTGATGCCTGTTCCGGTCACCACCTGGTTGGCAAAAAGGGAGGTAAAGGCGCTGCGTGCGGTCAGACCGCCCATCCCCGCCATGCCGGTAGAGGCGAGCGCCTGCATCATGGCCCCTTTACCCGTGATTCCCGCCCCGCGCAGGGCGGTGACAATGTTGCGCTTGTTGGCGAAGGACAAAGCTTTGACATTGATACCGCCGCCTGTCAGGGAAGCGATAAGCTGGAGCGTGGAAGACGCGACGGACTGTTTGCCGATAAAGCCGATGGCCACACCTAAGTTCGTTACCGCGCCCGCCAGTTTGAATATCTTCGTAGCGACAAAGCCGGTGAACAATAGCGGCTCTATCCAGTGGAAGTTGCGGGCCATCCATGTACCCAGGTTAGCCAGTACGGAACAGACATCCAGCAGTGCCCGCCCGATAGAGGCGATGCCCCGTGCAAACTCCGGAGCCTTGAACTTATTCAGGAAGTCCTTCAATATGCTTTTGATAACGGGCTCTACGACCTCATACGCCTGCATGAAGCTTTCCGTCAGGGTGGATGTCACCTGTGCCCAAAGCCCCTTGGTCGTATTCTGCTTGACAAGCGCCAGCTCGTCGGAGATGCCGTGTGAAGCGCGGTTTTGCGTGGTGAGTACCCGGAGCTTGTCGTAGTTCACCACGAATTGCATGGCCGCGTTGCCACCGATTTTGCTGAAGATAGAAATCATATCTTCCAGACTCGCCCCGGCATCGTGAAGGTCTTTGAAAATCTCTGCCAGCGGACGGAGCTTTTCCACTTTCTTGCCCGCTATCTCCGTGAATCGGGTAAACTTGACACCGAGCCTGTCCAGTGTGGCTTCCGCCTGTTTGGTAGGCTTGGCGAAGCGGGTGGACATCGCACGCAGGGCGGTTCCCGCCATGGTACCTTTCATGCCCGCATTGCCTAAGATACCGATAGCTGCCGCTGCTTCGGAGAAGTCCACGCCGGAGAGCTTCAGGTATCCGGCAGCCATCTTGAAGCTTTCCGCCATCTCGACCACGTTCACGTTCGCGCGGGAAATGGTGGAGGTGATAATATCCGCCACGGTGCCCATGCAGCCACTTTGGATATTATAGCCGGACATGATGTTCGTTGTCAAGTCGGCGATTAGCCCCACATCGTTGTCGCCTATGAGCGCCAGGTTGCTGATGGGGCGCATGGAAGCGTTGATGGTGGCGATGTCCATGCCCGCCATGGCGAGGAACTTCGCTGCCGAAGCAATCTCCAAGGCGGTGAACTTGGTGTCCACACCGATCTTCCGCACGTTATAGGACATTTGCTGGAAACGTGTCTCAAACGTGGAGAGGTCGCCGTCAGCCACCTTGAGGATGCTGCGGGCGGACTCCATGATATTGCTGTAATCCACGGCGGAGGAAAGTTCGGACTTGATGAACCCGTATGCCATGTAGGCATTGAACATGTTCACCAACGGCAGGCTGCGGATGGACGGACGCCGGGAGTACTGGAGGCGGTTGATGGCCGCACGCCGTTTGCCCCCATAGGCGCTTTCACCTGCGGCGGCCTGCCTTTGCATGTTCCGCACGGAGTTCAGGACGTTCCGCTTCTCTTCCCGTTCCTGTTCCCGTTTGCGGCGGGTGGCCCCAGCGGCTTCACGCTTTTGCCGGCGTTCCTCTTCCCGTTCCTGCCGTAGGATACGTTCCACCTTCGCCCGCTCGTAGTATTCGTAATTCTTTGCCCTGCGTTCCAGCCATTCGCTTGTACGCCTGAAAGCATCCTTCTTCTTCTGTATGTTCTGCCGGTATTCCGCTTCCTGCCGGGCTTCTATTTCCCGCATTGTGCGCGCTTCGCTTACTTTGGCAACCTGTTTCTGCTGCCACTGCCACACCTTGTCCGTCAGGATGGAGCCGGTCTGGAAGGGTGTAGTGACAGGAGATGTTCCTTTGCCGCTACCTATCTGGAAGGGCATATTGATATTGGATGCCGTCTTAATCTGCCTGAGAAGGCCGAGTATTTCCGTCAGGCGGTTCTTGGCAACATCAGTCCTGATATTGATTTCACGTCCGGCTTCCAGGCTGGTAAGGGCGGAGTTGATTTTGCCGATCACACCGGTAACCTCCCGCTGTTTCTCATTGACCGTCTTCAGGGACTGGGAGGCGGTCTTGCGGATGCTTCTCTTCTGCGCTTCCAGTTCCTTCTTGCCCACCAGTGCCTTTGCCTGTGAGCGTATCGTGTTGGTGTCGAGCTTCTGCCCGGCGTTGATGACCACGTTGATACCGGTTGTGAGCTCCTTGATATCCGTCAGTAACGTCTTGATGCTTCCCAGCTTCTTCTCGCTCTTACTGGTGTCGATGTCGAACTTATAGGTATATTCCCGCTTCCTGCCCTTGGGACGAAACACTTTGTCGATGTGCTGCATCATGTCATTGACGCTATTGACAGCCGGCATGAAGTTGCTGCGGGCGTCACTGAGCTGTTTCATCGCCTTGGCGAATTTCTCGACTTCCTGCACGCCTTCGGTAGCGGTGACGTTAATGCTGTAATTTACCTGATAATCTTTGATTTGGGTCATAATACGGATGCAAGGTTAGGTTCGGGTAAGAATAGGTGAAAAGGAGAGCGTATGATTAAAAAAGAAAAACCCTGCCGCTTGTGTGGCGGCAGGGGAAAACAAAGGAAATGAAAGAATGAAAAATGAATGAAAGTAATAAAGAATGAAAAGCCGGTTAAACGGATAGCGCGGCATTGGCGGCTTTGGTTATCATCATCTGGTTATGCAGCCAGAGGGCTTCTTCCGAGAGCATGGCAAAATCTTCGTCATCAATGGTTTCCAGGTTCACGCCGGGAAAGTAGTGACGCACATAAATCAGCCGTTGCCGGATACGGTGGTCGTCACGTACCTCCCAGCGGGTTATAAATTTACCAAAGTGCTCTGGCGGGTGGAGATGATTTCCGTGAGCTGCCCCATCAGGCCGAACAGGAACAGGCTTTCGTTATCTACCAGTTCCTTGTCGCCATCGACGAAACAGTCCTTGGCGAGCGTCTTCATCGCCATCACCTCGTCCTTGCGGGAGGCGACCATGAACTTGGAGAACTGGGGAAAGGTGGGCTCCGACATATAGGCCACGTATACCTCTTTTTCCCCGCAGGAGGTATCACCGAACACGACCAGCGGGTAGATTTTTCTCAGTTTCTTTTCCGCTTTGAGCTTGCCGGCTGTTTCCTTGATCTGCGCTTCCAGTTCGAGCGTGAGTGATTTGTCTTCCATAATAAAAGTTGGTTGTAGATTGGTTAATGTTCTTTTCCAAGTATAGGGGAACAAATCAGAAAAGGTTGAATCGGACTTTCGATTCCTTCCCGATGCGATTGTTGGTAAGTTCATACCCGAATGTATTAGTGTATGCAGATAATCCTTTAAGAGTTGGAAGGAAACGTTTATCAATATTTCGTAAATGAAGCACAATAATACCTAAGCATGAATCAAATTTCAATCCGGATTGTTATCTTCGAAAACACCTTCAGATGAGGAATTGGCTCGAAATATTCAGGATTGATGCTTCAAGCAAACAATTATTACCTTACGCTGATGATGGGATTCAAGCGGGATTTCCCTCACCGGCGCAGGATTACATGGAGCTAAGCTATGATCTGAACAGGGAACTTATAAAGAATCCTGCATCCAGCTTTATCGGGAGAGTGAAAGGGTTTTCGATGAAAGACGAAGGGATAGAGCCGGGTGATTTATTAATAATAGATAAATCGCTGGATTTGGAGGATGGTGATTTATGTGTTTGCTTTCTGGACGGAGAGTTTACACTCAAACGGGTCAAAATAGACAGAAGAAAGAAAACTGTATGGCTGGTACCTTCCAATCCCGATTATCCTTCGATAAAGGTAACGGAGAATAATCAATTTATTGTTTGGGGTATCGTAACTCATACGATCAAGGAAAACAGAAGAAAGAAAAGGGGATAAAATATGTATTCATTAGTCGATTGCAATAACTTTTTTGCATCTTGCGAAAGGGTGTTCCAACCGAATTTGAAGGATGTACCAATTATCGTATTAAGTAATAACGATGGATGCGTCGTAGCGAGAAGCAATGAGGCAAAGGCGCTTGGTATACCTATGGGCGAACCGGTATTCAAACTGGTTAAACTGATAGAGGAACATGGAATTGCCGTTTTCTCCAGTAATTATGCGTTATATGGGGACATGTCGCACAGGGTTATGACGATTCTGAGCCAGTTCGTTGAAGATATGGAAATATATTCGATAGATGAAAGTTTCCTTTCTCTAAAAGGATTTGAAAACTATGATCTGGGCGAATATGGAAGCAAGATAGTCAAGGCAATAACAAAAGGTACCGGCATACCCGTATCAATGGGCATAGCACCAACAAAAACATTGGCGAAAGTGGCGTCGAAATTTGCAAAGAAATACAGAGGTTATAAAGGCGTATGTGTAATTGACAGCGAAGAAAAGCGGATAAAGGCTCTCAAACAATTTGATATCGCCGATGTCTGGGGGATTGGACGCCGTTACCAGAAGAAACTTGAATATTACGGTGTTAAAACCGCTTATGACCTGACACAAAAAAGTGAAGAATGGGTAAGAAAGCAAATGACTGTAGTAGGTGTCAAGACATGGAAAGAGTTAAGAGGCATCCCGGCATTTGAATTGGAACCTATCGCTCCTGCCAAACAAACCATCTGCACTTCCCGGAGCTTCGGGGAGATGATAGAAGACTTTGATACCTTGATGGAATCCGTAGCTAATTTCACGGCATCCTGTGCAAGAAAACTCCGTGCGCAACGTTCCTGTGCGGGAATGATTCAGGTCTTTATTCATACCAACCGGTTCCGGGAGGATTTACCCCAGTATTATAACAATCTGATGATAACCTTGCCGACATCGACTAATGACCGGGCAGAATTGATCCATTATGCAAGATTGGCACTGAAGAATATATATAAGGAAGGGTATCAGTATAAAAAGGCAGGAGTGATCGTAATGGATATCGAACCACAAAACAGCGTCCAACTGAATCTGTTTGATGAACGTGACAGATTAAAACACGAGAAGGTACTTGAAGTACTAGATAGGGTACATAAGAAATATGGTACGAGAATATTGAAGGTAGCGGCACAGGGAACCGGGAAGAAATGGGCACTGAAAAGTGAGTATCTGTCAAAGCAGTATACAACTAACCCTGATGATTTTATTGAAATATTCTAATATATTCCCACAATAAAAAGATTGCGAAAAGTCTAAATTAAATGCTATTTCCTAGGAATATATAGCATTTTTTTGTATATTTGTATATGAAAAACAAATCAATTTAATGGTTATCAAATCTTACATAATGAATAGAAGATGTTTTTTCAATGTTGGAGATGCACTTTTTGCAATTGAGCAAATAGACGGACATAATTTCGTTTATGACTGTGGAGGGCAGAACATGAGTTTAGTAGAGAGTGCGATAAAAAAAGCATTCAATAAAGGTGATGAGATAGAAGCCGTTTTTGTATCTCATTATGATGCAGACCATATAAATGGAATATTTTTCCTATTGAAACACTGTAGGGTAAAGAGATTGATATTGCCAATGATGACAAATACGATAAAACTCATATTATTAATTCTACAAAATTATAAAGGAGGTTTGGATGAATTTATCATTGACCCGGAAGAATATGTTCGCAAGATCAGTCAGGAGACTAAAATTATTTTCGTAAATGATGATAGAGATTATCCTTCTGTCTCGGAAAATGTGCGCAATATCTCATTTGATGAGTTGTCCCAATTACCAAAAAATAGAAATTGGATCAAATCAGGTACACGAATAACTGATGACACTTCACTTTGTTGGGTATATATCCCTATGTGCATCGTGACTCTCACCTACAAGCAAGAGGTTGATTTTATTGCTAAGCTACATGATTTATTGGGGCTTCCAGCGCCGACGGGAAAAGTTGATGTAAAGCAATTTTGGAAAGATCATAAACTCTATGGTGGAGAAAAAGATAAAACATCTGATAAAGCATATATATTAAATAAAGTAAAAACGGCTATTCAGACAATTATTCCAGATTTGGATGATAAGGGGATAAATGCCGCAAGTCAGACATTATATTCTGGCCCATGCTGTCATTCAAAACCGATTAGAATAGGGTGCTTATATATGGGAGATTTTGATGCAAAGGAAAATTGGGACAAGTTAAAGCCTGTATACGGAGCCTTGCAAAAGAATGTCAGAATCGTTCAAGTCCCCCATCATGGGTCTGAGAATAGTTTTACAGATGAAATAATTGACATGAATACTCTAGCTGTTGTATCGGTAAACCCTAAATCTAAAAAAATAGCATTAGGTGAAACTATAACTCGTATAGCGAAGAGAAATGGTATTCCATTAATGACAGGGAGTAGAGGGGATATAGAAATAAAGTGTTATGATACTATAGCCTTAGTCTATGCTGCATCTGCTGAAATTTTAGTAGAATAATTGATGAAGACTGTATCTCAACTTGGATACAGTCTTCTTCTTTTTAGTGTTAGATCAAATTAATAAATTTAGCCATATATTCATAGTGGGACCAGTAATCTTTCAACTTTTGGTGATTAAAACAAACAGGATATTCTGTAAAAGCAAACAAAGCTCCAGGATCTTTTTCAAGAATTTGTAGTGGGCGAACAAATATGTCCGATGAATGAATTTCAATATTTTCTTCATTATTAAAATCCATTCTCCATTTTGTGGCATTTTCACTATACCAATCTTCTTTGCTGCCGCCAACGATTATGAATTTGAACCTTTTTACAGCACCAAATATTCGTCTCTTTTCACCTATATTGATGTTGAAATACCTTCTCCAAGATCTCACCTGTTCAATTGCATGATTTAAATCTGCACCAGGTTCATTTTTTTTGGTGAATAATTTCATTTTAGGTTTTTCAACTTCTAAAAGAATCCATTCTGGGCCATCTGAATTATCATTTAGCCATGCAAAATCACATCTCAGTTCACCCCCGAATGATATTTCTCTAAATACGGGCTGCATTGTAAACTTGCGAGAATGAAGTTCATAAAAGAGAAAAGAATTATCTTTTAAAATAGTTAGTAATTCTTCTTCTGAATTATTAGCATATGCCTTTTCTAAATCAGATTTAACTTTTGCCAAGTTTCAAATCTTTGTTACATCTTCTTCCATCTGAGTATTTTTTATCAAAGATAGGAAATATTGTAACAATATAAAATAGATGTATAATTTTTTATGAACCGATTACAATATCGAAAGGATTCAGATCGTACTCGTGCGTGATGTTCGTGTCGTCCTGCTGGCTCTCCATCGCGTCCTCGGAGAAGATACAGCCCTTCAGTGTCACGGTGGTTGTCGTCCAGTCATCCGATGCCATCGGGTTGGCAAAGGAAATAATAAGGTCGAACTCGCCGATGTCCATCAAACTGCCGTAAGTCGAGCGTAACATCTGTTGGGTGGCATAGTCCATTGTGATGGATGCCGTATAGGTAAGGTTTCCGAAACCACGGGACACGGGCCGTCCGCCCATGCCGTAGTTGCTCTCAATCTTTCGTTTCTTATTCCATTTGATACCGGAGACGCCTTCGAGCGTCGTGCTTCCCTCGTCAATTCCAAGGGCGGTGGAAGCGAGTGTAATCATGCTCCAGGAATAGGCTACATTATTGATAATTGCCATAGTATTTGTTTTTCAGGTTAGGTTATTTCGTTGTCAGGGATAAGCCCTCCTCCACATAAATCTTAGTCGCCACACCTACCGGAACCAGCACATATCCGATACGCAACGTGTCATTGAGAAGCACGTTCTGGTTGGCGTCAATCGTTACGGCATAACCGGAAATCTCCTGTGCGGTCTGCATCTTGGCAAGCACATCGGAAATTAATGTCTTGAAGGCGGTAATCTTGGAAGGCGCAAGCAAGCCGGTAGCCGGATTCACCATCAAGGGCGCGTTCACATAAGGAAGCAAGGCGGCGCGTACGGCACGACGGGACTTGTTGATGGTACGGTTCCGGGCAATCGTCCGGTAATCACCCGTGGAACAGGTCTGGTCTTTGGAGAGATAAATCCCGTTCTCCAGCCCGGCATACTTGATCGGAAAGATGTATCCTTTCTCGTCCAGGTCATCCAGCAGTGTGGGGGATAGTGATTCATACAGGTTCGTACTGATGAACTCTTCCTGCGCCGTCTGGTTGATGTCACCGAAGCCCAGCTCAATGGCCTGGAAGTCATCACTGAACAGGTTGAATTGCTTCACCCAGGCGATTGATTCCTGTACGTTGGCGCGTGCCAGACAGCCGAGTGCCGCGCCGAGAACTCCTACGGGCGTATGGTTCTTATTGCATTTCTGCATGGTGGAAACCGGTTCCGAATGTGCCTGCCCGAATACGACCGATGTACGGCTGGATTCACAGATGGCAGTCGGGATTTTATTCAGATCCACTTTCATACCTTCCGCCGTATCAGCTCCGGTGTTGGAACAGTTGGCTGCCAGAATAACCGAAAGCGGCTGGTTCTGTTCTGCCAAAGCCACCGCCTTGTCGTTGATACCTTTGACGAGGCTCAGGTTATATTTTTCCTCGGCACCGTTAAGCTTCCATTGCGTTTGTTCCGTCCAGATGCCGAGCTGGTTGATAGTACCGCCTGCCGCACGCTGCATAATGTCCACCGCATCCCAGCCGGCAGAACAGTCGGCGAACATCACATACAGCCTGCCGTTGCTGTCGATGTTGCCTGACAAACGGAAGAACTCGGAAATATGGTAGTACGGGATGCCGTGGAAGAAGTTCACGTTGTTCTCTTCGTCTTCGGTAGCCTTCACCCGCTGGATGATACCAAAATCTTTAATGGCGGATTTACGGTTAGTTACATAAAGCACGTCGTTGAGTTTGACGTTGTTCTCGTTGTTTTTCCCGTAACCGGCAGTAAAGAGTTCCGGTTGCAGGGACACGTCAAACAGCAACCCTGTAACTTTCTCGTTACCGGTGGCTCCCGTGTAAGGGATATTGCCGTCCGTGTCCTTGATATATACGTTTCCTAACATGGATGTTCAGATTTAAGGTTAAGGTTGGATGAAATAAGGATTCTTGTAGAGGGTGGCCATTTCGCGCAACTGCTCCGGTGTATCCGGGGTATAGACGCCGCCCTGTTTGTCTACATACAGTTGCTCGTAATTCGGAAACGTCTGCAATACGGAAAGCACGTGTGCCTCCGGTTTGGGTTCGTTTTCGGTTACGGTTTCCGTCTTGGTTTCAGCGGTGGTTACTTCCGGTTCCTGTACGGTGGTAAGTTCTCCTTCCGGTTTGATTTGTTTTGCCATAGTCAAGGGTAAGGTTTAAGGTTTAAAAAAAGGGGAACAGGTCGTGTTCCTATTCCCCTGCCATAGAGTTAAGATTGAGGTTGTCAGGTGGTGGGTGCCTTCTTGTAAGCGGTGTGTACCACAATCTCTGCGGGACGGACGATATTCACGTCCATTTTCATACGCATCTGGAAGAAGAACAGCTCCGAGTTGCTTTGCAGGCGGTCCACCTTCAGCACTTCCGTGTCGTTCGCGTAATCCACGCCCATCCAGAGGTTCGAGTCCATGCCGGTAGTGAACTCTCCCAAGACAATCGTATGTTCGGGGATGCCTACCAGCGGAAGGATGCGTTTTCCCTTGAAGCGGTAACGGTTGATTTCCGTATTTTCGGAGTACTTCACCATCTTGTCACTGACATACTGGTCGTATGCATCCCACTGTTCAAAATTCATTACAAATGTAAGCCCAGCCTTCTTACGGATTTGCTTGGGACATTTCTTCCACATACCGTAGAGCGCTTTTTCCACAGCTGCCCCGTCCGGAAGTTCGGTATTGCCTGCAAGCACACACTGACCACCCGCGATGGTTTGCCGGTCTGTGGCATTGATGTTGTCGATGATGCGCTTGACCACTCCGTCAAAGTACTTCTCCTTGTTCCGACCGATGATGATGGAATCTGCCGGACAGGTAATCCCCGCTGCCGCTGAACCGCCTTTGGCACTTGTCCAGATAGCGTTACCTATGTACTCATTCTTTTTGTCAATCAGTAGGCGCAGCATCGTAGCTTGAATCTTCGGGTCGAGCTCACGGAAGACGAGGTTGCCTTCGGGTTGGGCGAATTTCCAATACTTCTCGTAGTCGCGAGGGTTAAATTCGAGATACACCATGAAATCCTGCGGAATCAGGTAGCGCTCTGTAAATTCGTACTCGTTTTCCCCGTTTTCGCCCTTGACACCGTGGCTGCTGGTGGGGGTGGGAACATTGTCCTGGATGATGTCGCCCAAGCGGATGCTGGGCAAGGTGTATTTGTGCTGGATACCGCTCTTGATGTGAATCAGTCCTTCTTTAAAGGTGTCGTTTCCCTGCGCGGTATAGGTGAGCAAGTCTTCGAGGACTTCACCGTTGTAGCCGTTCTGGAGAAAGGAAACCGTATTAGCTGCTTCTGCCATGTTTTATAGTTTAAAGGTTTAGGTTAATGGTATAATGGATTGTCAGGACATCTTCTTGAACTCGAAGCTCTCACCGACAACGGCGTTCACTTTTTCCGCCATCTTCTCTTCCGCCGTCCTGGCCGCTGTCTTGGCTGCCTGCACATTGTCCGGATCGGTGGCAATCTCATGGGTGATCTTCTCACGGGCGGGGATGGATGCCAGTGTCTTTTCGGCCAGTTCGTAATTGGAGCCCGCCATTTCCACCCATTGCTCCTTGTTCTCTTTTTCGATCTTGCCCGCTGTGACAGCATCTTCGACAAGCTTGTCGATACGCACTTTCTTTTCATCGGCTTCTTTCTTTTCAAATACGCTCAGTTTGGCTACCGTCTCCGCCAGGTCTTTTTGCAGGTTGCCGATGCTGGCGTCCTTGCCGGCAATCACTGTCTGCGCGTCCGTCAGTTTACGGTTAGCCTCGGTAAGGGACGCTTCCACATTCATCAGCGCGGAGATATGCGACATGACATCCGTTACCTCGAATTTGTCTTTGATGCCCAAGCTTGCCGCCACTGCACCCAGTTCAAAAGGAATGGTTCTTTCTTCGTTCATAGTATTCAGGTTAATGTTCTGTTGTGCAGGAGTAGGATGATTACCGGCTTCTGCGGTTATTTTGCTCATTACGTTTTGGATATCCCCTGCGTCTTCCAGTCCCGAAATGCTGTTCTTCACTTTCTCACAGAGTTGGGGGCTGGTATGCAGGATGTTCTTTTCCGGTATGATACCGGCACTGACTGCCAGTGATGCATCAAAGTAGGTACCGTCCTTCCCGGTTTCCCCCGCCATGATGCTTTGTACCTGTTCGGCAGTCAGGGAAAAACGTTTGCGGTAAATCGTTTCAATCTGCCGTGTAAATGCCTTGACGAGTTCGGAAGCTTCTCCTTCTTCCGCTGACGGCAAGAACGGATTGTGAATCATAAGAATAGAATAGTCGCGCATCAGGGAGCGTTTTCCGGCTGCCCAGAGTACCGAGCCCATGCTCGCCGCCATGCCCTCGATGACACACTCGGTGTCTATGGTCGAATTTTGAATGGTGGCATAAGTTGTCATACCATGCAAAACGGAGCCGCCCTCGCTGTTTATCAGCACTCTGATAAGCGACGGGCGGATGACCGTTTCGAGGTACTCGAACTCTTCATTGAACCGCGCCGTGGACTGGGCGGTCACCTTGCCGAAGAACCGGATGGATGCCGCCTCGCCGGGCCTGGCTTCTCCGGTAACAAGTTGAAGGTCGTTGATATTCATAGTTCAGGTTAAGGTCGGTTTAGTTTAGGCTTTTTCCAAGTATAGGACTATTAGGGCCAAAGAGTTTATTATCTGTTTTCCTAACCTTCACCGGCACCTGTAAAGCCGGAAGTTTCGGAATAACCGGGCGTCTTGTGGTTACCGTGGTTCTCTTCATCGTGTTTCGGCGCGTCATCGTGGTTGGTGAATGGCGGCATGACTACATACCTCTCCACCCATTTGCGGTATTTCCAGGTGGAAGATTCACGGAACCACACTTCGTAATCCACCCAGTAAGCTTGCAGCATATTCGAGGTGGTAGGCATGTCGAAGTATAGGAGGTTGCAGCGTTCGTTCAGGGCGGGCTCGTAACTTTTAGCGTCCTGGATAGCCACGTTGATACGTTGGAAGACCCGAAAGGGCTCGCACTCCATCCCGTCATCGCCGTTGTTCAGGTTGTTCAGGATGAACCGGATACGCATCGTCGCCCTGCCTTCCCCGAGACGTTGCTGTTGCACCAGATAGCGGACGTTAGTAAAATGGATGAATACAGCCGGGAACGCCGTCTCGTATTCCATATTGTCGGAACGGATAATCCGTTCAAACTGCCCGTTGTCCATACGTATCGTTTTGAAGTAAGGGGGAGTCAAAGGGTTTTCCGGGTTCTCACGCAGGGTGAGCAAGGTCCGGCGTACCGCTTCGTACATATTCACAAAAGGGTTTTCCGATATCTCTTCCGGGATAACAACCTCTTTTCCGACGAGAATAACCTCTGTGGTGTCTTTCTTGGTTTCTTTGTCTTTTATCATGGGAATTTCTTGAAGATGATAGGTACGTAATGTTCGTTGATATAGTCATCCAGTCTGTCGGAAAAACCGATAAACTGCCGCTGGACCGGCTTGCGGGTGGAATATTGATTAACGGTGTAGGGAGTAAGCCTTTCGTCCGTGTTGTGGATAGCCGCATACCCTTTGCCTTTCCTGTTACGCCCTCTCTCTCCTTTTTCCGGATAACTTTGTTCACCGGTTTCTATCTCATAGACATACTGCCGTTTGAAGCCGAACTCGTGCATCTTTTTCAAGGCACCGTGGTCCTTGTCCTTGAAGGAGCCCTTGATGCTGTCCTTCAGCCTGCCGGTATCAATCATGGTGGGATGGGTAAACTTCTTGCCCCATTTGGAGGTACGGGGTTGCCAACAGTTGCCGCTGGCGTAAAACCCACCCTGCGCGAAGGACATTTGGAAGAAACGCCGGGTGAAGGCACCGGCTGTGGTGGCGAACTCCGAAGCGTTGTAAGCCAGCCGGCTCGTCAGGGATTGCCTGCCTGCCTCCGGGCCCCACTGCGCACAAAATTCTGCAAGGCTTATTTTTGGCATAGAAGTCTGTTTTTTAGTTTTCGTATGATTGTCTGTACCTTCCGGTTCTTTCTGAAGGCGGAAGTAAAATAAGGATGGGCTTCCGAGAAGATTCTGCCTTTCATCGCAAGACTTTCCGCAAAGACCGGATTAACCTTCTTCCGGTAGTCAGCGTCAGTCTTCAGGGAAGCGGAAACGAAGGCTTCATTGCCGTCTGAAAGCAGGTAGCACCGGCATCTCCAGTCAATAGGCGGGATAAGGTCTGAGGGGAAGTTGCTTTTAGTGAAAGTAAGCCCTTCAAGGGCCTGATGAGAGTCCCTTACACGCTCGTCACCCTGTGTCATATAGGTAATCAATGCATCGGAAGACCGGTTTATCCACCATCCGGCTACTGCGGCGGCATACAGCACCTGTTCGTTTTCCGTTTCCGCATACGTCAGGTTATACTTTTCACAGATGTCTTCGTAATCCTCAAAGCCTTCATCTTCTGAATGTTTGAGAATGTCATCCATCATGGCATATTCCTCTGCCGCCGCAAACTCCACAAGGTTGTCGATAGCGGCTACCAATATGTCCCGCTTCTCCTTGTCCTGTAAAGTGGTGAAGTCGTTATGGTTCCTCAATAGGTCCAGCGCCCTGTCAAAGTCCATTTTAAGACCTTCCAGTACACGGGAGTAAAGGGAAGCGGTACGCAGTAGGATGATCACTTCCATGATATGCCATGATCCGGCGCTGTCTTCCAGCGAGTCCATCAGGCGGCGGAAGACGGCAAGGATAAGCGGGTATTCCTCCTTCTCCCCGTCTTCTTTCAACTCGATTCGGACGGCGGATACGTTCTCCATGTCGGGGAGCGGGTACCCGCTTAGTCGCTCCCCATCAGAAAAGACGCCACGTTGCTGCTCCGTCCGTGACCGTACCTGCGATAATACTCTTCCTCGGACATGATGTGCCTGTCGTGGGTATTGCCTTTCTTCTCCTTGCCCATCCCCATATCCATTTCCAGCAGGTTCAGTTGCTTTCCCACAATGATGCCGAACTCTTTCTCTATTTCGTCCGGAGCCACTTCATATTTGTCGGTAATCAGCCCGTAGAGTTTGATGCGGTCCTCGTTGTTCATCTCGATGCGGTTGGAGTACTTGAACTCCAGTCCGTCCCTGATATAGCCCATTGCCACCAGGCGCGGCAAGACCTCTTCGTTGAATATGTTTTCGATGTAGCGGCGATATACTTCAATACGCTCCCGGAAAATATCCTGATGCGCCTTGGTGGAACCGACATAGCTCTGCATCCCGCCCGCCATGGATTCGGAACCCAGAATCAGATTGGCTACCTCTTTATTGACAAACTCGATCAGGCTGGTGTAGATTTTCTCCGAGTTGGACATGGTGAAAGCCTTGATTTCGATTTCGTCTTCCAGCCCCGTAACGACGACCTTGTTCTGGGCGGCGTTGGCAATCTCATTCGCCAGCCTTTTGCGGTCGGTGTTGCTTTCCGACACACTCTTTCCCACAATGATGGGCTGCCCGTAGGTATGGCTGAAATTCACGTAGTTCGCCACGGTGAACTTCTTGGCAAGAATCAGGGGCGTAGTTGCCGAGAAAAGCCCTAAGTCACCGGAATTGATAAGGATATAATTCCGGCGGTAAGTTCGGGAGTCCAGGTTCCAGTTCGGGAGCCAGATACCCTGGCGCTTGACGACCGTATGTTGCTCCGGAAGCACGTTACGCCTCTCGACGATGTTCACCTCCGCCAGCTTTCCCGTGCGGGAATCAACCTCCGGCATGATTTCAAGCAAGGTGTAGCCGTAGAGTTTGGCTTCCACGATGCCACGGATGATCCTGTCGAACTGGGTACCCTGGATTTTACGGGTTTCTTCCACGTCCTTGACATACTTTCCTTTCTCGTTCATGCGGGCCAGCATATAGCGGTCGCCGAGGATTTGCGACTCCAATGTTTCCAATACCGAGCGGATATGGGCGTCCTGTTGCAGGCAGGCGTCGTAAAGGTCAATCAAATGGCTGCGGTCATCCAGCACCGTGCCCTGCACCACGTTTCCCCGGACGGACTTGTACCGGTTGTTGCGCTCGATTTCGCGCACATATTCCTGTATGGTTTTCTTCGAGGTGCGGAAGATGCTTTCCAATAACTCGCGGTTAAACGAGCCTTCTGTGTTTACATGCATAGATTTAGAGTTATTTAACAAGGTATAGGGGAAGAACGGTTTTGAAAGTTTTCTTTACAAAATAAGTATTGATAGGGAGATTTCGCAGATATGGCAGATAAATCAGTGCTTTTTGAGAATAATTATATTTACAGTATAAAGATGTGAAAATGACGTTTAGAAGTCCGGAAATATCGCTTTAAACACCTTTGTAATCAGAATCAGGCAATTTATAAGATGATTTTTTTAGCGGGTAAAGAGATATATTTGTAGGATGTTATTTTTTAATAATAATTTTAACAATTATGGGTAATGTAAAATCAGACTTTTCCCGGTATGAAATTCGCTATCGGGAATTTCCCGAACTGTTGTTTACGGTGCGGGGAGACGGATGCGAGTATTTTGACGCGTTTCTTTACATCAAGAACAAAGGCGATCCCGGCGTGCATTCCGTACAAAGTTTCAGGATGGCGTTCTCACATTGGATTGATGCCGTCCGTGACGCATATTCACTTTCCGATGAAGATATGTTCATCACCGCCCCGAACGGGCACCAATTAATTGATTATGCCTTAGCCCTGCTGTTCGTCGCTTACATCGACCCCGCCTTTGGGGTATATATGATGGAACGTATGTCAGACATGTTACTCAGAGGTATCGTCCTATCGGATACCTTCTTAATCCTGATGGCTAAGGACCGATTATCGAAGGAACAACTATAATTTAATTGAGAAGAAAATGAGTAAAAACTCGTTTAAGTCGGCTCAAAGAGTGCTGATTTTCGACGGGACCGGGAGATTTGTGTCCAGGGTCGGCTCCATGCAGGCTGCGTCCAAATTAAGTTTCGTCAAGCCACAGTCGGTTTCGTTCGCCTGTTCAGGCAAGTATATCTCCGCAGGAGGTTTTTATTACAGACGCGAAAACAGTAACGTCAAGCTGGAAGAAGAAGACTGGAATAATCTTAGGGTGACCGAGTATGACAAGCTGTGCGGTGAGAAAAGGACTTACCACAGCCGTAAAGTGATGGCGAAAAAATATCAAGCCATCGCGGATAAACTAAATCCCCCCAAACCAAAGAAGAAAGAACAAAAGAAATGAATAACAAACAACTGAAATACGACGAGGTTGAGTTCAGAAACCGCCCCGTCAGAATAACGAGAGAGGACGGGCGCGTATGGCTGTGCCTGTATGACCTGTGTAAGATTATCAAGCGCCCGGTGATGATGGAGACGAAGGAAGCGATGGACCTATGCCCGTCCGCAACGAAGATTGTCTTCCTGACGGGTGTCAAGCCGCTATGGGCCATCGTCCCCCGTGACATACGCAAGCTCGTGCATCTGGTGAAGAAGGAAAACTCGCAGATGAGAAAGCTTTGCGGGGAACTGGAGACATGGGCAGGCAGGCTGAACAGTGATATCGAAGCTGTCCTGAAAGAGGCGCCGGTGGTATTCAACTATGGGGACCACCCGGTAACCTTCAAGACAGCGAACGGCAAGGCGATGATTAACGCCACCAACATGGCAAGATGCTTCGACGTACAGCCGGCGGAATGGTTGCATAAGGCTTCCACGAAACGCTTCCGTCGCTCACTTGTCAATGAAGGGAAGTCAGTCTCCCTGGATGAACAGGTGATTACCAACCGGGGAACAGCCGGAGGGACATGGATGCAGGAAGAACTGGCGGTCGAATACGCCCGGGAACTGTCTCCTGAATTTTCGATCTGGTGCAATGAACGCATCGGGGAACTGATGACACATGGCGCCGTTTCTCTGGATAACGCATCAGCCGTCCGTCATCCGCATGGTGGGCAAACGGATGTACCTGTAGAAACCTTTCCGGTACCAAAGACCTTCGAGGAAGCCCTGTTGCTCGCTGCCAACCAACAGAAACAACTGACGGAGAGCCGACACAAGGTGGAGTTCTACAACCGTTTCATAGAAGACCGTGACTGGTTCAAGACAACCACCATTGCCGACGAGTTGCAGGTAACGCCCAGTATGCTCAACCGGTTCCTTGAGGAAGAAGGGATTATCCGCAAGGAGAAAGGACAATGGGTAGTACCGGGGTTCCACTCCGCACTCCAATGTGAAGTACCGTACTATTGGACGAATGCCAAGGGTAAGTCATACAAGATGGGTGGTGCACGCCGCTGGACACAGGACGGACGGGAGTTTATCATCGAGCTTTGGAACAGGAAACATCTTAAATAAATGGCTATGAATGATATCTCGGAAACAACGACGGAGAAAATCATCCGGATAACCGGACGTAAGCCTGTGGCTTGCCGCTGCGCTTCCTGCCGGAACCAATGCAAGCGTGCCCCGTGTCTGGGTACGCCGCAGGACATCTGGGCGCTGATCGAAGCCGGATATGAGGACAAGCTGGCAGTGACCGCATGGTGCGTGGGAATGGCGGTGGGAAAGTTGCCGTTTCCTATTCCCATGGTGCAGGTGATACATACCTCAGACGGCTGTGTCTTCTTTCAGGACGGGCTTTGTGAATTGCATGACCGGGGACTCAAGCCCACGGAAGGACGGCTTTCCCATCATACCCTGACGGAAGAGAACTTCGACTTTTCAAAGTCGCTTGCTTGGAACGTAGCCCGTGAATGGCTGAACGAGAAGAATGTACCCTTGATTTTAAGGATATTCGATAAGTTCGGCATCATCGGAAAATAAACAAGGCTACCCTGCGGTCTTTTAAGGGCTGCGGGGTATCCTATTATCAACACATTATATATATAGGAATATGAAACTGAATTTGATAGAAGACAACGGTGTACGTTTTGAAATGGACATCGAAGATAACAAGCTGATGCTGGACATGGCAAAGGTGGCTGAATCATTAAGAAAGGATGTGCAGCCGAAAGTCTGGATGAACAAGAGAAGCGTGAAGGAATTTCTTGACCTTACCTGCAAACAGATGGGATGCAGGCCGGACAAGCTCATTCATGAGGTACGCAAGGTGGACGGGGCAATCGAACTATGGCTCGAAGCCTTTGTGGCGATAGAATACTTGAGATGGGCAAACGAAAGATTGGCGAACTGGTTCGCGGAAAAGCTGAACGAACTTATCAGTGACGGAACCATATCCTGTGATTAGACCATGACTGAACTAAGGATATTGGACTTCAACGGGACACGGGTCCCGATGGTGGTCGGTGAAAGAACCGTGCTGGTATGCGTTAGTGAAATAGGCAAAACCTTCGGCAGGGCCTGGCAACCGTGCCGCTGGCTGGCTACCCAAAAGGCGAAGGAGCTTGTCAGGCAGGTTTCCGGAACAAGGAGGATACGCGTGGAATCGCTTGTCATCGTGTGCCGGGGTGGTGTCATTAACGGTACGTGGATGTATTCGGAAATGGCGGTGGCGTATGCCGCGTGGTTCTCTCCCGAAGCGGGTGAATGGTGTGATGCCAGAGTAAAGGAGATAATAAGGGGGGAAATTACCAAATAGCTGCTATTTGGAAGTTTCGAGAAAATATTTTTTCCAATTAGCTGCTCAATCAAGAAAAGATGAGGATAATAAAGGTCATACACGTGTATCTGATTTTTGAGAAGCGGGATTATTATTTCGGCAGCATATCCGCTATTTATGATACGCTGGATGAGAATATTGTCGGTATAAAGGAAAGTACATTAATTCATTCGAGGTTGAGTGAAGGAAGCTGCATTCCTACCAGGCGGGCAATAATCAGGCAGTCGCACTTAATCAGAAACAAAAGGAAGGATTCTACATGAATACTATGAATTATCGGAAACAATACAGGAAATGATTCAGGCAGGGGGACTTCTTGCAGGTTTCCCTTGCTTCACACTTAAATTACATAAAACGATGGAAAGACAATCACGATACCTCAAAGGGTATTCCTGCTTCAACTACGTGATGAGCAGTGAGGCGGTTTGTTTTGTCATGCACTTGCTTGATGTCAAGTACCTGCATGACAAGGGTTATAATATATGCTGGACGCAAGAGGAATATATCGAGAGGATGGGCATGGGCAGGAATCCCTTTCTCAAGTGCCTATATGAACTGAACAGGATAGGCTTGCTGGTAGATACCCCGGATGAGACTGGGGAGCGTGTGGCTTATACGCTGAATATGCCGGCCTATGACAAGCTCGTCAAGATTTGCGGAGCCACTTATAACTCGCAACGGCTGAAAGAGTTCCTTAATACGGTAAGGAAGACAGGACGCAGGCTGAAAGACATCCCCGACAGGGAGATCACTCTTTTGGGGTCGGTTTCCGGAAGGGGCGGCAAGGAAGCCCCGTATGTCAAGTACTATACCGGCTTCTCCTACGCGTTGAGCCCGGACGAGATTTGCCTGTTGATGCACATGGTGGACATTGAGTTTCTTGCCCGGTACAAGCCCGGTTCTTTCCGCAAGAAGGAAGAATGGCTGGCGAGGACAGGCATGAATGAGCCCGTATTCGATAAAAGTGTAAGGAATTTGGAAAAGTTGGAAATGATAAGGAGAACTACCGCCGAGGATAGAAAGCCGTTGTTTGTAATTTTTCCGACCGGCTATGACAATCTCGTTGCTATTTGCGGAACCACTTACAACTACCATGCGCTGAAGGAGTTCTTCACATGGTTCATACAAAAACAGAAAAGGCCGCTGAACAACGTGCTTACCCATGAGATTGAAGCGTTGAAGCACTATGGGCAGAACCATGGGGCGGTGAATTTTCCTTTCCCCGTCATGCCGAAAATATCGAGGCTTTAGGCCGGCTTTAGTTCGGCTCGTTTTAAGGGGCGTTCCGCTTTGCTTTTGGATTGGCGGAATGTCCCTTTGCTTTTTACCACTCTTCGTCTCGTACAGAGCAGATAAAACGGTAAATGCGGCGGCGGGCCAGTATATCTTTTAGCCTTTTATTCCAAAAGGCTAAGTTTTTTTGAGCTGGGAGGAAGTAGTCCTTGTATCAGCTTTGCCCTTCTTACCCTTGGCGTCATATCGAAAAGAAAGATGAACTGGAAGGAGATTCTACTTGCTTTTGATTGTCCTTAGAAGCCCCCTTTCATAGCTTTAACTCTTCCAGATAACAAGATTGAAGGAAGAAAAGAAGATTGCTGGGAAGTAAGGCGCTTGTAATCCTAACCCTCCTTTAAACTCTTTAAAGTTTCCTTTTTCCTTAATTTTGAAGAAAAAGAAGCAAAAAGAAAAAGAATATAAGATATATAATAACTATATAATAAGACATAATAGAGAAGACAAAAAAAGAGAACTGAAAGAAGACACTAATGGAAACCCTAATAGAGAAGACAATAGTGGAGACAATAAGAAGCTAATAATGAAGACTAATGAAGACTATAGGAAAGAGTAACAAAGAATTGTGGAATTAGGAAGACTAAGGGAGTGTTGTGTAGTAGGAAGACATTTGCCTTCATACAAACTTCACTACGTTCGTTTGTATGAAGGTAAATTCTTACTTTTGGTTCTTTTTTTTCTTTAGGAAGAAAAGAAGAAGATGGTCGTAAGGTATATTGAACTCGCTAAAGCTCGTTCATATACCTTACTTTGGATGGAAAATCCGCTTCGCGTATTTTCTTTTTTTGGAAGAGTTAGTTTTAGGGATTTGAAACCTGCATTTTAAGGGCACTTTAAGGGAATTGAAACTTATACGGTAAGAGTTTGAAACCAGTACAACCCCTTTGAAATCGGTAAAGCATGATACGATACCCTTCCCCAAACTTCGCTCAGGACAATCCCCAGGACTACCCGCAGAATCTCCCCCCCCCCCGGTACATTCCCCGACGGAAATAACGTCCTAAGACCCAAGTACTTCCCCCGGTAAGCTTGAATGATACTCACGGATATTTCCAGGTATAACCGGAGAAAGTCCCGGTATGAAGCTAAAAAGGGGATTTAAGGGTAAGTAGAAAACATAGGAAGCATAAATGGAAATTAACATGTCGGATTTTCCACTTTTAAAGCCCGTAGTTGGATTTTAATCCACGAAACGATAAAGTTATCCACTCGAAGAATAAAGTTGAAACATGAACCTTAAAATAGCAAAATGGAGAATATAACAATTTAAGGACATAAAGGCTTATGTCCTCGAAGTGGAAGCAAAGATATTGAAAAGAATCCGCAAAAGCAAGAATACAAGGCTTATTTTCAGAGAATTAAATAAGATTCCATTATCAATACCCGAAAGAAATACTTCCGAAAAGCAAGATTCAGGAGGATTCCCAGAACTACTAAGCATCAGTTTCACCCTTTAAAGCGCCGCCCCTTAAAAACGCAGGGAATCGACTGGGGAAGCCTGAACGCATCCAACCGTAACCAATCATTCACTCTGATCTTCGACGAGGGAAAGCGACGAGAGGAATCCAGATTAAGACGATAAGCTGGAATGATAGTATATTGATATGGAATTGCCTGTTGCAGTATTGACAGGAAGAATAGAGAAAATGTATAAATAATTCCAAATTGACACCATTCACAAGTTTGCGGTGTGCCTCAAAAGAGAAGAATACACAACACAAATAAAGGCTCACCATTCTATAAAACATTTCCATATAGGTGCTATTTGGAAGTTTCGATGAAATAATAATTCAGAATAGCATCCCCAAAAGAAAGACTGCAAACTTCCCTGACTTCCCCGAGCTCACAGTTCAATTTATCATTAGCATTTATTAACTATAAAATCTCACCCATAAATCAACTTTCCCGCAGCCCGCTTTCCTATACCTGATAAACACTTAGTAGCAACCTGATGTAAGGGATGACTTGCAACAAGAAGCCGAAGTGGTAACACAATATAATAATAGGTGTGGAATCAGAGATAGTGGAAGGTATAACGGGCAAATAAAAGCATTAGCGTTTATTGACAATAAAGTTCAACCTAAAATCAACTTTCCCATAATCCGCACTCCTATACCTAAGAAACCCTTATTAGTAACTTAAATAAAGAAGAAGAAAATGGAACTGAAAAAAAGAATGACGTATGAGGAAATGGCAGAGTATTTCGAGTCTGAAACCGGGAAACTGGCAACCAAATCAGGAGTTGGCAAGTATGCAAAGCAAATCGGGTTCGAGGTTTACACCCCTTACATCGACGGCAAGAAACTGTTTTTCTATGTGAACGCCAGCATCGGCAAGAGAGTAGAAACTGCCGGTTCAGAAAGCTAAATTAATTAATTGATAGTTGTGGGCGTATTATCGCCCATAGCGCATATTCTATAGTATAACATTAAAATCAATTTCATTATGATTACAACCGACGTGATTTTCAAGTATGGAAACACAAACGTTACATTTCACACGGGAGGTGAGGATGTGATGATTAACGCCACAGAAATGGCAAAGTCTTTTGGAAACTCAAAAAAGCCCTCTTATTGGTTACATACCAATCAAGCAAAGGAATTTATAAAGTCACTTTCCAAGTCGAAGATTCTTGACTTGGCAGATTTACTGGCGGTTACCCATGGCGGCGACAGTCCCGGTACCTGGATGCATGAAGACCTTGCGATGGAGTTTGCCCGATGGCTGTCCCCGGAATTTGGGATATGGTGCAATAAAAAGATTAAAGAGCTTTTAGACAAGGCACAGTGTCTTTGATGGAAGAACAGAAAAAAGTAGCCGATCAAACAATCAAGGAACTGGAAAATACAGTGGAAGAACTCACGCCCGATGCCGAATTTGGAAAATCCGTTCGCCACAATTCAGACAGCATACCGGTTACCATGTTTTCAGATTTTCTGGTAAGCAACGGATGCAACATCGGCAGAAACTAGCTCTATGAATTTTTCGGTGAAAACGGCTACGTGCACAAGAAAGGAGAAAGCGACCGCAACTTCCCGACGAGAAGATCAACTCAAATACGGATACTTGAGACTCGCTATCCCAGTTCAACCACAGAGTTCGGTCCGACCGTTTATGTGACACCAAAAGGAATCAAGTATTTCCTGAGAAGAAAAGGGATGATCGAAGCCTTCATCGAAAGAAAAAAGGCGAAAGCCACAAAAAAAATAATAGATATAACCGACGCTAATTGTTGTATCTAATCATGGAAAAGGAAGGCAACCAGTACCGATTGGTCTCCCTTTTTACTTCTCAAAATATCCTTTAATTGAAAGCAGATTGTCGCCTCGCCAAACGAATGTATATACCTTCTCGTTCCAATCGACATTTTTGTTCTGTACCCGACATCTTGAGCGTAGTATCGAAATCAATCGAATCCATTACGAAATCTAGCTGTTCTGTTTCTTGTTCAACACCGGCTCGACACTTTGCAGGTCTTTTATAGGTATTCTGCTCATTATTTTTTATCAATTAGATGCGTGAAAATACAGGCAGATTTATTAACTTTGTGGAAACTTTGAATCATTATGTATATCATTGATAATACTACAGAAAATAATCATCATGCTGAAATTGAGAAACTAGCCTCTATTTCGGATGAGATTGTTATTGTTAGTCCATTCTGTTTTGGCAACTTCAAATACTTTTTTGATAAGTTTGTCTCACATAGCAACATTCAATCAATAACGCTCATCACGACACTTCGAAATGAAGAAGCAATGAATAAAATCCCCTCTTTACTATCCTTTCAAAGTGAAGCTAAAAAGCTGAACATAAACAATAAAATATTCATTAATGATCGTCTTCATGGGAAAGTCTATCTATTTAAAAACGGGAACACTAACCAAAATGCTATAATTACATCTGCAAATATCACTCACAATGGATTAAGTCGAAACCATGAATGGGGATGTTGCTTGTCTGATACGTCTGCAATAGATCATTTAGAACAAAATATCAACTCTACTATCCATTATCAATTGACAGCAGATGTCATTCAAGATATTAGCTTAAAACTTGATGAATACAAAAAGGAACATCCTAAACAAACTCAAGAAAAATCATGTATAAATATAAACGACTTTATAATCCCACATATTTTTAAAGTAGATTTAGATTCGGATACACGTATATTTATTAAACCCATTGGTTCAACAGACGAACCCATCTATGATGGCGATTATTCAAAAGAAGAAGAACAGTATTTTTGCAAAAAACGCCCGAAAGCTGTAAGAAATGGAGATTACCTTATTTCTTATGGTGTTGGTTCTCGAAAAATAATATCCGTTTTCAAAGTGACCAGCGAAGAGCCCATCTATTCAGGTAATGATGATGAGAGATGGCCTTGGTATGTAGAGGTTGATAATGTTACTCCTAAACTTGGTTCTCAGTGGTTTAATAAGAATCTGTACATTATGGATATAGCCAATGAATATGTAGAGATGTTTGGTTTAAATCTTACAAATAACGGAGGAAGTACATTAGGAGCATTACAATGGGGAGTTGATAAAATTCAGTTAGATCATAATTTTGGGACATATCTAATGGAGTTAATCCTAAATATTGAAGATAGGATATAGCATTATCCACCCAATACATGCTGAGTCAGCTTTGTTTTTAAGAGAATTAACATGGATTTAATGCATCACCTTATCGCTGCACAAATATGTATAGCGGCTGATTAACTATAAATTGTGATTAAATGAATAACATTGCATGTAAAGGCTATGCATATAAACCAGAGCTTGGATAATTGAAAATCTCATCCCTGATGGCAATGAAAACAACTAACGTCACCATGGAGGATATAATAAAAATAATTCCAGCTATTAAGGCTGTATAAAATAAAATTCTTCCTTTTTTATAATTCGGTACCGAATATTCTACATTATCTTTGATACAATTTAATTTCCACATAGTACGGATTAAGCGATATCTTTCAGTCGGCAATTTACTGAACATTGAAACTCCAATCATCAGTATCCCTAGGGACAATAGTACTAGGGATTGGGCAAAGACTATTTCCGCTAATGTTTTCATGATCTGTACGGTGAAAAAACAAGAACAGGCACAAGAGCCTGTTAAAGACGCCCTTCTTTCCAATGTTTATAAGAACACCGAACAGCCAAGTGCGCACTATGAGAATAGCCACAATTCCGATAGTATAATGGGAGGGCTTTTCTCAATTCTTAATCCCGAACTGGAAAATCACCCGAAAGATGATATGCCATTACCACGCCGTAAGAAAAAGAAGAAACGTAGGTACGGTAGGTAGATATAAGTATTATTTATTGAAGCAAAGAAAAGAATCTCTTTAAAAAAACGCATTTTTTAGACTCTATGAAAAAACTCTCTTTTTCTGGAATCTATTATTGAGTTCCATTCTGTATTTTTCCAAATTCTTAAATTTGTGGTATCTAAATATTGGGTTATTTCCTATCCTGTTACCGTTTGATTTTCTGTTTTTTCAATGATATTTCTAACATTCAACAACAAATCGTTAATCCATTTTGTGGTAAAAATATTGCATAAAATCTTTTGTCAACTCTTAGTTTAGTCTCTTTGATGTACTTTAAATTCTTCTTGTATTTTATATAAAAATGGGACATAATTACAAACATCGCCACTATATTTCACGGATTCCATTTTTTGCTGCCCAAATCAAATGGAATTGTCATAAAATGATTCATCTATATTGCAGTTACAATTATTAATTTCATCTGCGACAAAGCCCGCTAAAAAAAAGAAGAATCATTTTATCACAATCTTCGAAAGTTAATTCATTACCATCTTTTCTTAATTTTCCTTTTAACCCTCCTTTTGAGGTGGAATCATGTGATCTGCTGAAATTTTCATTTGAAGTTACATACTGAAATTCAAATACATCTGAAATTAAATATGCTATCATTGCATGACCTGCTTCCTGCAATGCTGTATCATTTTCATATGTTAATGCCATTGGACTATTTGTTATTTCTATAACCCAAAAATCGTTCTTTTCTGTCCTCCATTATATTTTGAGTATAATCGCTGAAGTGTACTAAAACATCATTTCCATCGTCTTTTCCCATCAGAACTCCTCTAATTGTAACATAAAATATCTGCTCAGTAGAAATATCTTTGATGCCTATCCTATTAAAATAGGGTTGGTCATTTATAATCCTAATGTTAAGAGCATTTAGTATTGGATGTTCATGGAGCATCAAAAGAACAGTTTCTGGCATTAACCATTCTCTGCCAATTTTAACTTGCTCATTAAATCGCATCGTAGCAACATCATTTCCTTTGACTTCAACTTGCAATAAAAAAGTACGTTCTGCCTTATCAAGAAAATTTATGAAGTCTAAGTATAGAACGAAGCTATTGTCTACTATCCCCCAGTTAAAAGCAAAATCAACGACTAATCCATTGTTATAAAAACGTCCCATATGGTCATTTGCAATCACAGAAAGCGACCTAAAAAGTTCAGTGAAGCCAGTATTGAAATCTCCTCTAAAATCGGCATATACCTTTTCTCGCAAAAACATTGGTATTGTACAGTCTTCCAATAATATTGGTATAACAACCACTTGCTTATTGTCTATTTCCTTTATTAACCCCGCATTGTGTTCCTTGCGACACCATTCACTCTCAACATAATTCTTAGAAAGCACAACTAATAAATGAGACGAATCTTCAAGACCATTCTGTATTTTGTCAATCAGAGAATCTCCGGGTTTCATCTCCCATTTATCCAACCATACGCCAACACGATTCTCTACCAATTTATTTGACAATTTTTCAACGAAAGATTTGTCCTTAGATGAGTAACTTATAAATACGCCCATAGTGATATAATTTTAGTTTGAATAATTCATAGGTGGCAAAAAAGCGAGGAAGTATTTTGTCTTATCGACAATATTTAGTAATTTTACTGTACTAAAAATCAAACAACTAAAACGACTTCCTAGTGGACAAAAATAGCCCATTATTCCCAGATTTGCAAGAAGAAAAAGTTATTTCCTTCTCCAAGACGCTTAGCGGTAAAAAAAATCAAGGTAAATTTCGATGCTCCCGACCTTTCCTCCAATGGTGGCTTACTGTTTGCCAGTGTCCATAATTGTGCCTGTATTAACAAATATCTTTGGAAATAACATAGTGCGATTCGACTAACGACCGTCCTGATTCATCGTATCTTTGAATAATATCATTAATATTTTCCATATTATTATATGTTAGTGAATGTTGTTCCTATTGGTAAATGTTGTATTTATCCAAGAATAAATATATTCCAAATATACGAATAATAAAAAAGATTATTGGAAAGGAAGAAAAATCAGGTTTTCACTCACCAAGAAAGATATTCTTTATTTTTTTTACATAAAACGGACTTAGTATGAATCGATAGTTAAACATAACGAAAAAGGGACAACCACGAACCTATCAATACTTTGCAGCCATTTCCTTGCAATATAACAAGTAGTATTAAGTTGATAGCCTTTACACTTATTTGTATATATAGTAACCGCAAATCCCTTTCGCTGTAAAGGTTACCCTTCTCTTACGACTTATTCAACATCAGTTGGGCAGAGTATTTTAGCATCTCAACTCCTACTTTCAGTTCTATCAATAATTAAGAGCCGGATTATTAGCTTTCCAATAGATAGTACGGGGATAGACAGCTTATCTCTTGTCAAACTATAAATGCCTTTCTATAACGATTGTATCATTTCCCAGCACCGCTGTTCATCCCTTCAGTATTGATGCGATTTAACACTTCATTTTCCATCTATCTTCTTAAGATTATTACTAAAATCGGACTTGGGAAATTCCCCATAGGGCGCGTATGGCATCCGCAGTACCCCAAGCACCCACTCGATTCTTTTTAAATTTATTATATTGTTTATAATCATGTAATTACAATCCTTACTTTGTCATAAAGTAAGGATTGAATTGATTGACTACTATCAATTTGAAAGCAAAAACTAAAAAACAACCTTAAAATCACTGTTTTAGAAACTACTATCATTCATATTATCCGGCGTTAAAACATTGATTAACAGTTGATTGTATCAATTTGCATCATTATATTACAATCTGTTATAAGCTTATTTTCGTTCAAAAACTATTAATTGGCAAAAACAAAAAAAATCAAAGAATTTTTCATTTGTTCTAATTGATTGATTTACAGTTATTTATCCTTTCGCCTACGCGCGTAGGCGTACAGAATTGATTTTAAGGGGTTTACCTTCGATATTGATAGAAAATATTTCTCTTTTTATTTGGTTGTTCTATAAATATTTCGTTTTGTTGTATGTCCTCAAACGGAAACGAGAGAGGACAAAAGCAAAAGCAAAAATCGTTCTTTCAAATTTTTACTATCGACTTGAAAAGGTTCTTTATCCGCAAACGGAAACGAAACGGAACAAATAAAGAACTTTGTAGAAAGTCACTCGCAAAGATAAGTACTTTGCATTGTGAGGCTGAAACCGTAGTAAGCTGAATTAAATTTCACTCACATAAAACGAAACGTTCGCTTATTGAATAATCCGTTTTGTTTGGCTGAATGTATTTTTATACGTCTGTTTTTCCGTTACTCTGTAAACGGGCGTAGAATATATTTCAGTTTTCAATTGCAGAGTAACAAGCAAATTTTTACGCTATCCTGATACAACGTACATAGTACGACGATTCATGAGGAAAGTTCGACTCTTTCCTTATGAACAAATACACTTTGGGCAATGTCGCACAAAGTAAAAACTGTACTATTATGAAAGCAACAACATCAACAGCAGCGTCTAATTTTTCAGTAATCGCTCCAACTTCAACCGTTACTAACAACGTGGATTCTCAAAACGTATGTGTATTAACCACAGTACAATTCCTGGGATTAATCGAAGCTATGCCGTTATCCAACGTAGTTTTACGTGACAAGAAATCCGACAGGTTTATTGTGCTCAAACGAGTAGAATTGTTTGCCGCAAAAGCTATCCCCACAAAGGACGAGCTTCTTAACGCCTGGAAATCCATGTATTTCAACACGTGGAAAATGAAGTTTGAGATTGAGAAATGTTCGCATGAGAGCTTGAAAAGCGGTAACTTGTTTAGAAACTTAGACCGCTTCGACGTCGCTATGTACCTTGCAGGAAAAAAAGTCTTTGATACAGCCGAATACAATTTGGATTTAGTTGAGGGGAAAGTCGGACTTACCCCAAAGTCAAAGGTGCGTGAAGATTTCACAACAAACAAGGAACTGAAAGCGCATTGCTATAAAGTGGCTGAAAGCGCATGGAAGTTACTGAACATTGATACGCTGATTACTAAGGCTTTGGTGGATGCCGATAAAGAGGAAACCGGAGCTAAAGAAGCTAAGAATGTCAAGGTAACCGGAGCTAAGGAAACCAAAACTAAGGCGAAAACGGAACAAGTTCAAGTACTTGCGGAAGTAGCTTAACCCACACACGGTGAACATACCGGATACCTCTTATCCGGTGGTGCGGCATAGCCCGGAGGTTCGATTCCTCCGGTGTGTGCAAAATAATAATATGAGCTATCATGGATTACAAAACATATTGCGTGGGAGACTACATCTCCCAGCTTGGACGTGTCAAACGTTCGTGTAAAGCAAAGCCTAATACATTCAACATACACTCGCGCCAGAAATATCTGGGCGTAAACACGGTGAAGTATAGGGTGAATAATGTCCTGTTCTATGACGTGTTCCACGTCGATGTCCAGGCAGATTACGTCGGAATATTGTGCTGGGAAGACATAGAATCGGTACGCCAAAAGTGTGACACCCTTAACCGCATCGGTGACGTAACAGCCACGTGCGGTGAACTGGACGGGCGTACCGTGGTGAAGCTTGTACCGGTAAAGTTCCTGCAAGTAAACCGTTTCACCCAGGACAAACACGGCTGCACGGTGAAGAGCGAAATATACCACATGAAGACACGATGACGTTATTCTTGTGTCTTGTTTTGCGAAATATATTTACAGATTAATCAATTTCTTTAGCTTCTAATTTACTTCGATATACACTTACTTCTTGGCGTCGTGAGGATGCCGCATCCACTTCATAACACGGCTGGCATAGTGCGGTAGGACCGCTTCAATCACACTTAGCTGTGTGAGCTATACCCCGGTGTTATCCTCCCGTTTGGCGGGGGTACGGTGGCAATAACGAACTAAAAACTTAATACGATATAGCAATGGAAAGAAATTATCCGGTAGAGCGGCTTTGCCACCAGTGTGGTAAGGTCACTGTAATCTATGTGCGTGAAGAGGACTATAACAAGCGAGTAAAGGGGCGCAGTCCGGCGCAGAACTGCTTCCCTTATCTGACTATGCCCGAACGTGAGACTATTATATCGGGTATGTGCCCTGAGTGTCAGAAGAAGCTGTTCCCGCTCAACTACGACAAGGCCGGCAATTGGGTCGGTTATCACGACATTCCATTCTAACCACCCGCAATTCCTCGCAATCTCTCACAACGCTTCACAACGGTGTTATATGTTAATGAATACTAAACATTGTATGTGGTGTCACCTAAACGGTGGCGGGGTATTCCTACACCTGATAAACAGCGAGGAAATAACAAGAATCATAACTAATCATCAATTAATAATTAAAATCAAACAAGTATGAAGACAATCGTAAATGACGAGCTGAAAGCACGTCTTAATTTCGCATCAATCAACGGTAGTGTAATTGCAACAGACATCCTGGAAGTACTCAGACAAAACAAGGATGTGACTGAAGTTATCCGTGGTACAGCCAATTACTTCAACTCCAAACGAGTTAAAAGTAATGCCGGTGAATATACCAAAATGAAGATTATATTGTCGGCGTGTACCAAAGACCTGAACAATGAGAACTTCCCGGACAGGCTGAACCCCCGTGCTCCGTGGTTTGAGGAAAACAGAACAAACTTGGAGCCGTCCACTTTCATCAGCTATTTCAAGGACTTGCCTGATTATTCCAGTGAAGACATTGAGTACTTCTCAAACGCTATCTGTGTCAGCAGCAAGGTGGAGATTAAACTGTACGACAAGATGAACGATTTCATTGATGCCTATATTGCCGACAACTATGTTCCATTTGCCCAATATGGTGACAACAGCGTGTTGCATAATTCCTGCATGAGACATTCCAACCTCGTATACAGACTGGGAGATTTCTACTCCAACTTTGCCGGTGCAAGCATCCTTGTCGCCAGAGACGGAGAAAACAATGTGCTGGGACGAGCCATCGTTTGGAAGAAGGCAGTCGGAAAGTTTGATGGGGAAGAAAAAGAAGTGTCCGTATTAGACCGGGTGTACTATTCTCACTCTTTTGTGATGAAGCTGATATACCAATATGCCCGGAAAAACGGCATCAACCTGAGAAAGACAATAAACGATTATTCCCACAGAATACAGTTTACCGTGTTAAACCCCATAGAGGGCGTGGATATGGAGGTAGGTGATAGAATAGACCAAAACTTGAACATTTGCGTACCTGCCACCAAATGGCATAAGAAAGGAACGCCCTACCTGGATACCTTCTGTTATGTAAATATTACAGAAGATGGCAAAGTACAATTGTCCAATGAATCAACAGAAAGATGTGTAGCTACGTGCCAACAAACTTCCGGCGTCGCCAGCCAATGCAGGCATATCTGCCCAAACTGCGGTGATGTGCATACCGATAGTGAATACTTGTGTTATACATGCAAAAAAAGACTTATCACAAAAACCATATTCGGCGACATGCTACTGGATAAAGTCAAGAGCTACAACGACGTGAAATATCCCGCCAGTTTCTTCGAGAAAGGCAGACCGTCCGCACATCTGGAACTTAACCTCCAAATTGCCAAGCTGTTTATAACGGCTTAGTCCCCCACAGTTCAGTTATATAAGAATCCTCACCAACAAAAAATTAAAAACATACATCATGGAATTATTGAAAGAACTATATGGCATCTCAGCCCGCACGCATCAGGAAAAAGACATGATCGCGTTCGTTTCCCAAAGATTATCAGACCTCGGCGTAACCTTTACAGTGGACGAAACAGGTAATATCTACGCCACCAAAGGCAACGCTGATACTTACCCGTGTATTGCCGCCCATCTGGACGAAGTGCATGAGGCGAGGGAAAAAGGTTACGAAGTCCTGGTTGTCAGGGATGAGTTCATTATCGGCTTCAATAGCGGAAAACGAGAGTTCAACGGTATCGGAGCTGACGATAAGAATGGCATCTGGGTATGTCTGAAATGCTTAGAGAAATTTGATAACCTGAAATGTGTATTCTTTGTTGGTGAGGAACAAGGATGTATCGGCAGTCGTCAGGCGGACATGAAGTTCTTCGATGACTGCCGGTTCGTACTCCAGTGCGACCGGAAAGGAAACAGCGACTTTATCAGCAACATCTACGGGAACTCCCTTTGCTCATCCCAGTTCATAAAAGATGCTTCCCTCGGGAAGCATGGATATAATGAAGAACGCGGGATGCAAACCGATGTCCAGACCTTGCGCCAAAGAGGGATGGAAATATCATGCGTTAACATCTCATGCGGTTATTATTACCCTCACACTCCCCACGAAATGACAAACATAGCCGATCTGAAGAAGTGCCTCACGCTTGTGGAGCATATCGTTGAGAATTGCCGTGAAGTATATACCCATAAGGAGGTACGTCCCCAGCGTCCGGATTACATATCCGATTTTTTCTCCGATACTTTTCCCGCTCGTTCGCAAATGCAATCACAAACGCGGTATGCCGATCCAAATACACGGAAAAGAAAGAAACTCTCCAAGGCAATCAAGGAAGCTGCCGAAGCTTGCACCCGGAACCAACGCGCAGAGGCAAAAGGTAGAATGAGAAGTTTCTTCTCTTTGAATCCGGACGGCAGGCTTAGCGTATTCGAGGTTATCTATGCGGACTTCTTCCCACGCTTGAAGAAAGAAGACTTTGACAATATTTACAAGGCGGTCATGAAGGAGATGGCATCCGGTCGTAAGAAACGGAGCACTCATCCCTTATATGGCAGCTTGCGTAAGATTACAAGCAAGCAAAAAAGTAAGGCAACAATCTGACTAACTAAATAAAGCGAAAATATGATACCAGTACCAGTTATTGATTGCAGCGGCTGCCACCTGAACGATGGCAGCGGCTCATGCGCGCCGGAAAACTGCCACAAAGTTGAAGCGTTCTGGGAGCAACGGAGATTTGAACTTGCCAAAGCGGCACTACAGGTTTCTGTTCTAAAAATTACATCCTGTTAGACAAACAAGATGACGGATATCTATGTAAACGGGCATTCCAGTGTGCGGATAAGATGGTCAAGCTATTAAGAACAGAATCACCCTTAAATTCAGATTAACAAAATGAAAGTAGATGTATATGAACCACTTGCCGAATTTGCAGGCAAAGAGGATTCCTGGGCTTGGATTCAAGACTATGCAGAGGATGAAGAGTATGAAGAACTGGACGACATCCTCAGATTCCTAAACGGTGAGATAAAACGTAATGAACTTCCGGAGTCCGTTCGTTCTATGGATGCCGAAGAACTGCGGAGAGAATATGCCCGTAGATTTCCGGTCATGTTGGGTAAAGTATTCCAGGCAATCGGCAAAGAACTTGAGACTGGAGAACTAAAAATGGATATAGACTTCACCAGTCTTCAAAAACTGGCAGACTAAGAGTAACTAAAAACAAAAAAGATGGAACAGAAAACCAAAACAAACGCGGACGGTTTTGTCTGGCTGGTAGTAGACCACGAACAGGCACGTAAACTTTATAAGGCTGATGCCATATCCCTCTACACCTTATATAATGACGAGTCGGAAGCTCTGATTGAAAGCGAGGAAAAGCTGGAAGAAACTATTGAAAAGGGATTGCAGATTGGGATTGAAGTAGGCTTCCTTTCTGATTTGTCAGCCGCAAAATCCGCAGCCGCTAATAGGCAAGAATAAGAACTTTAATAGCTAATAGCAACCAAATAGCAGCTATTTGGAAGTTTCGATAAAATTACAATTCATCTAAAACAATAACTAACCTCATAAACTTATGGCAAAGATCACGCAGAAACAAGTCAATGACATCAATTCCAAGTGCAAGAACGGATTCACCTTTTACACCCGTGGATTCGTGGAAGCCGGCAGGAAAGAACTGATTAAAACTATCATGCTCAAAGAAAATGAGAAGATGGTTGAAGCCAAATTGAGATGGATGGAAGAAATCGTCAAACAGAAAAACCTACGCGGACAAGTAGTTCCGCAACGCACAGGAAATGTTGTCTCCATGCTTTGTGTCTGTGTCTGGACATCAACAAAAGAATCAAGGGCATGGATAAGTTGCGGGTTCGGAAACAAGCATGTATTTAAGGATCGTCCTTCCACGAAGAAGATGACAAACAAGTTGTGCGAAGTATCCGGGCTTGTCACTGACAAGCTTATTTGCTCACTTCTTCCGGACGAGGAATGTAAGGAATTTAAGGCTCTCGCTAATCCGGAACAACCCAAGTAGTCACGAAGATAATATTGCGCAGGGCTTAGTTTTCGATGCAAACTCTTTGAGAATGTGCCGCCGAAAGGAAATCTGAAAGAGGTTACGGGATTGGTGAAACCTTATTCACCCGCCGGGCTGCGTTACGCCTGCCTCAGTATGACATGAAATATGGGTCTGTCCGCGAAGGAGTGCTGGGTGACAACGAATAAATCAGAACTTAAAAAATTAAACAAATGGTACTTAATATCGTGAAGAATAACTTGAGCGCCTCTGATATTGCCAACTACGTGAAAAGAGTTTTCGACACCTCAGAGGTTGATGTACAAAAAGAGCATAGTACATCCGTGGATATCTCAGTGACCGGAAAGAATGTCCTGCACAGTCTGGAAGGACTAAAAGAGCTGGAATACTATTTCAAGGACTATGATGTAAGGATTTACTAATAAACAGAGAAAGGAGCAACTTATGAGAAGTAAAATGTCTTTAAAGAAGGAGGTGGCAAGCATATTGGACACCGCCGTGATTTCCGGAAGCGGAAAGGTTGGACGCACCCGGTATACGGCTAACAATCATGATATATATGTTGCTGAAAGGGTAAATGAATACGGCCATAAATGTATGTATCATTTTGAGGGAGACTATAAGGAAGAACTGTTGAAACGTGCCGCCGCCATCCAAAGGGGAACGCCCTGCAAATTTAAAGAGTGGCAGAACGGGAACAGCACACAAAAAGTAATGCTCTTCCTGAAAGAAAACAAAGAAGCTTTACAGGTATTGTCTGACATTAATTATCTGATGAGAAATTACAACTACGACGTACAAGAGGCTTGTGGTATTTTATTCAAGGATAAAAAGAAACTGCCTTCCTGTTTTCGTCTGGATGGTAAAAACGGACGCTCTAAAACACCAGTCTACCGCTTCGATATGAGCGGTTACTACGGGAATAGAAATATCGAATATCTTATCGGTATAGTGAGGATTCTGCCTAAATCATACCTGAGAGGGATTGATGGCAGCGATGATAGCAATAACAATGGTAATTAACTTATAAACAAATAATACAAAGAAAAAGAGTATGAATGTAATATGCACAAGATGCGGCGGCACGGATGTTTCCTGCGAAGCAACAATAAATCCAAACACTAAAGAGTTCAAAGATTACACCGACGAATCATTCCTGTACGGTTGGTGCGAAAGTTGCAAAACGGGAGTCATCATATCCGACACGGACGAGATACAGGTGGAAATGCAGAAGAAGTTTGATGAGTTCGTCAAGAATAACAGTAATGAGCCACATTATGCGAACTGCGAAATTGTGTGGAAGGACACGGACGGTAGCCAAGAGGTAAAAATCCAGCTCTCGGGAGATACCGGCGAGGATGACGACATGTTTTTCTACTGCCAATCTTTGAACGGGCTCAAATCGCTGGCAGCTTTTGGGTGTGAGGATTTCATCGTGACAGAGATAAATAGTTTTGAGCGGTTATTAGAAGTGTGAAAAGAAATGAAAGAGATTACAGCAAGATTGGTATCAACAAATAGTACACAAAGATATTATGAACTATCCTCACCGATTTCTATTGGTCGAAGATTTGGCAATAATGTTGATATTGCCGCAGAACTTGAAGAGTGCAGAGAGAAACGGATGAAGCCGGAGTATAAGCACCTTCTCCGAACAGACGGATGCCATATTGTATGTGTGTCGGATGCGCATACCCACATTGAGAGGCTTGTGTTCGTTGGTGAAAAGTTTCCGTCAGGTTATGGCCGTACCGATATTCAAATAGACGGCTCCCATACCATGAAAATACACGGCGGCGATGAAAGACATGTTTATCCCGACGAAGTGTATTTAAGGCATTTGGGGATGGTCAATGGAGTGAGAATAGTCTTAGACAAGAGTGATATTACAAAAGAAACCAACACTACGGATTATGCCAGACAAGATTGATAAGGTTGATAAGATTTTGCAGATGTTTTTCGACATCGACCGGTGGACGAAAGCGATTGAGAAAGGTGTAGGTAAGGACATCCGAAAAGACCAGCTTATATTGCTGACCAATGAAAACACCCGGATAGCGATTGCTGATGCCATGAGGAAGGGTAAGTATGAGATTTCACCTCCCCACACCGCCCAGATACCAAAAGAAAACGGTGAGTTCCGCACGGTTTACGTGAATGAACCTATTGACCGGGTGATATTAAGCATCGCCAATGACTTGCTTTTCGATCTGATGCCCGAGATGGTTCATGTCTCCTGTAAATCCTACCAAATAGGGACCGGATGCGGTAAGGTCGTGACCGAAGTAAGTAATAAAATGGTGACTATCGAAAAGGATGGATATTTAGGATGGAAATCTGATCTCAGCAAGTATTTCGATAGCGTACCTATTCAATACATAGACGAAGCGTTCGACAAGGTGGAAGCGCAGTATGGTCATTCCGCTTTGATTGATGTGCTGCGGAAATACTACCACTGTGATTTATACTTTGATGAGGATAACAACCTCCTGCGTCAATACCAGTCCCTCAAGCAAGGGTGTCCTGTGGCAAGCTGGCTTGCTGATGTATTGCTGTATGACCTTGACGAAGAACTGTCTCAAATGGATGGTTTCTACACACGATACTCTGACGACATGTTGTTTGTCGGGAAAGAATACGGTAAAGCCATGAGCGTGCTCCAGAGCCGGTTGGAAGAGAAGACGATGAAGCTAAACCCGAAGAAGGTTGAATATTTGACTATGGACAAGTGGTTCAAGTTTCTTGGGTTCAGTATCAAAGGCAGCATGATCTCCTTATCCTCCAGCCGTATCAAGACGTTTCAAAAAGAGATTGAGAAACGCACCATCCGCAAGCCGGGAATAACGCTGGCAAAAGCCATCAACGCAGTAAACCGCTACCTCTACAAAGGTAACGGGGAGTTTAGCTGGGCTACGCAGATACTTCCGGTGTGCAACGTAAGGAAAGACCTCGACGAATTAAACAAGTTCGTGATGGACTGCCTGAGAGCGGTACAGACTGGAAAGCGCAAGGTGGGCGGCTTAGGGTACGTCAAAACAAAGAGTGACGGTTGTATAGTCCGGGGGCTGGGGCGTAACGTTAAAGCCAACCGGGGCAAGACTGTGGGAGACATCCCGGGGTATCTGACCCTTGGCTGTATGCAGAATGCCATATTGACAAGACGGGCTGTGTACAATACTTTGGTCGCATCATTATAGGAACATTATAGGAACTTACCGAACACACGGTGGATGATGAAGGTGCAAGGCATTTAATGTTACAGGCTTAGTATACCAGAATTCATACGAGATCAACCGGTTTAGCTCCCGGTCGATCTCAGTTAAATTCTGGTTCATTCCTGTAAATATCAAGAATTTAAAGAATTGTGTCGCTTGCTTGACATCATAATAAATAATAATACTGAAACACATCAACGAAGCTCAAGGAACAACAATTAATAGTCCGCGTAGATAACCAGCTCATGCAAAGTCTTGAAGGATGTTTAACCTACATCCTTCAGACTCTTTACGAGCTGGAATTACGCGGGCAATATCAAGAGCGTATAGCAATGTGTCGCTGTTATGAGAGCTTTCTCTTCTTAGCACAAAAGAAGAAAAAATAAGAAAAGAAGTATGGTTCAAGGGGTAATATTCAGTATGCCGTGTACAATAAGCCTCCTTGGCGCCGACGGAACTCTCTACTGAGCACTCCGTCGGCGCCGTTACGGCTTCCCAGCCACGGCAAACATCAGATGTATAAAGAAATGTGCCGGTATTTTGAGAACCGCAAATAAAAGTAAGCTTAGCACAAAGCAACCAGTCAAGATCAGGGCTTTAATAGTCCAGCCTGAAAACTACTGGGGACCGTCTCCCGATTGTCGTGGTCCGCCAGTATTTACACGCTGGACATATCGAATCAGTAAAGTAATGTGCCAACCTAATGAGACTGAAAAAAGAAGAGGTAAAGGTATGGTAGCGCAACCAAGTATTGCACAAGGGATCAGATTCAGCATACAGTATTTCATTTGTATCCTGGCACCTGGTTATAACCGAGGTTCCAGGATACAGTACATCCTGTATTCATCAGAATTATAAAGTAATGCGCCGTGACCTTGAGTGTAATAATTAATAAAATTGACAACCGAGAAAATATGGACAATAACAGCAACAATCAATGTCAGTGTATCTATCAGAAAGCCATCCAAGCCGTCGAAGGTGGCACAAGCTTCAAGATTGATTTCCGTTCCCGAAGCCTGAAACTAAACGGCAAGCCTATCATACAAGATGGCAAGTACGAGGGCGAACTGGGCGTGCCATGTTGCAGCGAGGACGAGTTTCTTGCCAATGTGGAAGAACTCTACCGCATCTACAAGCACTCAGTTCCTTCTGAACGTAGCGAGAGCAAGTCACGCCGATACTTCATGGCATTGCCCGAAAAGAGCCTGAACGACGACGCCATGCTTTTCGGTGAACGCCGTGACAAGGCTCAAGTCGAACTTGAATTATATGTCCTCTGCCAGATATTGGGTGGAATCAAATGGAATCCGGAAACGATGGGCAAATGGTTCTGGCAGAGCAGTAAGGATAAAGACCTTGTGATACTAAGAAACTGGATAGAAAAGATAGAATCCAATAACAATTAACCAATCAATAATTTAACAAATGAACAGTAAGAAAAAAGAAACAAGAGGAACGAAAGCGACCAGAGGAACGAAAGTAACCAAAGCGACCAGAGAGACTAAGGTATTGTGCCCCGGGTGCGGCACGGAGTTCGCTATTGCGAAGAACGAATTTACGACCGTGGCAACAGTGATCGGTGAAGACTCGGGCCTGGGAGTAATCTTTCCCGCAGTCGTCGAAAAAAAGACTGCACTTGCCAAGCTACCTGAAAAAGCGGAGGAACGCATCGAGGCGCTACGCAATGCAGGTGTGGATGTAAGCTGCCTGTTCGCCATGCGGGGAGCGAATGGCGGCGAGTGTATTGCATCCAACAAAGGCGGCAAGCTTGTCGTGCTGAATGACAACGACCCGCTTTTCGACATAATCATCTCCCAGGGGACGGTTCCGAACGGTCACCTGTTCCGCCGTTGGGTAATGTCCAAGATGTTCCACATGATGTCCGAGACAGCATATCGTTCCAAAGAACCGCTGGGTGTGACTGAGATGATACATCGCCTGGGCTATGAGTACCAGTGGAAGATGCTGATGAACGAGTTGTACGCACAGATGAAGATGGAAAGCAAGGACCCGGAGAGCTTCATCGAGCGTAACCGGTGGTTCAATACCAATGTAGTGGAGGCGATGGCAAGAGATTATACAATACAGCTTAAAGAGTGTGTGGATGCTTTGAAAGTCAGGAATTGTAAAGGCATTCCTTACAAACGTATATGCAGCCGCAATATTTTCGTGTCGGATTTGGTAATCAAACTGTATTACCCGCTCGATATGGCAATGGCACGCATCAGGCAAGCGAAGAATGCCGCCCAGCTTTATAATGCCGCCAGAATCTTTAATAATCTTCGCATCAAGATGGCGTTCGATACTCCGCAAAGTAAAGCATGGGTAGACGCCTACAAGGGGTCGGGGGCATACTTCACTATGCAAAATCTTATCCGTTTCCATGGGTGTGTAGCTTACGATGATGGAGAAAACCGTCTGGATAAAACTCAGTCTCTGGATTTCCTCCGGATTAAGGCAATGATGTATGCGAATGGTGAAGGATGGCGTTTGCTGGCAGTATTGAAGAAAATGCTGAACGATAACAACATCGACATCAAGAAGAAGATGGCCGAGTGGCGTAAGAAATAAGCCGCAAACCTTTCTTATGCCTGGCAGGCATAATGTGAGGGACCGGGAAATTTAGTTGCTGCCTCCATATATTCAGGAGGTGCCCACTGCGAATGCCAGGGCACCTCCATCAAGCTGGAGGCATCAAATCAAGCCGATAAAGCCATGCCCCCGCCGGTAATCACATTGTTCTTGGATGCCGAAAAAATATCTGAATTTCGAGGGAATACATACGCCCTCAATCAACATAGTATGGTGTGGTAAAGAAAATATTAACTATATAATTATTAAGAATATGAGTGTAACTTATGTGTGCGAATGTTGTGGTGAACCTATCACAAGAGAAGAATATGACTCACAGGGCTTTATCGCCTATTGTCAGACATGTAAAAAAATGCCCAAAAAAAAGAGAATGCAAAGAATGCAAAAAGCATGGGAAGCAAAACAAGCATTAAAGGCTCAAAGTAAAAATAACGTAAAATAATCAAAAAGCATAACAATGAATCAACCTATTTTATTAACCGTCCAAAACGCACACCGCGTTAAAACCGTTCGCCCTGTGGATAACCCGCAAAGCGAACCTTCCCGGTTCAATTACAGAGGACAGCGATTAGGCTTCCGCAACCACCTGCATACCATAGGAGAAGGCAGCGCTACCACTCTGGTGTATAAAGACAACTATCCGCAATGGGAAGTCGTGGAGTTCCATCACCCCGATTACCTGGGAAGTTACTGGCAACAGGCGCAAGATGCGTACCGCAATACTTCACAAGACCCGGACATACTCGGCGAAGACTCCATTGTCGCATACGAAAAGACGCTTCACGATGATCTTATGAAGATGCCGGAAGATGAGCGCGAGCAATATATTCAGAACTTCAAACAGCATTACTCCGCCATGCTTGCCGCCAGTTCCCGGTGTGCAAGCACATTTGTTACGGGTGCCGCAAACTTCAATCACCGCAGGAATGAAAAGGCGAACGAGTCTTACCAGAAGCGGTCAGAAGAGTTTACCGAGTGGCGCGAGCGTGCTTTGAAAGCTATCGCCAAACGTCTTGAAGCAGGGAAACCGGAAGAGCAGAAGAAGGACGAAGACTGGAAAAGGCTGCGTAATACTATTGGTAGTAGCGCGTCCACCATACATGAAATCAACACCGGTGTAAACAGATGTTCTTCCAAGGCTTTGTTCGTCTCCAGTATCTACAACAAGGTGAGCACATTTGCCTCTCACGGTGAGGTGGAAATTGTAGACAAGGCGCTGGCATACATCCGGGAGTGGAACGCAAGGGAAAAGAAACCGATCATCACCGAACGCCACAAGTTCTTCCAGCTTTCAGAGGTGGCACGCAAGGTAAAAGAGCAACAGGAAAAGCTTGCCGGCATGGGGAACAAGGAATGTCCTTTTGACGGTGGCAAAGTAGTACTGAATTATGAGATAAAGCGTATCCAGATTTTCTTTGATGAGAAGCCGAACTACACAATGCTCAACAGGCTCAACCGTGACTTCTCGTTCAATTGGGCCCCGAGTAATGGGGCATGGCAGCGGGTAATAACACCTAATGCGATGTATGCCACCAAGAGAGCATTGGAAGGACTGAACCTAAAGGGGATATAACCTATCAATTACATACTAATCCATAAACAATTAAAATTCAAATCAATGAAAGTATCAGACAAGCCGACAGCAGAAATTCTAATCAGGGCAAAAACGAACAGCGAGTGGGATTGCTGCGATTTCGCAGTTATACACTTGTCGGAAGAATGGAGGAAGCTACAGGCAACGAGGCTTGAGGCCGTCAAGCCTTTCAAAGACGATTACAATTTCCAGTCAATAAGGTTTTATGACGGTTCGGTAGAATTTTTCCAATCCGGATTGGACGATGAGCTGGTCGAAGAGCTGAACATAGAAGAATTGTTGGCAGACAGAGATTGGGTATATGTGGAACTGGATGACGATGAACTGGACAAACTGGCTTCCCCCGAAAACAGATTGGACTTTTTCAAGATCGTGATATATCGTGATGGCAATGCTATATACCAAGTGTTCGGCAAACATACAAACGAGGAATTTTGGACAAACCAGTTTTCGCTGCAACAGTTAACCGGGCAAGCTGCCGAAATCTAAACAATCTTAAGAATCAAGAACCTACTAATATATTAAAGAAGATATGGCAAAAGAAGTAAATGAAGCATTCCGATATGTGGTAAACCCTTTCCGTTTCACGGGAGCCGTTATCACATCCATGTCAGACGGAATACACAACGACTACGATAAGGGGGAAACCCTTGACATGCTAAAGGTGCGCTATAAAGACCCGTGGCTGGTTACAGTAACCGTTGAAGAAATCCATACAATGATTATCAAGTACCAGACATCCCTCCAGACACCCTTTGAAGAAATCACCGAAGACAGGTACTGGGATTTGCTGGGCTGTGTACCTCCCAAAAGACAGCGCTCCGGCAGCTTCTTCGTTGGTGAAGCTTATTACGGTAGCTTGTACACGTTTTGTTTTGAACTTGACGGCAAGTACTACTCCGCACTCAGAGACATCAGGTTGACAGATGAAGAACTCTACAAACAGAGACGTAAGTTTGCCCGTATGCTCAAGCGAACGGAAGGGCACATCCGCAAGCGTCCGGGTGGCCGGACAATACTGCCCCGAAAGGAGAAGAAACGGAACTGCGGGAAACATCGTGACGGGTTTGTCCGGTTGTTGGAAAACGCCTTGATGGATATGGGCTACGAATATGACATGATCCATGAGTTCTTCAGCCACCACTACAAAGGCAGGCTGAAAATGAATCCAGCCAAACAACTGTTTACCGCATGGTACTACGAAAATGAAAAAGAGTTCTATCCTGACAAGTAATATAAAACAATAATACATGTAGCTTATGGCACAAGTAACAGAAAGAAAATCGTTGTCTGTAAAGCCGTTATCTTTTTTTGAACAACATAGCGACTATTGCGAACTAAACCGTTACACAGCGGATGGCGTATTCGTGGATACTTTAGGTTGTTTTGACGAAAACATGCTAACTCTTTACAACAGTCAATTTGCGGATAAAACTGTATTTGGAGAAGTATATTTATATGATTTGTATGAGTATTGAACAATCTTAAAAAGAAGAAATATGAACCAAATACAAATACAGCTTATTCATACTAATGATGGAAAGGTGAATGCACCAGCGCACATTTTACGCTCTGCATTATCGCTACTCTCTGCCTTTGATACTAAGTTACATTTGCTGGCAATTCATCGCTTGCAGATAATCCCTAATCCGTTTCACCCTAAAAATGAGAAGGAACGTCTGACTGCTCTAGAGTTTCTGGTAATGGTTCTTGATGGTGGTATCAAAATGATGTATTGTGATATGCATATTTGTACTATACCAATGCTGATGATCAAAGCAGACGAAATATTTATTTTTCCTGGTCAGGATAGTGTTGACCTCAGCCGAGATAAAGATCTAATTGATATGCTACAAAAAATGTGACAAATATAATTGAAGGACAGCTATTGTCTATGAACGGTCTGATTCTGGAAGTATGCAAAGTCGTAGACTACCAATGCAGCTACTGCGCTGGCTTTAAGAAAAAAGCATTATGTAAAAAGCTGCCGGATTGCTCGGACACCTCCGGCACTTTTTACTTCCGGAAACTGAACGCCTTTGAAGTAAGAAAAGCGAAGAAGGCAAAGAAAGTAATACAAAAGATTTGAATAAAGAAAATAATCGAAATGAAAAACCTACTCAATCCCGGCATCGAATTTACCGACCCCGATACGCTCCAGTTCTGCCTGCCTCTTTCCGATAAGGAGTTCTGGTATTGTGAGCCAAACTGTTGCCACGACAACCTGTTACCGGAGTCGGAGTCTACCGAGCGAATTATTTATGACTCGCTGTGTGGCTATCCGAAGGAGTTGATCCGCCTATCTTCGGTGGTCACAGAAGTAAAGGAATTTATCTCCAACAGGCGGTTCTGGTGCTCCGGCGATATTAGCATTGATGACATAGACGAGAAAGAGCTGCTTGAATTAACGGAAACTTACGGATACTTACGGGAACATTTGGGTAGTGATGCCGAAATGAATCAAATCATCTGTGAAAGCTATTTTGAAACATATTGTATAACGGATTTTTGTGATTAATCAAATAAAACCAACTGACAATGAGACAGACATTAACCGAAGAATATTACGGCCACATTGTAGAAGTGGAATTTACCACTACTCCTGAAGGCGAAGAGCTTGAATTTGTCCCGGATTACGTAAAGGAAGTCATTTTCAATAACCTGACGGATGACTCCGATTCCGGTGAGTTTACCGAAGAAGAAACCGGGACACACTGTTCCGGCACATGGAAAATCCAGCCGCTGAACTTCCAGCTTATGCTACGGCTTGCAAACTGGGACTATAACTATGTACACACTACGGAAGGATTGACGCTTGAACTGTTCCAAAAGTCCTACGGCAACGTGATAGGCGCCCACTATTACGGGAAGTGGTGCGAGTTCAAATTCGACTTCTTCAAGATGATGCGGTATTTCAGCCGGTACACGGACGCCGGGCAGACTTTCTGCAACATGGTGATGAAGCAGGTTGAAGGCTACGAAGAAAAGAAACGAAGCGAGAATAAATAACCCAAATAAAGCGGTGGAACTAAAAACTCCACCGTTTTTTTATACCCTACCGCCAATGAGTACGAACTATGAAGCCCCTTCCGAGTTACGGGAGCTTGAAAAAATACTGAGACAATTCACGTATGCTAACGGCTACGACATGACGGAAGTCTTCAATGACATGCTTAGATACATCATCGGGTTCTTTACATGGGAAGTAAAGCCTATAGAATCGTGGAGATACAAGAAAGAAGATACCATCGTGTTCTGGAACATGCTCACCCAATGGCTTTCAATAATGGATAGGCAGACAATCAGGAAAGGGTGGTACGACGCTTTCGGCGACCTCTACATGGCTCTTATAGGCAGCACGAGCCGTATCAAAGGATTCGGGCAGAACTTCACCCCGAGCGATATTTGTGAACTGATGGCAGAAATTACCGGCACCAAGAACCTGACGGAAGCGAAAGAGAACGATGGCTGCATGATATCAGACCCTACTTGCGGCAGTGGACGCACCTTGTTGGCCGCCCACATCAAACATCCTAAAAAATACATAGTGGCTGAGGACATCGACAAGACCTGTTGCATGATGACCGTTTGCAATTTTATTATCCATGGTTGCCGTGGTGAAGTGATCTGGCATGACAGCCTTAACCCCGACACCTATTACGGCGGCTGGCTTGTGAACGAACATCTGGGAAAATGCGGTCTGCCTTCAGTCCGTGAAATACCCAAAGAAGAATCCGCCCTCTGGAACTTCCGGCAACGCCGTAAGCAGGAAGCCGCCATTCGGGAAGTATTGAAACCGGATATGGAGAAGCAAAACAATCAATTGAATAAAAGTAAAATTACAATATAATATGACACGCATCAAAGGACAACTCACTACCTCAGACTACCTGCCGATTGACGAGTTCAACCGCCTGTGTGATTGCCTGAGAAAAGATAAGCAATATACATGGGAACTCTATTGCCGGGTGGCGTTCTGCACCGCCCTGCGCATATCCGACCTTCTGACTCTTCGCTGGATAGACGTGCTCGACACTGACGAACTGGTGAAGATTGAGCATAAGACAAAGAAGACGCGCAGCATCCCCCTGAACCCGTCGGTCACTACTAAATTGCAGGAGCTTTACGTACTCATGGGGCAGCCTGAAAAAAATATGCCTCTCATTTACAACTATCGCTGCAAACGTACCTATTCTTTGGAGCATATCAACGACAAGCTGAAAGACTTCAAGCGGGAGTACGGGTTATCCATCAAGCATTTCTCCACGCACTCTTTCAGGAAGACATTCGGCAGGTTCTTATACGAACAATGTGGCAGAAGTGCCGAATCCCTGCTGTATCTCAATGAGATTCTGGTACATGAAAGCGTACGGACAACAAAGAGATATATCGGACTGAATAAGGATGAAATCAACAGCATCTACCAGCATATTAAATTTTAAACCAAGAAATTAGATTATGAAAGATTATCAACAAAAGGTAAACGAACTGCGAAAAGAGATTGTGAACAGCATTATCAATCTACTGAAGGAGCGTGGGCTTGAAGAACTGGAACTGGACGACGATCTGGACAACTTGTGTTATGTCGTTTGGTTTGACAATAATGGGAACGCATACGATTCTCCGGTCAGGAAAGTATCTCTTGACGAGAATGGCATCTGCCTGGATGTCGAGGATGAAGATACAGGTTTTGCGGGCACCTTATACAGCCATGACTTAGGTTGCCAGAACCTCGACTGGCTGTGCAGATTATACGAAAATATGCTTGATACATTTGAAGACGAACTGGAAAATAACGGATAAAACCTTATACAGCATGATAAAAGCAACAGTAATTTGCGGCGGTTCAGCCGTCAGGGAATATGACGAATATGGCAAAATTCCTACAGATAAATGGTTAGAAGACCATGGCGGCGTTGTTGATGACAAGCAATTCAATACACCCGGTGAATATGATGCTTATTCAAAGGGGCTTGCCGATGCTGCGGATTGGGATGAAACAATCCTGGTCAATAAGACGTTTGCAAGGGACGATGACGCATCAACGGATTGCAAGCATTGCAAGGAATGGCGGGCTATCTTTTGCGACCGTGAGCACGATGTTTATTGCCCTGATTGCGGTAAGCTGATTCTTCATCCAGAAGAGGAAGGGCATGAAGGGGAACAAGAATGATGGGTCATGTCCGGTATGAGCCCCTTGCTTTCTCAGCAAAGGGCTCATGGCTACAAGTATTTCGCAATACATCAAGTAACCTAACATAAACAAAACAAACAATAAGATTCGTCGCCTCGCCTGGCGGAATATTGCTTGACATACTAAATAAATTCCAATCCTTTTACCTACCGCTAAAGCCCCGATTCCAAATGAACCGGGGCACGGCTTTGAATTTAAGCGGCAATCCATTCAAGCAAGGTCAGATTATTCCTTTATGATCTCTCCCTTTTCGTTCAATAAAACCGTTACTTCCTGAGTTGATTGGTCCTTCAGTGTCACGGTAAGTACGACCTTGTAAACCTTGCCGGTTTCTCTCTCTGCCATATAAGCTTCTTTGATAACAGCACCTTCGTACTCTTTGCCCAAGGTTTCCATAACTGCCTGCGGAATGTCTTTCACCTCTATTTTGGTAAACTCTTCCTGCGGGTCTTGCTGAGTCTGTTCTACACCTGTAGTTGATTCCAATACGTGGGCAAATGCTACTGTGCCCATTCCCATAATCATTGCTAATGCTACCAATACCTTCTTCATAATCGTAATTTTTAGTGTGATTAATTAAAACTCTTGCTTTCATTAAACATAGTGCAAAGCCCGTGCCAAACACCGGGGATATTTGTAAAGTGCGATTAGCAAGCCATTCCGGTAATTTGTTAAAAATCAAACATGTAGAAAAGTGTGGAGCATATTCCACAGAGTTGGGGAATGCATTCCCCAATCAGACGCCCCGGCAAAACAAATAAGATCAATCGAATAACAAACGAATCCATAAGAACATGAACTGTAAATTCAATCCCAGCAAGACCAAGAAAGAATTAGGCATCAGCTACCTGGGTGGCTGCAACTCCCCGAAACTGGAGAAGAGCCTGAAACAAAACGTGATGACCTATGGCGTTTATTTGGCGCCCCATACGATCAGCGGATATAACGTCTGCCCCCAATCGGACAACTGTTGCAAGTATTGCCTGCACGGTTCCGGCAGAAACAAACTGGAACTGCTTTCCAACAGGGAAGGCGGCCCGATTACCAAATCCCGCATCAAGAAAACCAGACTGTTCTTCGAGGACAAGGAAACCTTCATGCAACTTCTTATTCACGAGATAACCCAAGCGGGGAAGAAAGCCGAAGCTGCCGGGATGAAGTTCGCCGTCCGGCTGAACTGTACATCCGACATTCACCTGGAACAATTTACTTTCGGTGGCAAGAACATCCTCCAGCTTTTCCCGGACACGCAGTTCTATGATTACACTAAAGTCTTCGGGCATACCGGCCTCTCTGAAAAATACAGCAACTATGACATCACTTATTCCTTCAGCGGTGAGAACTGGGACGAATGCGAGGCCTTGCTAAAGAAAGGCTACCGTGTCGCTGTCGTGTTTGAAGATGTTCTCCCCACAGAGTTCAAAGGATATCCCGTCATCGACGCCAACGAGTATGACGCCCGCTTTCTTGATGACGGCGGCATCATTTGCGGCCTGACGTATAAGAGGGTGGCGAATGACTATATCAACGGCAAATTCCAGCGTCCCGACACCACGTTCGTAAACCGGAATAATAAAACAGCATAAAGATTCATAATACACTAACTTAAAAACCAAGCCGCCATGACCAAAGAAGAATTAAAACAAGAACTGATTGATACGGAAGAGTTCACCCGTGAAGAAGTGGACAAAATGAGTAGTTATGACCTGTTAGACGTCATCCTCACCTGGGAAGGCATCCAAGGTTACACCCGTAAAATCATCAGGTGGATGCAAGCCGCCTATGAACCCGGCAAATAGCCGGATTCCCCTGTGTTTAAACCTCATCCTCGTCGTCGTCCCTAATCCTTCAGGAAAGCCGCGCCAAAGCTGGGAAACACCCTTCTTTTCCTCCGGTCTTTTGCCTGTAAATCGCCCGGAAAACCGTATATTTGCCTTGTCATTATACATAGCAAAGTGGTACGGTAATAACGGGCTAATTTACAGCTATTTATTAACCAAACGACTATATATATGGTGCGTAACGTTCCCTATATATATTCCAAACCACCTTTACCGCATGAAAAAGACATTGACCAACCGGGAAAAAGAGAAACTATCCCGCATTTTGGAGATTGACAGTCCGACGATTGAAAAGCTCTCCGAACACGACGTATTGGACACCTCCGCCTGCCGTGCTGCCATTATCCGCAGCGAGTACATGGAAATCAAAAATCTGGGCAGGCACCACGGCGGACACATCGCCCGCGCTTTGGCGGAAGCCTACGGATTATCCCTGAGTGCCATCGAATTGATTATTTACAAGAAAGAAGCCAATAAGAAATTCGCCTGTACCTGCTGCGGCAGTCCTGTGAGCAAGTATAAGTTCACCCGTTATGGCGGGTTGTGCGACGCGTGTCTTGTCAGGCAGGTAAAAATAGAATAAAGTTTAACTGATAACAATTGATAAAAGAAGAAATGAAAGACAATCAACTGATTAACGCTGACTATATCAGGCATATCGTCGGCGTAATGAAAGAAAGGTTCGGGAGAGACGCGATAGTGCTTTTCCATGTAGCCGGTAATTACGAGTGTTTTCTGGAAGACTCCGCCCTTGTCTCCCAGGCTTTGGAAATCCCGCAGGAGCTTTACCTTGAAGAGAACGGTGCGGCCATCCATGTGACCCGCTTTCCGGCAGGAGAACTGGAGAGCTACCGCAAAAGGCTGACCGCTTTAGGGTATGCCACCTGTACCAATGAGACACGCGACGAAGACGGAACCCACATACTTAAAATCTATGAGCCCGAAGAATAACGACAACGCGCAGGTATGGATTATCCTTATAGCAAGGTTCTCCGTTCCTATCATGGTAGTTCTCGGAGTCACTATCATCTGCATCAAGGATTGCGCCGACACCACCGACCCGATAGATGATGCCTGGAAAAGGGTGGAACACCTCTGCAACCTCCATGTCACCGATAGTGGCGGTGACGGATTCCGAATTGCTTACGTAACATCCAAAGCGGTTACTCCCGCACGCCTGAAGGAGATCGAATCCCGCAAACCCATTCAGGAAGCCATGGAACGCTTGCAAAAGGAAGCACCCGAATACTTCGGCGGTAGCTTATATGAAGTAGATATATATGACTTCGCGGCATTCGCCCGCAAATATGATGTCGATCCGATTTTAGAAATTCACTGTATATTTGTGGAAGGTCACGACAAGTGCAACCTTTATGCGGGTTCCAACCCCAAGATACCGGACAGTCCCACATATATAGACAGGAACACCGAACAGGGGGTGCAGTGGATAGACCATAACGACGTGTATTACAGGACTTCACCCGAAGATAGAATCTACCGTTACTGGAAGTGTGAATTTCCGTTCAACACGTCCCGTACGGACGAGCGTTTTGCCCACTTTTCGAAGGCCCAAAGGCTGCGTTAAGGAGCGTTAAATCCCTATCAATACAGGGCTTTGGAGCCGGAAAATAATCTTTCCGATTATTTGGTAATCCGGTTTCAAAGCCCTATTTTTGTTCCGCTGGAAAGCATTAATTGATTGAATCCATATTGTTAATTGACTGATAAGATATTGAACCTATGACATAGGCATAATGACTGATAGGACTGAGAAAACACAGTTGAAATTCGTCAAGTCCCCCAAAACGGGCAAACTTGTCGGATTTGTTTCCAAAACCAAAGACAACATACTTAAAGGCGTCCGTGAGGAATCTATTTACCGGAAGAGGATCTGTATCCTTTCCGAAGAATTGGAAGGGATGGTTCTCCCCGATACCCTGTATGATGTAGAACTCAAACCCATGCACAGAAAAAACGGATACGTGGTCACCTCCGCCGTCCGGGTACTCTTCAACGCTACCGTTGAATCTTTCGTCGTGCCCGGAAAAACATACCAGGTGACTGTGCATTTCGGTGGCAAGACCGTTTATTTCGATCCCTTGAATGGCAAGACCTCCTCCAGCCGTACCAAAGCCGGAGTGCTGGCGATACTGAACAAAAGGAATGATATTTCCAACCAGAACGGTGTCATTTCCGACTTCCTCGACCGTGCGGAAGAGGTAATCCGGCAGATGCGTGAAGACGGCTATGACGTCCGGTAGCCGCCCCACAGAGGGCATCGCCACCGACTGCGCGCATTCCCACAAGAACGGCCTGACCGAATACCGTGCCGTAGACCTGAAAAGAGGTGAAGAACTGTTCTACTGCTCCCTTGGCAACAAGACCGTGAATATCGGCGAGTTCCTGGGTGTGGTCGCGGCGGTAAAGTATATCCTGGAGCATGACTACCGGCCCCGGACTGTTTACACCGATAGCATGACGGCTATCGCCTGGTTCCGTGACAAGAAGACGGCTTCTCGAAAGCCCGTAACGGATCTGCTGCGTGCCGAATGTTTCCTCAAAGTAATGTCGGCACAGGTGGCTACTGTTCAAATTATTCATTGGAAAAATGACGAATGGGGAGAAATTCCCGCCGATTTCGGGCGGAAATGAAGTGTCGAAATTAGCAAGTACAGAAGAAATTAGAAGATTTTTATATTTGTTTGTTTAATCCAAAGGACATCCGGTTTGTGAAAATAGGCGGTCCTCCCTTTATCCACTCCTAAAAAAGAACTCCCTATGGCAAGACTTAAAACACAGGAAGACAGGCGTATTCCCGTTCCTGAAGACGAATATCTCCGGTTCGTGGAGAACACCATGATTGTAGAAGCTTTAAAGATTGCGGGTGTCGAAGAGATGCCCGTCTGGAAAGCCATGAAACGTATCCTCGATGACAAACGGGTGGAGATTCACGTGCGCCCTGTACACAAATGAAAACTGGTAAGCACCTCCTATTTCTTTTTCTTCCCACCACCTTCCGGAGAAAGCTTTGCAGGCTCTCATTCCTATCCAGCTCGCATTTGCTCATAATGCGGCTTCTCATGGTGGTGACTGCCGATATGGCTGTTATCCATCGTACTAGCTATTTCTAAGCTCGACATTCCTTTTATGATGTAGTGGGCGGTTTGTCAAAGAAATAAATTTTATTGAATCCATTATGATAAAACCGTCTTTCTAATACCTCTTGAATCAATGTATTAGCATACTTATAGAATTTCGTAAAACGCAACCTGACTATGAAAGCGCTCTTTGACGTATTACGATAATACATTCATTCATTTTCAACTATATCAGATTATTCGAACACTTTCAGAAACGACATCCTGTCCTCTTCTTTTTTTACTCGGAAGTAATTGCAGTAGTTGACGAATCCAGCTTTTAGTATCAGCTCCATGTTGTCCCTGCCACTATACCGCTCCGAGAGGCGCAGGTGGTCGAGCTCCTGCAAGCGAAGACGATTGGATCTTCCTCTTTAGGGAATTAAAAATACTATGGCTTATCTTGGAAGGATATTAGTTTGAAAGTAGTTCTCATCAGAACGGTCGATGATTCCTATTTCTTTGCGATCATTGAACTTCAGCTATCTGCCTGAGGACTCTGTCATTTAACTGGATGATATTTAGATGGATAATAATCTTTAAGAGCATGCTCCATGTTGATGAACAAAGGACTCCGTTCTACGACGAGTTCCCCACCGACTGTTCTTTTAAAAGAAAGAGCTATCTTGCGGGTACGTCTGTAAATAACGACGATATCAACTATTTTATCTTCTGCCAGTCGGGACATGCGCGAATTACCAGCACGCTGTTCCATAATGAAATCTTCTGTGCCGAAGAAGTGATGTTCGTCCCCCGTGGAAGCGAATGCAGCGGAACCTCATTAAGCGACGTCATCCTGCTGATGCGTAAGTTCAACAACACGGTCACCCGGGCGGAGAAATGTATTCTCCTCATCTCTACTCGCATAAGCTGCCGGGTTTCAAAGTCTATTGCTAATTCTCGATATCTCATTGAGAGTTAA